TGATAGCTTGTCATAGAAAATACTATGCTTAGCATAGACATTTTCTCCTACAATTTGAATGTATTCGGGTATTTTCCACGCTATTTGAGCATGAAGTGATTTGACCCATGACTGAGATGGATGATGCGCGGACTCTTCGCTTCTAGCATGACACCCGTGTTTTTTCATTGACGTACATTCGCCATCTAACTTCTCAGTATAAATTACGTTCTCACCTATCAAACACTGGTCATTCTCAAGTATCTCGTCGTCATCTGAGATACTTTCAGAGTTAGCGAGGTGCCTAGTTCTAGGATACTTCATATGCCTACCTCAATCTCAACATTCTACAGATTCTAGACCACAAACTCAGTCTTGATTGCGTAGAGTTTTCGGCATTTCTACGCCATCTCCTTACAACATACCAGTAGTCTTTATATTGTCTATGACAATTCTTATAGGGACCGAACTGTAATTTCTTACCATTCATTTCAACGATAAGCAAATAACCCTTCGCATGTATATAATCAGCAGTATCTAAGTTAATGTGCCGAATTCTACTCAATTTCTTTTATCTCGACTTTCAAATGTTTCATCATCCATTCAGCTACTAAATGTCTATGGCAAAACTTACCAGACTTTTCCCAACACAAAATAACCGCATCTTCACCAAGCTCTTCAAAAACTTGTTTCGGATCTAACTCATCCAACACTTCTTTTTGATACTGCAATTTATAGAACTCTTCATCACCATCTAATTTGTATTTTTTGAAAAACCAATACTTAGGCGCCAGCTTCTTATACTGTCGACCCGTAAACCAATCGGGAGCTTTTCCAGCTATAGATACTGCTTGTGGATTCTTTGAAGACTTTGCATAGTATGAAGTTTGCATGCTAGTAGCGGGCAAAAGCAACTAGTGAAGTAAACTTATCTATCTTTGTATCATAAACACTACCATAAATCTCTGTTAACGGGAAAATACTCAAAACTTGTTTGAGCTCTTCATACTTATAATGCCATTTGTGAAAGCCTCTAAATTCTTCTTGAGATTTTGGATGATACGGAAAGACATCACCATTAGGTGTGGTAATAACCAATTCTTTTCCTCTTGTACGAATACTATCTATCAAACTAATAGCTTCATCGTGTAAGAAATGTTCGATAGACTCGACCATCACCACAATATCACAATCCTTAATATATTCTTTGAGATAATCTCCATTTGTAAAACCTAAATTACTCTGACCGAACGTTGACTTTGCCTCATCAATAGCTTCTTGACAAGGATCATAACCTCTAACGAATCTCTTAGTATGTTGGGCCAATAGATACGTTCCGTGACCTATGCCACAACCAATTTCAAGGATAGACTTGTCTTTGCAAAACGGTAATATTGATTTGTATCTCCACTGCGAACTCTCAATTTCATGACCTATTGTCGGCCGCTCACCTGTGAAATTCATTTTACTCTCTATTGTGAAATGGTACCCCGTGCTGGGATCAAACCAGCGGCCCTCAATTTAGAAAATTGATGCTCTATTCAGCTGAGCTAACGGGGCGCATATCTACTTAGCTGCTACTATACACTTAAATTTGGATTCAAGTGCTTTATTTGTTTTCACTTTAGTTTCAGTCTTTAGCTCCGGTAAGATCTCTTTTATCTTTACAGCTATACTTTTCAGCATACTGAAAAACACATACGCTAATATGTTTTGGCAAGTATTAATACCAAAAAACCACCAACAACCAATCACACCATAACCAATACTAAGTAACAATGTTAAAGTTCGCAATACTCTATATACAGACCGATTTGCTAATTCATGCGTTTTAACATATTGACTATACTCACTATGAATCTTTGATCCTGGTCTATCAGCTTTACTTAATGTATTAAGACTGTTTGATGCTGCTATCAATGCAATAACGCCAATAACAACTCCAAATAAACAAATAACATTCCACACAAAGTAAATCATTATCAAATTGTCAATGTACCAAATTTTAAGCCCTAAAATTTTGTCGGCATACACTATACCCATCGCACAATAGTTCAACAATGACCATGTACAAAGTCGTTTAATTGTCATTTAGTAACCTTGTAGTCACTTACAGCACAGTTAAGCTGCACCCAACTAACAGGACTTGCAGGCTTAAAAGTTTGAACTGCTTGACCTTGAGTGAATTCAATTTTTGAACCATCAGCTATCACATATTCTTCTTTGTCTTTAACATCATCGTATTTAACAAATATACCCATCATAAGAAGTAATGTGTAGAGATTCTTGGGAATTATTTGCGTACTATCGTTAGGATCTACTTCGAAATCAATCGCATCTTCAGTTACTGTTTCGTCACATTCTACCATAAATTTACGCATTATTGAAGCCATTGTATCTTTTGAATTCGTTTGACCAATATATTGCTTAAATGATTCACTAATTGCAGCTTCTATTTGTTGAGTAACTGCTTCCATTTGTCAACAGCCTCTCTTCTTGTTAATTGAATTGCGCCATTCTTGATAGCGTCTTCTCTTCTTTTAGGCGTCAAATCAAAATGTAATAATCCCAATCTACTTTTTTGCAACCATTGTTCTTTAAGACCAATTGATTTTGCAAATTGTAATAGTTCTTGAATATCATCAGACCACATGTGACAGCTTTTGGTCGCATGACCTCTTATCACAAATCCATGAGTACATAATGGATCAATGTATGTCATAATTGGAGATTATGGGCATTGAACCCATCTGACGTCCTGATTGCAAATCAGGTGACCACTCCAAGCAGTCCCAATCCCCAAATAAAACGGCCTTGACCGGGCTCGAACCGGCGTCCAGTCGGAAAAAGAGCCGACAGCTCTACCACTGAGCTACAAGGCCATGCATCAATGACCGGGCTCGAACCGGCGTCCACGCGGACCAAGAGCCACGTGCTCTACCACTGAGCTACATTGACACTGCTTCTTTTGCATATCCGAATTCATCTCTTACGACATTAACATCGTAATTAACAGCTGTTGCATACTTACCAGAAAACCATCCAGCTTTCTTCAATACAATCGCTAATTCAGGATTAGAAACAACTACGCCGTGAACTAACTCAGGCGTAGGCTTAAATTCCACAGTCTTCCTGTTTTGAACCGGTGCGATCCAACCCTTCTTAACAGCATCAATTCCAAACTTATCACAAACTGACTGCACTTTCTTCTTAGAACATTCTGCCTCACCACTAAACACGTCCCACGGTGCAGGCAAATTTGCCCAAACCTGTGTATCAGGCTCTAAATTACCACCACTACTTCGATGCCAATGAGCTACATCAGCTGCCATCAATCGTAGAACCTTGCCAAAACAAACTTTGTCAAGATTCTTTTCTGCACCAAGAGCAAATGTCAAGCTAATAAAATTCTTCCTTGCAGTATTCCAGGCTCCCGCAAGCGCATTCCATGTACTTGAATCATCACCCCTATGAACAATCATTGTGGTTCTGTCAAACTTGCTAGCTTCCCAAGTCTGCTTTAACAAGTCAGCAACATTTGCCAGTATTTTCAACCACATTGCATATAACTGAATTTTGTCCTTGTCATCAAGATTTTCTACAACTTCGATATCAGGCATTACATGAGCAATTGCCCGCCAACCTTCACGACAAGAGTTCTTCTTAAACCGATCTAACAACATCTTTGACACGTCATCAAAAGGTTTATCCTGACTCTTATTTGTAAATTCACTTCGTCGATTACATCGTGCAGTGAAATACGCAATGAAGCATGCTGCATCTTTTGACGCAGAAAAATCTTTCTGCACAATTTTTGATGCAAGACTTGACTTTGAAATCAACGTTGCTTCATACTTACGTTGTTCAAGCACATAAACATTCAACTTGTCTTCAAACCGTCCCAAAAATCGAAACAGCTTGTTATACCGACGCTTTGAAATGTCTAAACCCTTTTTATGTCGTTGTTCGCGATTAAGACGATTCTTCAAAAAGTCACTTTCAGTAAATGTCTTCTTGATCTCTCGACAGATCTTTTTGACAAACTTCAGCACTGCTTCAGCGTCAGTTGCATCAACTTCGCATGCTGTCTTAAACAATTCTTGAGCTTTCTTTACTTGCTTTTCTGGTGCAATAGGCTGCCGAAAATCTTGCATCATTGATGAAAGATGACATACATTCCGTGACAAAGATCCCTTTGCAACCTGATCCAATAAAGATTTTTCTGTAGCATCCAACTTGCCCTTCAAAACTTGAAGAACAATTTCTGCTACATCTTCAGGTCGCAATCGTCGGCTCAATGATTCGAATAACTTTTTCATATTGTTCTAATCAATCCCATTGGCATAGAATAATGATTAATCTTGCAATTTTGTCGGATAATTAGGATCTTTAATGAAACTTTCTATTTTCTGTTTTAGCTTTTTAGCATTACTTCTTAATTCATGTTCCCAAATAAACAGTACTCTAAAACCTTCTCTAGGATAAGCATGTAGTTTTGCAAGATCTCTACTTGTAAAAGACTGACCATTAAACTTATCAGGATAACATTGTCTACACTTATGCCAATGACAACCATTAAACTCGATTATCAATTTCTTATCTATATTTACAAAATCAGGATAAAACCCTGCTATTTGTAAAGCGCTTGCTCCGCCGCCTGTAAATTCAAAATTATAAGTCTTAAGCATACTTAATATTTTTGCTTCTTTTTTATTTAATACACCTGAAACGATACGATTTTTTGAAACTATTGGCAGCATCTTTGTTCTATATTCTTCGTTTTGCCATAACAGTTTATGTATTTCACTTGATTTTTTCCTTGCATCAGGATTAGAAAAATATTCTTTAAGTGCTCTTCTATGTCGTTTTCGATATTCAGGATTCTTCCAAGCAAGTTTTATTGCATCAGAATTTTTTTTCACTACTTCAGGATTCTTGTACCTATCTATTTGTGCAATAGATATCTTACGCCGTTCTTCAATATCTTCAAAACGCTTCTTTACATTTTTAGAGACTTTTTCTCGTTCTAAAGGATCTTCAAATCTCTTCTTTGCAGCTATTGACAGTTTTAATCGTGAATCAGCGCATGTACTATAATAGTCATTTAACCCATTTGAAATTTTTTCTCTATTCTTTGGTTCTTTATAGTGCAACTTCATTGCACTTGACTGTCGTTGTCGTTCCGAAAAACTTTCAAATCTACGAGCTTGAACACAATTGTTACATAAATTAGTATTAATTTCTGCCCTTAAACTTCTCCATTGCTTTACAAATTCTTTTTTGCATCTATCACAAGCGCACGCAATATCAGTTTTTCCACCAATTTTTCCAAATTTGTTAATAACATCTTCGATTGTAATAGACGGATTGTCTTCAAACCCTTTTATCATAATCAATCCTGTCTAATGTTAACATACTGCTCAATATAATCTCTATCTTGCGTAAAAATAGGAATTTGCAAATCTAATCTATCGTTGCTGATGCAAAATCCTCTTTTTCTGACAATAGCATAGTCATTAAAATTAATATGCTTTTGTTGAAAAAGCATTTCTTGTATTTGATTACAGTCTTTATTTTGTAGTTGTTTATGACTAAAATATTCTCTTCCAGCGAATTGTATTGCATTTCTAAGACAATCAATCTGTCGCCAGATGAAATAATTAGTCACTTCATCTTGAGGTACAGAAAACACTCTGCTATCGAAGCATACATTCTTACCATAGAGTCTCGAGAACACACTACTAGCTAATGAAGCTGAAATCGATATCATCTTACAGACATCATAGTCAAACCACGAATCAGTTGTTATCGTTTTATAGTCAGTCAACAAGAAACTAATCTCATCTGACTGGCAATAGCAAAATTTGCAACCTTGTATGTCTTTGGCTACTACTGTCGCCGTTTCAATCATTTGGTCAACGAATTCCATTGACCATCCCTTACCAAACCTCTTGCGAGTAATAGTGTGAAATGCTCGGCCATCTATTCTCAAAATCACTGGTATCCTGTGAGGCAACGTCCAGTGAAAACATGACTCGTAGCGTTTCATACGATCGCCAATAGATAATCCGTCAGACTTGCTCATGGTCTTATTCCTACTGTACAAATTTTCGTTCTTGAGTCTGATACTTTATCTCAAAAGATTTTCCTGGCCAATTATATGGTTGTGCGATTTTACGACCACATACAGGTCGATATTCATATGCAATCACATATAGTTGCTGGTCTTTCAAGTATTTGAATATCGTCACAATTGAACCTTTCAGATAATGGTGGGCGCGGCAAGAGTTGAACTTGCGACTTCGTCCTTATCAGAGACGCACTCTGACCACTGAGTTACGCGCCCTAATTTACTATGAACAAGAATTTTGCATTTTTGTCTTGCTTTGTTTTTTCTTCATCATACTTCATTTTCGTCGCTACACCAGATAGTTCAGAACCAATCATTGACACGGGATTGAAGATTGCATGATGAAAGCTGGCTGGCACTGAAACAATTGATGAATCTGTCCACAATGGTCGATGTTCAAACTCAATTCTTGGCATTGAAAATTCATCGTATCGTCTTGCCATTAATGGCGCATTAATGCGATCTGACCAGTCATGAAGCGCTCGTAAAATATCGCTTTGCACATTTTGCGTTAATTCAGCTTGAAACTGTCCAGTATGAACTTGCCCAGGAAAAAATGCATCATTGTTTCTATTGACTATCATTTCTTCAGGCATTTTTCAATCTTTCTAATATAGACTTTGCAGTTTCAAAGTCGCAATCTTTCTGTCTTTTAGCTTTACGTTCAGATTCAAACCTAATACTATTAATATCAATATACTGCATTACAATTGCATAAAATACATGACAACCACAAACTAGTACTAATTTGTTTGGATAGTCATGTAAAAAAACCTCATGTCTATTTTTGTCATTTGTTGTTAAAAAGTTCTTGATTTCAATATAAATATCATTTACATAAAAATCCGGTGTATAATGTCGACCGTCACTAAGTTTGAACGTTTTTGGTTCGTATTGCCAATTTAATTTCTCATAATTCAATATACGCGCAAAATCAGCTTCCCATGATGACTTAAATTTAATTGTTTGATGAACATCTTTTCTAACGCCGACTATACCATGCATTGCCTTATGTGAAGTCGGCTTACTGCAAATACTTAACCATTTTTCTCTATTTTGAGGCAAACAGTTTCTATAAGACATCGCACATGATCTATTACAACATTTTTGATTTTTTCTTTTAGACTTAAATAATGTTTTACAATTAGCGCATTCATGATCAAACAATACTTTTTCTTTTTTTCTACCTTTACTTTTATTCTGTTCTTCAGTGAAAACATGTACGTTTGCACAGCCTCTACTACAAAAACGGTTATGCTTATCTCTATAAGAACCATTCCTCTTAATATATCTTTTTACTTCGAATGGTTTATTGCATCGTTCGCATAATCTAGTTATTTTAGTTACTTCAACTATATCATTTGGCCGACTCTCATTTAATAATTTTTGATCACGTTTATGCACAAACGCAATATGTGCGCCAAGCTTTTGACCAGTATCAAAGTCTTTACCGCAAGTGACACATTGATGATTCATATCTACCTCCTAAATTCTTATCGAACTATAAAGCTAATAGATATGATTGAACATCAACGACATTAAATAAGCCGGTGCAGAGACTCGAACTCTGAACAACAAAATTACAAATTTTGCCCTCTACCAATTGAGGTACGCCGGCATTATTCTTGTAATACCACATTCCAGTAGATGTAATCCACCCACGTTTCGTGTGGTATTTCACCTGCCAACCTGCTAACCAAATGTGCAGGAGCTGCTTTGTCAAGTTTTGGCGCAAAAGGCTGTCGAATCAAAGCTCTCTTGTAGTCAGAGATTGATTTGTGACCTTTTTGACCATTACAACGAATACAGCTAACTACGATATTTTCCCAGCAGCTTTTACCACCACGACTTCTCGGTATTACGTGGTCAAAAGTAAAACCTGAAAGTGATACTTTCTTACCACAATACATGCAACATCCGGCATCACGAATGTATACATTCTGTCGACTGAATGGCAATACCTTAACATACTTCTTGGGTATGTATTCAGAATGTATACATCGAATAACTGACGGAATAGGCATTGAAATCCAGTTACTAGTAGATTTCGCAACCAATTTGTCAGTGATAACAGTATTCGATGACCGAACTAAAGTATTTTCGTAGTTGGCCATAGCAACTGCCTTTTCAGAAGCTACTAATACAATAGCTCGCCTCGAACTAACCAGTGATACTGGAGTTGACCAGCTGTTTAATACTAATGTTTGTAAAGACGTCATCTTGTACCTCAATAGAAAGTGCTGCAGGGCAGAGTCGGACTGCCGATCTTTGCCTTATGAGGGCAACGTCTTAGCCAACTGGACTACTGCAGCGATTGTTCAATAAAAAAGCCTCGTCGAAGTTAATCGGCGAGGCTTTAACAAATTGAATTTGAAAAAGCCTCGCTATGGTGTTTGTCCCATTCTAATTGTCGCATCATGGGCGACTGCACATACATTACCTGTATTACTACGGGTAATAGAAAATGACCATTTTGGTAGATACTTTGACATTGGATATTTGCCTTTTGTGTCCTTAAACAATAATCACGTTAAATATCGTAGTGTTTCCACACTTATACATTTAATCTGTAATTGTTGTTCTTATCAACAAATGATTCAAAAGGGCAAATAGTAACCAAAAGCATCATCGCATGTTTGTTCCAGAGTGTCATGTATCGGAACTTCTGGACAATCTTTCAAGAATCTATATACTATGTATCTACGACCTGAAAAGTCTTTGTGAATACCAAGAGCTATGTCTGTTTTGTTTTGCTCGTACTTATACTTCCATTCACTAAGTTCAAATCTAGTAGTTTGAGCAAATGCGCGCTTACAATCGTGCTCATCTTCATTTGCTAACCAAAACAAAATTACGCCATTAGCAGCTGCTCGGTTCAACCAGAAGCATTCCCAATCTACTTGTTCATTATACTTCTTAGTCCTAAATTCAGTATCAATAGTTAATCTTCGCGGTGAAGCAATGTGAAAATTACTTTCACTTATTGAATAGTTAAAACTATTCAATAACCGTTTTGACAAGTAATCGATAGCTTGTGATTGCCAATCAAATGTGCCTTGAATTGGTCCTGCAAGAAATACTACAAAGTCATCTTTTGATATCCTTGGACGTTCAGGTGGTCGAATAATCATGACTTACTCCTCAATAGTATTGATTCAACTATATCTCGAGCTTCAACGAAACCATCTGCTCGACCATTATGATACTTTTCAGCAAAATCATTTCGATTAGCCATACTTTCTGCACTCAATTGCGCATTAACCAATTCGTCTGTTATTTTCAACGACACGTTTACTGGATCATACGATTGCAATATTGATCGAGCACTTTCCCATTCATTAGCATCTACAACAACATGACCTTGCAACTGCGCCGCACATGTTTCTTCAATTTTCGGATGTCGATGCAAAAAAGATGTGTCCATAATCATTTTCCTTGCAGTTTAAGTCTTCGTTCTTGTTCATCGACAATGTGTCGCGTCAAAGACAAAAGCTCATAGTCAGATGACGCATTGACATCTGATAGTTTTACAGTATGTAATGGTTTCACAACAGACTCATTTGTCAATACTTTATCTAACGCTTTATCATAGTCGATATGTACAACTTCACCTTCTTCAACTCGATCGTAATTCGCATTTAGTGTTGATAAGATACTAGTTATAGCTTGCAAACAATGTTCAGGTCCATAATCATGACAAATTGTAATGCGAGGCATTTCATCCTCTTCCTATAAGCGCTGAATCAATGACGTCTTTAATCATAAGTAAATCATCAGTAGTAAACAGTCCCAAACAAATCGTATGTCGAAGTGGATGTGCAGCTGTTGGATTTTTTGGAAATGAATGCTCAAACACTGATAATTTCTCATGCTCTAGCAATGCGTTTTCAGATTCAAAAGTTAATGAACATGTATTACTAGTATGACTTGTAATCCAGCACTTCTTAATCACTTATTCCTCCACGAAAGCAAATTTTGACAACGCTTCAGCAACGTGCGCCGTGTTCAACAAACTTTTTCGCCACACTTTCGGCATATTATAATTCCAGGATATGCCTGCCTACACTCTATGGGATGGAAGCATGGCGTCACTTGCGGAGTTGCCTGTAGTTCGGCAGGCGACCCTATAGTTGCGGCGCGGTCCTGCTTCCACAACAGCAAACACTCGGCCATGTTCATTATAGGTCCACGAATTGAATTCTTGCTTAGACACTAACTCGTTTTTAATCATTTCATCCTCAGTCTAAGAATGCTACAGACTTTCGAGCTTTTGCTTGTGCCTCAGTATTCAATACTACTTTATGCCATACATTTCCAAGATCAACTGTCGAATGCTCAATGTGCGTTATCTTGCCCTTTACACGCACAGCAGGATCTCGTTGCATTCTGCGCCACAAAACTTTCTTGGCATGACTATTGTCTTTTATGAACTGTTTGTATTCAGATTCCACTAAACCATTCGGTGCATAAGTAGAATTGACATATACACTTTGACCACCAAACCGGCTCAAAAATTGAGCATAGTGCATATTACGACCACCACCAGTCATTGGCTCATTCTTCAAAATAATGGACGACTTGTAGTCTGGATCAGGAATAAACATGAATTCACCTTGACGATGAATCTTTCGACCACTAGCTAACTTACGATGACGTTTGTGCGCGTCCTTTGTTTTCAAACCTTCTCGTGCTTCTAACTCACGAAGTTCAACAGGCTTCAAAGCCTGTTTTGCTTGAATTACCGTTGACACTGACTCTTTTTCAGGAATAGCACATGTGAACCAATGACGTTCATCATGACCACATAAGAATTTTGCTTTGGGATTGTTAGGATCACGAGCTAACAGCAAAAGATGACGATCTTTTTTCTGAACATCTAGTGTCAATAAGTCAATTTCTTTTTTGACTTGAATATCAAAAAATTCGCCTTCTTCATCACGCCGTACATCAATAGTAATCGGCGGCGGCACACGAAACCTGCTACTATTAGGCTGCGAAATCTTGACTCTAGCACCAATAGCGTTAAACTGCTTTTCAAGTACTGCGTTCATAAATCCTCAATCTTTAGAAGTTTCTTGGAATCATACATACTTATACTCCTTTTAACTGTTTCCCAAATTTCAAATACTAACTCTAACCGTTTGTCACGATCATACTCAGTCATTCCTCTAAACCTATCACGATTCTTCTCCCACCATTCTTCAGGTGTCTTCGCAATAGGCTTACTAATATTAACAAGTGCCGCCATTTTAATGAGAGTCATCTGATCTTTTGTCATCATTACTCCTGTATCATGTCATTAATCTCGCAATTGACTTCAGCTTCATACAACATGTCTTGAAATTTCTTACTCTCTATTTTTCTAAAATGATCAAGAGAATACTTACATCGAGCCCAAACATACAAAACTAATGACAATATTGCAAACCCGCCAATAATCATTAATGAACTACTTCGAATCGGCTGTTTTTGTACCATTGTAGAAAGTAAAGTAACCACACTACAAACTGGACAAATCAAAAACAAACTAGCTAAAGAATTACTCCACCTATTAATTAGCTACAGCCGAAAACTCAACAAGTGCTTTAACAGCGTCTTCCCTAATCAATATTTGTCTATTCATATCTTACCTACCATTAAATCAAACTTTGTCAATCTGACTCTATTATTTCGCTTATACTTCAAATAACGATATCTCAAATATCTAATCATCCAAATCATTCGAATCCACTCAAAGAATGTCTGTTTACTAAGATCAACTTGAACACCCATAGGTCTATGATTCTGTATATGCTTATTTATCTTGTCAATGTTGATCAAATAATGAAAAATCTTGATCTTTATTGAACCAATGTCTTCTATTATCTTATATCGTTTCACACCATGACTTTTCAACAAATCAATATAATTTTGCTTTGCTACTAACCATGATGACGAGTAATCTAATTGACCATATTCAGTTCGAAACAAATCATACAATCTACTATTTCGTCGTTGTGGTGATGAAGTCAAAGATATAGGAGCGGTCGCACCCCATGACCAAATAGAACCATCAGTTGCAATCGCAAGCTGTTGATACGGCGTAACAGTATTTGATGTATCTGCACTACTTGTATGATTCAAGTGACGACACGAACCATTTGTCTCTCCGCAAATACTACATTGTAGTGGTATGCCATTACGTATTTCTGAATATGTCGGCGGCACTTACTTCAACCTCTTGGAAGACTCTCCCCATCCCTGAAAAAACTTACTTGTACATACTAGCACCAAAATACCAATCATAGCTAATATGTTCAACGTAATAATCCATTTTTTGTTATCTTAAACCCAAATCGCTTACCGGCTCTTTGAGCTCTATATGCACCTCGTTCAATCACATCTTCATACTTTTTCTTCATCTATTTGCATCCATCCATAGCTTTTTCGTTGGTATCTAGTACCACACTTCTTACAAGTGCGAATCTCATCTTGACAAGCATCTATCACTTCATCTCTAACTGCCGGATCAGGATCAGCTACCCAACCACACTTACAAGCGCACGTGTTTTTTCCTAACCACATGCTTCTTTCTCGATTCTAGTATCTCTTTTTCACCATACTGCAGTAATCAAGAGTAGCTTCAAAACCCTTAACTACCATTTCTTTCACTTTGTCATTATCCATACATTGTCCTACGTTATTTTTGACCAACATACTCGAGGAAGTCCACAAATACCAAAATCTTCACTAAAGAAAACAGATCTAACAGGGCTATTTACTCTTGAATCCCACATGATTTCGATAAGACCTACCGTACCCGCTTCAAATTGGTAAAACTGCTCTTCTAACATAATAATGTCACCATCTACAATATCATCACTATACAACTTTCCCCACGCCTCACGTCTTTCTAGAGTGCTAAACTTCTGAGCTCTTTTTCTAGCTGCTTCACTTGAACTCATATATTATCCTTACTTATGCTGGAGAAGAGACTTGAACTCTTACGAGATTGCTCTCACTGGATTTTGAGTCCAGCGTGTATACCATTCCACCACTCCAGCTCAATTTCTATAATCTTCTTGATTTTTTGCAACAACGTTATTCTCAACATCCCAAAACACTTCTTTTTTAATCTCAACTTCATCGGGTTTCTTTGGCCACCATGTAACACTATAATAAATCATAGTCTTTGACACGGGATCTGACATCATCTCGCAAACATTTTGCGAACTTGACGTCCCATCCAACGAAAACAAACCAGGCATAACCCTTCTTACTGGTAATCTAAGCGCATTCAACATTGTCGGACTTCCATCACTCATTCGTACATTTTGTGCATCGATAATCTGTTCTCTAGTATAATCACTAGTCTCAACCCATTTCTTCTTAAACTTCACAGGCACATTCTTTAACGCAGCTTCAATAACTTTCAAACACTCAGAACAATGATGAGGATCATTATACTCCGGCATAAACCCATACGTACTTGGATGATACGTATACACGCAATTACAATGATCACACCTTTTAATTCTTGACGTTGTCATAATAGTTTCAAATGCCCAGTAACTTCATCAATCTTCTCTGAATCATCAGGCCCAATAGCCAAACAAGTAATAGTCTTCACGCCCTTAAACTCAGTCAATCCACAATCCTCAATCAGCGCTACAGGCAAGCTCATGGATTCTGCCTTAGCCTTTATCTCTAACAGCTCAGCTTCTGAACTCACTTGCAAACAAATTTTAGTGAATATACCCTCCATCCACTCTCTCATTTGCCCAGTAACACTCATCATCGGCCTATCATCCAAATACTCAACCCTATCAAAAAACACTTTCATTGAAGCATGAGCGCCCTGAGCAATCATCTTGCCCTTCCTCATGTTCAAGTCAGTTCTCATGATAATTACTTGCTTGATCATAATATAGTCCTCTTCAATGCGTTCGTAAGTAGTAAATCTATGACCAAGTTCACATACACGACGTCGACGTAAACGATCACCTGATTCTCTAGAATCAATAACCTTGGTCTGTCTATGACACTGTGGACATGGTAGCATTAGATTTTATCATCATAAGGTTCAAAATACGAATATCTTCGTTCTTAGTAATCCACTTAACAATATCATCTTCAGTACAACCAATCCCAGGATGAGAATTATCTATCAACCAATTCAAATCTTCTTCAGTAAGCGCTCCAAACTGCTTCTCAACACCATTAACTATTGGATTACTTCTCATAAGTCTCCTATAAAAATGCCCGGGGCCGGACTCGAACCGGCACGATCTTGCGACCAAGGGATTTTACTTGCTACTTCGTCTTTCGACGCCAGCTTTCGCTGTTTGTAGTCTGGACTTTGTCTTCACCATAGTGAGTTCACTTTAGGTGGATGCCGTTAAGTCTCTACACCTTCCAGTACTTTTCAGTACTAGCTTGGCTCGGCGTTGGGTCGAGTTTAACTCAGGCCGTTCACCGAATTTGACATCTTACATCTATACCGTTTCCAGTATAGCGACCCATTTCTTCGAGTCCCTAGTGTCTACCGTTCCACCACCCGGGCAATCATCTCAGCAGTTGAAGCAAGACTCGAACTTGCAATGTCAGATGCGTCTGTCTGCTCTGACCGTCAGTTATTGCCGTGAGACAGAGATAATGGTCTGGAATAATTCTCATATCTTGCTCCATTATCTATCCTTCAATTGGCTTGACCTCGACGACGTCTACCAGTTTCGTCATTCAACTGCATATTTGGTGGGCTCAGCTGGGATCGAACCAGCGACTCCCTCGTTATGAGCGAGGCACTCTAACCAATTGAGTTATGAGCCCGAAATTTCATTCAACATTAATAACTTGCATACTAGACGGAAACAAACTAAGCGTGCCGTCACAGTTTCTCATTGCATTTTCATCTTTACTTCCGACAGATTGTCGTAACTTCGTAAAAACGTATTGACTTTTGCGAAAACCTCCATGACCAGAATCATCACCATCTGTAGGAAATGAAATAAATGTAGCTCCTTCGTGCAGCTCCCCAAATGTCAAAGGAATACTCATATTTTTTTCAATGCCTCAGTAGCAATTTCTCTAAGATGATTTGGATCATTAGCAAGCGCAACAGCCATTCGACCATCAATTTGATAACCATCTTCTAATTCACGCTTTATCTTGTCAATCGGTTGAATTACATCTTTCAATGCTTGAATTGTAATAGCTAACTTTTCTTTTTCTGTATTTTTAGATTTTTGAGCAACTTTGCCTAACCTCTCCCATGACTGAACCATCTTGTCCATATACTTAACTTTGTCAGCAGTTTTAGCAAAACTTACCCACCAATATGATATCTGTTCCATAAACTGTTCAGCATTTCTACCCATTATCATCCTCCAACTGAATCATATTGTCCCACTCTTTTGTCAACCGATAAATCTTACACTCTTGTAGTGCTTTACCTCACGGATGCGACTGAATTGCATGCTTTGCTTGATTTATCAAAACATGAAGAGCTTCTCTATCAATTTCTACCAACTGTTCTTTACTCTTAGCTAAAGCTTCTTCAGCTTTCTTAACAGCTTCATCAGCCCACATCATTCACCTCCCTATAAAACTCACAAAGATTTTCATCTAATTTAGCTGGCTCCCAGCCTTGACCACATTCTAAATATTTGGGAAATAAATTCTCTTTTGCAAATGTGATCACTGCTACATTTTCTGTAGCTTTTGCTGTCAAAAGAAGTTTTCTGAACTGCTCTTCATCATGTTCGTTGTGCAACGCAGCTATTATTGACACAATTACTCCAACTGGATCATATCATCCCACTCTTTTGTCAACCGATAAATCTTACACTCTTGTAGTGCTTTCGCGCATCGTCTCAATGACTCAACATGAGGTCCCTTCATGTCATTGATAAACGCTTTCTCAACCATCATCCTATATAAAGTAGGTGCTACAACTGTCAATAGATTTTCATATCCAAAAGCCTTAATTAGTTGCTTCTCTTTCTCACTATAATCTTTAGTTCGATCAACGTCACATTGATACTGCTTCATTATTATTCCTTAATGCAACGGAGAGGATTTGAACCTCCACGAATTTCTTCACTGGATTCTGAGTCCAGCGCGTCTCCCATTCCGCCACCGTCGCTCATTTTCTTCGTAGTAACGTATACACTTGAAAGCATAAATTTGCAGCGTTCACTGCGCAAACAATGCAGGGAATAAAAATCATCAAAGCAATTGAAAATGACGGAGGCTGTTCGCAAACTCTCAATATTCGCGTAGTAAAAAGCAACTGTGCTGCAGACAAAAGAACGAAGTAAAAATTGTTTTTCATAAGTCTATAGTCAATCTAAGTCTCAATGACTAATCATGAATCTCTCTCGACTGACATACTTCCGTCGTCACACAAATCCATCAAATTTTGAGCTCCTCCGTCACCAGTCCTTAACTGCGACTTTGCCTCAAATACTGCTTGATCACCGATCAAACTATTGAGATCCCAAACTGAATTAAATCCAACTTTGAATACATGCTCCCAACACTTGTTCTCTTTTACTGTCGCAACTACACTCAAACTATCTAAATCAACAGACTTAACAATCAATACAAGATCACCCGTGTGACCAATAATTTTTCCCGGCACTACATATTTACGCAACATACTTTTAACTTTAGCTCTATCTTGAGCCTGTCGAGCTCTAGCTACTTTCTTCTGCTCCATCATCTCAATAACTGACTCAACTTTGAAATTCGGATTCCATATAACTTTATCTTCATTAGTTGAAATTACTGCACCACAATTCTTGAGACTCGATAATGTCATTCGTAATAGTTTCTGTATCTCATTATCTGATTCTTCATTTAGCAAATACTGATATTGCTTGAATGAATTCTCAGGGAAGAATCCAAATATCCGACCAATCTTGTATAAAGCTGCTTCTATCGAATTCTCAGTCTTCAAAAACTCATTCAACATTTTTCACCTCCGGTAATCCAAAATCATGCCTTAAATGACTACAAAGCTCTCCCTCTTTAGTCTCTAAATTCAACCACTGTCCACATACAGTGCAACCTATAGCATTCGGCTTCAAGTCGTGTTTCTCTATTTGCGAGAAAGCTTCTAATAGCTGTTTTTCAGGCGGTATTCGAAGCTGTTTATTAATGAGACATACTGATGAATCACGTTCTACATTACATCCCTCAGGTTGTTCAAACCACGTACAATCCGGACACTTACCGTGACCAGCAGCTTGTTCGTGAGACATTTATTATCCTCTTCTTGTACAATTTGAGCCCGAGCATCATAATAATGTAATTCAAGACCACTACTTCTTGCTCGACATTCTTTACATTCAACAGTACGTGAAATATCAACAGGTTCATTGGTACCAACAATACTGCTATCGCACAGCAATTCTTTTGTAACAGGATTTGCAAGATGAACTGTCATTTTGGCATTTCGATTATAGCTTCACCAAAAGTCATAATATCAATCATTGCTTGACTAATGGCCTTATCAAAATAATCTTTATGCTTGTTGAATGTATTTCGTATCACACGTTTTTGTCTTTTCGACAGATTTTTTGGATACTTAAACCTGAAGTTCATTTGTATCTCCATCACACTTGGGTAACCGAACTAATTTCGGATAAAATGTCCTATGACTAAGAACATCATTATACTTCACGCAAGTGTGTATGTTCTTATTGTTTGGAAATCTCTCTTGACCATTTTCTGGCGGGGAAATAAAGTCGCAATCTTCTTTACAAAAATGCATGTCTTTGCCCCTGAACTAAAGTGGCGGAGAGTGTAGGATTCGAACCCACGGAGCTATTAACTCATCAAGGTTCAAGCTTGACGCCATAAACCACTCGGCCAACTCTCCAACGTTCTCGCTATTGCTTGAAGACATGATATACGCCCCACAAAACAGTCATCATAAATGCATAACCCATCATGTCTTTATCATTCTTACTAATCGCAATTAGCGCACAAACAATCCAACTCAATATCACTATTGTCAATCCCGGATGCGCAAAAATGATATTCATATTAGTTAGTTTCAAAAAGTAGTAATCGCCATATTTTTAGTAAGTCTCTGCTACGTCCCGTGACGACTATGACGGGAAACGATTACTACAGTTACTGTCGTTCAATCATGAAAAAATCTCTAATATCTAACAATCCTAATCCAGATGGATGCGGGTCATGTACTAATTTGCCTTCATAAAAAACTACTGAATGTCCTCGCTTAAATCCTCGAGGGCTCTTACCATTTACTATATAGTAGCCATCTACTCCTTTACGATAACTGCCAACTTCCTCTTTTCTACCAGTACCAAAACACGTAAAACCTCGACTTATCAAAAAATCCCACAATACCGGAAACCAATTTGATCCCATATCTTGCAATTTAGGTATCTCATCTAATCGCAACTCTAAAATCGACGCAATACAAGCCGGAAAACAATTACCATGAATACCCTTTTCTTCATCACTAATAATTGTCTGGTATACCCTTATCATAGTTCCTCGAATAATACTCTCGCTCGGACTTGAACCGAGATAGCGTTAGCAAAGTTCCTATTAGGAAACGCGATTCCTGCCGCACATAAACCCTCTGGGACTGTTACCAGATTCCCAGCAGCGTGTCAGTTCTGCCGCAACCTTGGAACTTCCTTAACTTCGAGCCTAATCTTACGACTAGTAAAGTCTCATAAAGACTTACTCTAATTAAGTCTAACACTCCTTTTACAGTACCGGTTCGTTTTTACCGGTGCTTTACCGTTAAGCTACGAGAGTAAAACTGATAATAGCGGCACTACGAGTCGAACGTAGGTTGAAAGTTTATGAGACTTTCCAGACCACCGGGCCTAGCCTACCGCAATATTTACTATATAGCCGGTGAGAGACTTGAACTCCCAATATCCTGTATGTAACACAGGCGCCTTACCAATTTGGCCAACCAGCTAAATTTTCACTCCAATCGGTTCTTTATTATCGAACAACTTTTGTAACTTAACTACGCTCTCTACAGGAAGCTCAAAATCATCGACCAACTCTTTAGCAGCTTGTCTAGCAGCTAAATCATCAATCTGTTCCATCGGAATCTTGATAATGAGTTGGTACTTCATCTTAATCTCCTGTAAATGGTGCGGTAGCCGTGAGTTCAACACGGGACCTCTGCCTTGGCAAGGCAACGTTCTAAGCAACTGAACTACTACCGCGTCTGATAAACAGAAAATCAAGCTTAGTGCATTACCATTAATCAACCTATGGCGGTGAGTGAGAGATTTGAACTCCCATGCCCTAAAGCGCTCGAGTTCGGATCGAGTGGATTACCAATTATCCTAACTCACCGTATATTGTCAAAATAAATGGACCGGGAAGGATTTGAACCTTCGTAGGCCGAAGCCGCTTGATTTACAGTCAAGTGCGATTGACCACTCTGCCACCGATCCAGTCTGCTACTTTCTTCTTGCTTTCCATTCGGGTATGGGTTCATGCACTTTGAGTTCTCCACTCCAGCATGATACCCAGGGCCAAGGATTCCACCGATTCTTGCAGTCGCAAATGTTCCACGAGTCAAAGTATTTGCGATAGATCTTACCGTTTGGTATGTCTTTAGCTCTTCTGATCACGCGATTAGCTTCTCTCTTAGCAAATTTTTTGTAGCTCGAGCCATAGCCACAAACGAAGACTGGTTCGCGATAACTTCGAGACATGTTGTTCACTCCTTGTTAAGTGTTTTTACAACATGATAACCTCCTTTAGTTAAAGTTGAAAAAATAGCCCGTACCAGAATTGAACTGGTGCTGCATGGTTGAAAACCATGTGTCCTAACCACTAGACGAACGGGCCGTTACTTGGTGCGGTAGGCGAGATTTCAACTCGCGATATTCTGCTTGGAAGGCAGACGCCTTAGAGCAACTGGGCTACTACCGCAAAACTTAAAAATCAGGCGTGGAGAGATTTGAACTCCCAAAGTGTCGGTTTTGGAGACCGGTGCTGTACCATTGAGCCACACGCCTAGTTATCATACTTTTGCAAAAATCGTCTAACTTGTGTATGAGATAGATGATCAATCTAATGCCATGCTGTTGTACTGCAGATATTAACGGGAGCGACGGGGTATGATCCCGCAACTTTCGGATAGACGGTCCGATATTCTACCATTTTGAATTACGCTCCCAAATACAGTCAACTCCGAAATGCGGATGACAGGACTTGAACCTGCACGAGATTGCTCCCGCTACCACCTCAAAGTAGTGTGTTTACCATTTCACCACATCCGCAAGAAATTCTGACAGTTGATCATTCCTACGACCAGTCCTGCCGGCACACTGTCGAGTGCCTTGGGAACTGGTACCGTTTCCGGTTCTAAGTTTGATCTTGTATAATATGCGAAGAGCGAGAGTTGAACTCGCAAGGAATTACTTCCGCTGGGTCCTAAGCCCAGTGCGTCTGCCAATTCCGCCATCCTCGCGTAATTACGTTCTCAAATGTGCTTCATCATCAATATGTCAAAGAGCTTTAACTGGTGAGCGCGGTCAGGTTCAAACTGACGATCTCTTGATTAAGAATCAAGTGCATTAATCAACTTTGCTACGCGCCCTAATTCAATGTAAGTACCCGCAGTTGGATTTGAACCAACGGCTTAGTCATTAAAAGTGACTTACTCTAGCCAACTGAGTTATGCGGGCATTTACTTATTTCAAAGATCACTAGTAATTGTCAATTGAATCATGCAACTAGCTTGGGGTGAATGATGGGCCTCGAACCCACAACCTTCGGAATCACGATCCGATGCTCTAGCCAATTGAGCTACATCCACCATAAATTCAGTGGCCCCGGCAGGATTTGAACCTGCGATGTGAGCCGTAAGCTCAGACAGATTAAAAATCTGTTACCCTCGATCCGCTAGGTGACGGAGCCCAAACGTTTGTCAGATTTGTCACTGTCCATTTGGACTCGCTCCTTTCAAGTTATCATTTTGCCAGACCAATTTTGTGATTGGTTTTGGTTTCCGGCCCCATTTTTGTTCTTGTTTTGCCATTTCAACAAAATCGTCAAATGTGTCTTTAGGGAGGAAGCATTTTGAGACTTCAAATTTGTCCATGGCGAGCCTCCCTAAAATAGAAAAACCCCGTCGATCGATTTGACCGGCGGGGTTTTGTGTTTAGCCTAAGTGTTTAGGATTAACTCAAGCCCCGCCTGTCCACGATTTATCATAGCCTTCGTATCCAACTGATAGCCATGATAAATAGGACAACCCCAACACTGCGTGTCGCTTGACACGTTTTATAGGTGCAGTATGAAGTTGTAGGGTTTGCATTACACTCTCGTGTTTTTCAAAGTATTCAGGTTTTCTTGAATATTCCTGAGAATATAAAACAATAATCACTTTAACAAGCGTAGATAAACCAAACTTACTAGTTTCATTAGCTCTTGAGGGACGTCTGTATTTCTTATCTTGACTGACTCACGAAACCATAGATGATATTTATTGATATAATGAAGAATTATTTTAGTATCAGTCGTGTCTAAAAGCCTACACGACTTCTACAAAAACGGGTCACTACCCAAATATCTACCTATAATAGAAAAATTCTCTAATGAGAACTTTTCAGAACGATACAAGCAAACATGCGAACAACAAGCGAAAGCTAACATTGACTCGTTACTTTCTAACATAAGTGATAGAATCACTCCAGTGATTATTAACTCTTCACTAAATAATGTATTATAGTATTTCTGGTAAACTTTAGAGAGTTCTCGTATAGACTCTAGTTTGCTAGCGTTAGTATGTTTAGAAGTGAATTTATAAGTTAGTTGCATGAAATATATTATGCAAATTTCATCAATGACTTTATAGCTGGATGTTAAATGTAGCAGTTTGAAAGTAGCGCCTCATTACTGAAGCGCTACTTAATTGTGTTTACTTCTTTTTAGCTACTTCTTTGACTTTAGTAGTTTTGACAGTGTCAACCATTATCGTTGTTACAGTGTCTACTTTAGCAATTGCTGTTGTAGTTGCGGGCTTTGCCTCTGACTTTTTAGCACTGTTTGACAGCATCAAACCGCCAGTAATAATTGCAGCTGCAATAATAGCAACTACCACAATACTAGACTTTTTACCGAGCTTCATCATTATCTCCTTTTTGGGTGTTTACTTGGCCTTTTTGAGCGTGTCAACTTTTGTCGCTGTAGTGGTCGTCGTCGTGAGTATCTTGATAATTAGAGTCGTATCGCAAGTTACGACCTTTGTGGTTTCAGCGACAGCAACGACTTTCGCTGTTTCAACAGACTTGGACTCTTTTTTTGCAGTGACTTGTTGTGCTGCAACAGTTGCAAAAACAAAACAGACAGTAAACAGAATCAGCTTCTTCATCAATCCCCCTATTGTTAGAGACTTATATAATCTGCGAATGCAGCCGACATGAACTGTTCTTTAACACCTTTATTCGTAAAGAAGTCTTTTAGGCCGGGTGTAGTTACTAAGTAGTTTTCTGCTACATCATATACTGCTGAATCATCATATTTGTCATCTGATTTGAGTTCACGAGCAATTTGTCTACCTAAGCGTCTTACTCGATCTTCAGTTAGAGGTCTATCTTTTCTGGGTGGTCGATTTATTTTTTCTTGTTTTCTTTGTTCCCAGGTTTTGTTTTCTTCATCTGTAGCACCGATGAATAGTTCAATGCCGGAAGTTGTGTAGGGCATCGGGCGATTTGATGGTTTTACATATGTCGTGCCTTGACGTTCAAAATCATGAACTACAACAGTTGAGCCGTCAATATTGCCCATGGCTATTCGCATATGTATGTATTCACCGCCAGATTTGCCAGTAATTACTTGTTCTTTGTCACCTTGAGATATGTCAGCTATAACAGATTGTGGTTCATCACCAGATGATTCATCAAATACTGTTGTAAGTTTGAGTTTGCTTACTAAGTTGTCATAAAATTTAGATTCATTTTTGACGTATTCGCCACCTTCACCTACAAATACGTATTTGACTGGTTCTTTTAGTTTTTGTAATTGTTGACGAGCGCTTCTACCGTAGTTCTTGAAAATGGCATCATGTATTTCTTCATTGGGTCTAGATAGAGGTGGTAGTAGTTCTGCAAATTTTGTCTTTTTAGCACGATCGCGAACTTTCTTGAATGAATTGTAAGCTTCCATAGTTTCTGGAGTAGTATCAGTAAACGAATGAAAATCTCTAATATGAGCTAACGTCTTGTCTCTGTCAACAAATTTAGTGTGGCACAAGGGACACATTTGTTGACCCTTGTCAGCTACTGGAGGAGTAGCAGTTATCCTCTTAGTAGTTTTTGGATGAGTTTGGATGTAATGTCGTTGTTCAAAGTAGCTAAGGTCGTCCCAATACGTTTTTGCAATTTTTTCAACAAATTCTTTGCTGATAGTGGCTAAATGTTTCATATTACCACTCATTTCCATGTGGGTCATTTTCTTTCATCCACGATTTATTGATAGACCTTACGATTTCTTTTAAGTCTTTGTAAGTTTTACCAACGTCACCGAGAGGAATATCACTTGAATAACCTTCTACAATCGCAGTAAAGTTACCTTTATTTGTCAATCTGAACACTGTCTCAAAACCTTTTTTGTTTGTAACAGTAAAAACGTTATCCTCAAAATCTTCACGTACTTCGAACTTATCTTTTTCAAATTGACTCGATAAATTAGTAAGCTTTTTAAGGTCCTTTTTTCGTGCAGGATGTTCAGAATCAAATTTGCTAGCTAATTCTTCTTTAACTCGTTGTTGACCGGGCGTTGTGAATTTATGTATGCGTCTTTTAGACTTAGGATGTCGTTTCAAATAAGTCTTTTGATCTTCTAATGACCAATCTTCCCATTTGCGCGCTGACTTCAAAAACTCTGTCTGAATAATTGCTAGATGTTTCATTTACTTACTCCTAGTAATGTATCCATCGTTCGATTTGTTTTCATTTGCCGCATTTTCTCATTCTTACGAACCTTCTTATACTTTGGCTTTAGTCTATATTTTTTTCGTTTTGATGGTTTTGCATTTACGACTTTCTTTGATCCTGGATGATCCTCAAGATATTGTCGCTGTTGTTGCATATTCATCTTAAGCCATCGACGGCTATATTGCTTCGCCTGAATCAAAAACTCACACTGTATAGTAGCTAAATGTTTCATGACTAACGACTCATAGACTTTGCTTGTTCTAAAGCTGCCCAGTACCCTTTATTACTTGATTGTAGTTTGCACAGTCTCTCAATGGCACTGATAATCATGGCCTTATTGTCATTATTCAACATGCCTCTTCCGATCATAGCATAGCCGAAACCTTTCATCAAATCTTCACCTGTAGGCCCACTTTCATGTATTTCTAGAAGTTCCACATCAGTTGGGTCGCGATACTTAGTACCCTGAAAGAAACTTGGTTCCTTGTTAGTAGCTACCAAATCAAGATTTTCTTGTTTTCCTGCAACAGCAGTGTTATCCTTAAGTTCAAATGGTACGCCTTGCAACTTGACTAATGATCCTTTGTTTAGCATCAAGTCGTCTAAAGCGACTTTCAAAAACTCCTTCTGAATTTTTGCAATATGTTTCATTATTTATCCTTGCGGCATCTCTGTCTTGTTAATTAGTACAATATCTTTACTTACAAGATTTTCTTGTTCAAGTGTTACGCTTTGAAACCACGGAGCATCTAGTTTATACACTCGAGTTTTGCTATTATAAAAGACAGCCATACAATAGACAGTTTTTTCAGCACCGTACTTTTCTTGATATTTGACTTTTAGAACTTTGTCAGACGTAGCTGAAGATTCAAGTTCCCAATCATTTTTTTCTATAACAGTGTTTTGAGTGCTTTGAGGTAATACGCCTACATAAATATCAGGTTTGTTTTTTCTAGCACGTATTTTAGCAATGAGTCGTTTGATAAAAGACATATAGCCTCCAATCTACTGAAATTACGTTCTTATCAAATGATTATTTTCTTATGTTTTGATCGTGACTATATCACTATGAGAGTGAACCCTTCTACTCCAGTGTTTAAGTTGCCATCACATGTCGTAGAAGGAATAGTGTTTTCAGAAAAAGTCAAAAGTGATGTTATTGTCAAGAAACAGTTTGCGCAAAAACTGTCTCGTAAGAAAAAGCAATTTGATTATCGTGAAACTGTAAGAAAGCGAGTGCAGATAATAAATGAAGATTTAGCAAACAAAGACATGAGGTATGAATTTGAAGTGAAAGATGATGACAATGATTTAGTGATAAGTTTGTTGGTCGACAAATTGACAATCTATAGCAGGAAAATTGATAGTAGCAATTTCGGAGAGATATTAGACAAGCTGTCAAATGGTTCGGGCTTTATATTTGATGACTAACTATTTACTTGACACGTCACCGAAATCCTCTGTAGCTGTTATCAACTCTGCAACGTATGCCGGCGTAACTGACACAGTACTTTCCACTTGACTTTTGTAGATGACTTTTTTATTCTTCCATATCTTTAATTCACCACCTTGCTCACTTTGCTGATAAGTCCATGCGTAAGGCAGTCCGTTTACAATTATATCACGGTGTTTTTTCTTCATTTCTTCTCCTACTAATAATTTGGCGGAACTAATTTCAATTTCTGAAACTTCTTTTTGTTTTCTCTAATAAAAACACTACATACAACTTTAACTGGGTTAGAAAACACCTCTTTATTGCCGCACTTGACACGCCAATTGTAAATAGCACTTCTGCCTCTACCACCTCTTATATCTGATGGCATTTATTTCTCTCCAACTGCTAGATTGAAATCACACTTGAAATCCATACAATACTTACTACAAATAGGATCATTTTTCGGTTCGTGTTTCTTATACCACTTCAATCGATCTGTTTTAATGTCTCCTGACATTTCACCAATAGCATTACCCTTTTCTCTAGCATAAACTAAACAAGGATAATGTTTTGTACCTACTATAGAGATATCACTCTTTGCAATCTCGCACTTGAAAGGTCTATCAATCCCTCGCATGTTTTTACCTTGTCTGAATCTTGTCACGCGATAATTCAAAATAGGATACTTTGAATAATCGCAATCACTAAATACAGGCATGACTTCATCATGTGTTGAAATTGACAACTTTATGTCATGTACGCCAAGCCCAAGGACATACTGAATGATCTGTTCAATTCTATCTCGATTGAGTGAGTCAATTACAATACCAACGTTGACATACGTCAATTTAGATAGCGCTTTGATGTTATCGATTACACGCTGAGGATTTTCATAACCTCGATTAATCAGTATTTGAGTATCATAATCATCAAGTGATATCGAAAACATATCTACATGAAGACCTTTGTACAAATCTAATGATGCAGAACCATTTGTTGAAAGCCCTAACCTGATTTTGTGAGCCTTTATAAAACTGCATAAGTAGTACAAATAAATACTGGTTGTAGGTTCTCCGCCCGTCAATTGAATGTGGCGTAAAGAATTTCGTTCAGCGTAAATGAATTTGCGAACAGTTTCATAATCGATTTCTGATCTTAGTCTATTGCAATACTTACAATGAAAGTTGCATACTCCTGTTAAAGCAAGTTCACAGTACCAGAAACCATTTCCTGTATACTTTACTCGCTCTTCAGTGATCTCGCTAAATCCAGTATTCAACATACTTGTGTTTTGATGCGCAAAGTTTAGTTGATTTCATGTCATCTTCTGAAACTTTGAAATTGTGCCAGCCAGATCTTTCTTGACTTCTTCTATCTTTCCAAGAGCTGTAGCAGTACTTTGAAGAATTACAAAGTGTTTGCCGGCCATGTCTTTGTTGCCAGCATCAACTGCCGTTGTGAAATACTTGATGACTCTGGTCAAAGCACTTTTACGCCGAGACTCCTTGCTCATTTTTTCCTCCAGTTATGCTTTTATGACAGCTAATGGTGAAAGTTCTACTACAATATCCACCAAATCTTTTTGATTGTCCATAACAACACTTATGTCTTTGTAAGCACCGGCAGCTTCATCTAAGTCAGCTTTATTTCGAATGGCATGAATGATGCCTTGATCATCAAGTAGTTTCTTTTCGGCATCTAAATTCAATTCTCTTTGTGCTTGTTTCCGTCCCATTTTTCTACCAGCACCGTGCGAGCATGACATGAATGAATCTTCATTACCTTTGCCACGTACTACATAGCTTTTTGTACCTTGAGAACCGGGTATCAATCCGATTTGATCTTTTCTGGCTGATGTCGCACCTTTTCTGTGAACAATGACATCTTCACCAAAATGATGTTCCCAAGCTGCATAATTGTGATGAATGTTGATTGTTTCATCAAACGTAATTCCTGAAATATCAAATGATTGTTTTATTGCGTCAATCATTCGAAATCTGTTCTCTTTTGCAAACTCAAGTGCAAACTTCATGACATCAAAGTATTCATGTGCTTCTTTTGTTTCCATTGGAAGAAACGAAAGGTCTTTGTCGGGTATACTCGAATACCATTTCTCGCATAGCCATTGTGCTTTCTTATGATATTCATTGGCTATTTTCAAGCCAAAATTCCGAGAACCAGAATGTAGCATGACCCAAACAAAACCATCTGATCCCTTTTGAATCTCAATGAAGTGATTGCCACCTCCTAGCGTACCAAGCTGAGTCTGTGCTGTACTCAATTGCTGTTGAATAATTGCTACATTAGGTGCTCGATCAAACCCTTCCCACGATATTTTCTCTTTGTGATGTTCGAATCCTACAGGGACTGCTTCACGAATCCTTCCCATTGTCTTTTTCAATTCATCTTTGTCAATTGATTGCAATGACGTCTTAACTGCACACATGCCGCAACCAATGTCAACACCAACAGCATTTGGAACTATGACGCCTTTGGTTGCCATAACGCCGCCAATTGGCATCCCGTAGCCAACGTGCCCGTCAGGAGACAAAGAAATATGACTAAATACAAAAGGTAATATTGCCAAATTCTCTACTTGTTTAACCATTGCATCATCAGCATAATAGCTACTTTCGTTCATCCAGACTTTTACTGGCACACGAAATTGATCTTTTTTATATGAAAACATTCATTTCTCACTTTCTAAAAACATTATCATTTTGTCTGTCACACTTTTAATGTCATTTTTAATTTCATCTTCCCAAAAATACAGAAACTTATAACCCTTACTTTCTAAATAACGCGCTCTTTCTAAATCTTTTAGTCGTTTTACTTCATCATTTGATGAATTATGATATTTTGGATTCTTGTGCCAATAATCACCATAGCACTCTATTATTAGCCTCTTATACACTAAAAAGTCAACATTGTATTTACCAATTTGAGTGTTCCTCTTATAGTCATCAACTTCTTTTAATCCAAGAAATAGCAAAACTGAATTAATAGTTTCTTCTATTGAAGTTTTTGAATGTTTAGCTGTGCCCGCGCAAATCCAATTTATTAAAATCTGCCATCTTTTCTCATTACTGTAATTTTTCCAATTTTCAACATGTGACTGACTCATAAGTTGTAATGAGTCAGTTGAATGCGTCTTATTAAAGAAACTGTTATTTTCTCCCGAGCAATCATAATGATTCTTCTTCATTTGCTCGCGAGCTTTTAACGAATGCTTTTTATTATAAAAATTGTTACGTTCTCCTAATTGAACGCATGACTTACACAATCCTGACGCTTTTGGGCCCGGCCTCCTCTTCAACTGCTTGCCACAATCTAGACAAAAGCTTTTTACTAATTTTCGTCCTATCCATCGTCCATTCTTTTCGTCTTTACAAGCATAAGAATTTAGAACGTCATCATCAGCAATCTTAGTTACACCATGCTTTTTCTTGTACTCTCTAACACTCAATCCACAACATGACTGTAAATGTCTATAAACTATTGCCCTAACCACTTTATTACATTCAAGACAAATCACGACTTGTTCCAACAAGAATAGAGTCAAGAATTGGTATTTGAATTCCTATAGTAACCTTATCATATTCTACTGTAGCGATCTTACCTTTTCGAGTAATTTTTACCACTTTGTATCCGGGCAACGTTACTTTAGTAAGCAACGCTACAGCACCCTGATCAGGGTCTATATTGTAAACTGCTTTCACGCCTTCATCTCCTTATACATTTTTGAGTCCAACTAGAGCAGGATCAGGAATTGGTATGTTAATTCCTATTGGCCGCCACAAATGTAAACAATGAGGATGTTGGTTTACATATAGACTTTTGGGAGGATGAAATTGAAAAACTGCATCTTCTTGATCCCAAAATAGATCTTTGACTTCACTCATTTCAATCCAATTTGGACATCGATTCTTCAATGACACTGAAACGTGCTCCCAACCATAACCGTCACTAGCTATAGCAAACACTGTCATGCAGTTTGTAGTTGGCACAAAAAATGCGCCATTGTTACCATCCGAGTCTTCGCTCGTATATGGATGATTTTGCTTTCGAAATCTATACAGATTTGGTACGTGAAACATGCTTTGTCCAAGTATTGAAATTACAAGTCTTGTATAGAAAAAGAATAATATCGACGACTTCTTTGTCATCTCCGTACTTTGTATACAGCATGCTTTTCAAATCCGGTTGTTCAATTTTATCAGATCCGTCTTTGATTTCTGTTTTTCTGTTGTTAAAAGCATCCACAAAATCACAAATAGATATGATTGTTGAAATTTCCAAAACTTTTTTGATAGTTGACGGTGACCAATTCTCAGGAAAAGCATTTCGATCTAAACCGTAACCTGCTTTGTAAAGATTATGATGCAAACCTGCACAAAGAGCCGTGAACATGTGCAGCTTCTTGAGAGCCTTGTAGCCTGCTTGGGCATGAGTTTTTACATTATCGTATTCTACTGCATCTATGTTATGTCCGTCAAATAACTGAGCTGGCAGTAAAAGTTTGCCGGCATCATGTAGAAGACCTGCAAAAAAGGCAGCTTTTGCATCTTTTCGCAGTTTCTTTGCTGTTGCTTCTGCAAGCAGTGCTACTCTTTCCAAATGATCTTTTGTAGAAACATGATTCACATCACACATGGCCAGAATTAAACGAGCAGTGTGTGCAAGATCGCCTTTTGGATTGTACGCTCGAATTTTTGATTCGATTAGAGTAGATCGCTTCATCAAAATTCCTTTGGATCAAAACTCAAACAATCTCTTTTAATACGATTTAGCTTTTTTGAGCAATAAGGAAATTCTATGTCATTAAATTCTTTGACCATAACAGCATTGTGACAATTTTGACATCGTTCTAATGACATCATTTGAAATCGTGTATCACAATCTTCTGCTTCACGAAAAGCACGACAAGCATCAGGAAACAATTCAACTTTCAGTTCGCACTGAATATCAGTTCTGCCAATTTCTAAATCAATCATTTCATAATGCTCACAGCTAGTACAACGGTCTATTGCAGCATTTCGACCGTCATGATCTACTGCATACATGAGATAGTCAGTCTTACCCTGGTCAGATTCTAGATATTGCTGCGCGTCTATACCAATGTCTTTTAGATGTTGGTACGACCTTTCAATAAACTTCCGTTCATTGTCAATAATCCAGTCAGGAGTCTCTGGCATCTTAAGAAACTCATTCAGACGATGCACTCGACTAATTAGTTGTGCTTTTAGTTGTGCTGGCGTCATTATCTACACCTTTCAAAAATTCTGTATAACATCGCGCAGAACAGCATCTGTGATTTGCTGGTATGTCTCCGTATACACGCGTCGATTCTTTGACATTGAATGATTTACTGCAGACTCTACAGCTTATGTTTTTAGCCATAGTATAATAGTCAATTAGAATAGCTATGAAAAATGCCTCGAGCCAGATTTGAACTGGCGATAACGGTTTTAGAGACCGTCACTTTGACCGCTAAGTTATCGAGGCATTTCCATCATGCAAGCGGTAGAGATTTGAAAATCTCACCAGTGTCATAACAAGCTACAGCTGTTGGTCTATTGTCTTGATCTGGTTCAATAAATGTCGCAGACAATTTATTTTGCAAACACAAAAGACTTGACCAATGTTCGATTCCACTTGCAAAGCGGACACTCAAAAATATCAAATGCCCATTATTCCACTGGCGAAATACCTCAGGATATCTCAATGCGAATTGCGCTAATGCATGAGTACCTTGCACACATCTGTATGTCTCGGCAAGATCACTACGCACAAGCACATACATCTTTGGCTTGTCCATGTTGGATCTCCCGGATAAATTGTTGAACAATGTCCATGTTCGGCTCATTACCTTCGCGAGGCTTTTCAATACGCTCATACGGCGTTCCTCTCAGAATACAATACGCAATATGTTTGAGCCGAATATGACTTTTCATTATGTGCAATTGACATTGCTTTAATGCGCTTGCAGCATCATGAGGTTTTGAAAGTTCGACTTTAGTCTGTCGAATCTCGAGGGCTTTAGTCTTGAGTTCATTCTTAAGAATTGTCAAATCCATGATATACTCCTAGTTTATTGTTGTTTGTTGACAGACAATTAACGTAGAAGTATATCAGGCGGTGCTCGTATGTGCACCTATGTGAAGCCGATAATCTACAACATAGCTACATCCTTATTGAAAAACTTCATGATTCCATGCTAAGCAGGACAACCCTGTTGTTGTTCGATGACATCCGGTTCAGTCTTTGCTGCTTCTACGTGAGGTGCATCGATAACTGTATTTACAGCAGCGACAAGTGCCTCTTCAACCGGTTTGAGCACTTCAACACAGTTTGATGCTGCCGGACTGCAACGCAGACACATTGAGTTCGCGCACTTTTCTGTATGCTCGTGCTCAGCTGCATGATCGCATGCAATAATCATCTTGTCATTTTTGTTTTTACCGGCCGTAGCTGTCTTGAGAATTCCACATGTCTTCACGTTCTCACAGATAACCATTTCATTTTCTCCTTACATAGAATGATAGAAAATTCCAATATACGATTAATCATGCCAATTGTCAATGAAAAGCCGCCAAGAGGATTTGAACCTCCGACCTACTGCTTACGAAGCAGTTGCTCTACCAACTGAGCTATAGCGGCACTTATATGGAGACGACAGGGAGATTTGAACTCCCGATAACAGTTTTGCAGACTGCTGCCTTACCAGCTTGGCTATGCCGTCACATTAATTGTGCAAAAACAATTTCACGAATTCCTTTGGTGGTACAATACCATGTCGATGAGCACTTACATCAATTAACGTGACTGTATGTTGCTCGTCTACGTGGTGTCCTGCGAATGAGTTTGCACCGTAGAATTCAAAAAATGCCACGACCTTCTCGTACCGCTGTGCCCTAAAAATCTTTGAGAGTTCGTCTCCATATTTATGTTTGACGAGTTCGTCTGCTTTACTGAGCCACGGCTGGTCAGTACCGAGCAGTCTTGTTCTACTACCGAATTTCCAGAAGCCTTTTTTTGGATGCCACTCCGCTCGAATATTCGAGCCATCAAGTTTGTCGAACGCATACGCTTGAACCGATCGTATATCATGTGAAATTGACGGATACTGTTTCATCTGTGCATTCCGCCTTTCATTACTGTTTCTGCACAGCCTGCAACTATCATTGTAAAATAGTCAAATGATTCAAATGTTCTTTCTTTAAGATCATCAAGTTTACTCAAGATCTTTGTTACTTGATGTTTCTCTAATAGCAACGGTATCTTCTTGGACTTCATTCCGCAATGCACATGCATCTGTAACATGTCATTCATTGACTGAAATGATATATTTACTGTTTCATTTTCTACAATGAAGTCCAATTTATCCTCATCTTCTATGTCAAACTTCCGACCGCAATTGCCACACTTATTACAATCAATTGTGTCATACACACAACCATCACTTTTATCGTCTATCCACATCAGATCCTCAAAGACTAGAATGGCGGAGAGTGCCGGATTCGAACCGACAAGACCTTTCGGTCGGCAGTTTAGCAAACTGCTGAGATACCATTACTCCAACTCTCCGTAACGTTTTTCTTGCATTGTTTTCTCACCAAAATACTTTCTCGGATTGCCGCACCCGCTACATGAACAAGTCTTTGTAGTATTTCTTCGCATCTGTTCTGCTCTTGCAACCCATTCAGGATGCTCTAACTTCGTAAGATACGTGTAAAAGTTAGTTACGCGTTTCTTACTCTTCTTGACCCCAACAAGAAAGCGATCTCTCTTGCTAACCGGATGCGACATGATGACTCCTTTGTTAGCGCCACTAAGTGCGCATTGGTTTGGACGTCATCATATCTCCTTTCAGTTAAAAAAAATGGCTGGCCCGGTAAGGTTTGAACTTACGACCTAGCGGTTAACAGCCGCTCGCTGCTGCCAGCTGAGCTACGGGCCAACAAATCATGCAACTAATGGCTGACGAGAAGGCACTCGAACCCCTAAGCGGTTGCCCGCACAGCATGTCATATATCTATTCACGAGCCGTCTAACTTGTGTATGTGAGACATTCCATTTATTACTAAGATTTTCGACTGTGCCACGCTTTGTAAAATCACTTTGTAAAATGTCTTTAGTTTGTTGTGCAGTTCTAGCTTGTTGCTCTAGCTTTTTTATTTGTTGCTTTTCAATTTTTAATTGATCACGATTTATTTCAAACTCTGTCAATAGTTGTAACCGTCTAGCTTGTGCTTTAGTGAAAGTATCTAGTCTTAATTCAAAGTTTTGTGAATTATTCAAAATGTCTTTAATTTCATCATAAATTACTTCATGATTATGATGCACATCTTTCCATCTTATCCTTAAAACTTTAATGTCATGATTTTTCAAATATTCATCTTTTCGTTTATCTCGTTCTCGTATTACATCATATTTTACATGTTGTTCACCATCAATCTCAATTACAAGTTTATGTTTTGGAAAATAAAAATCTGCTCTATAAATAGAAAATGGAAATTCTGTAAAAAAATCAACATTTTCTTTCAATCCTAACTTAACTAAAAATTCGTGAAATTTACTTTCAGCATATGATGGCTTCTTTCTTGTCCAACTATAAGCAATTCCATTTTGTCTAGCTTTTAATATTGATTGTCTAATCTTATCTTTTGTTGCTTTAGAAAGCTTAAATGTCTCTGGATGATTTTTATATCTAGCTTTAATAGAATCAGACAAAGATCGTCTTTTATGACTTAATGAAAAACTAATGACCCTTTTGTCATATCCTTTCGCTCTTATATCCCTTGGTGATAAGCCTAGATTATATAACTTGATTATACTTTCACGAACTTCTTCACTTACACAAGTATGTTTATAAAGATTTACAACACTAATTGTTCTTTTACATTTTTCACACATCACTTTCTTAGCAAAATTACTATTGATATTATGATATTTTTTTCTATTAGGGTTTGTATGGGCAATTTTATTTGTCTCGCTATCACTTCGTAATATGTCTTTGACAACTGCATGAATTTCATTTCTTGTGAAACAATATTTTTTCTTGATATCTGAAATTAACAACTTATTTTTATAATCTGATCTAATGAGTTCACATTCTTTTGGATGCTTAACATAAAGACAACTATTACGATGAATAGCATGCGCTCCTGCATTTTTGAATGATTTACCGCATTTACATATGTTCATAATATACTCCTTGTTAGTACATTACGAACTATCAATACAAGATAAAGTCTAGAACTTGACCGCATGAAGAATGGAGACTGACAGTATCGAGCTGTCCTCTAGTGGGCTTCAACCACTCGCTAATCCATCTCAGCTAAGTCTCCGTTCATCCCAATAAAAAAAGTTTCAAACCTGCGCTGGACCGCTTCAGCTAAAGCAGCATACTTCATAAGTTTCGTCCCAATAAAAAAGCTCCATTGACTTTCGCCAGTGGAGCTTTTTTAGTAGAAGATTTTGAGTTATCTATCTACACGAACTCCACCAGTTTGCTGTTGCTATTAAAGCAACAACTGTACGTGTTATTATTAAACGTACTGGTGGTAATTCGCATCTTCGTTCCTTTAGTGAAAATCGTTCTTGTGTATAATATAATCAAATTATCAAAAGATGTACAATTATTTCCCAAGAACATTAATCACGCCTATAATCGTAGAAAAACCACATGTAATTGATCATTGTTTTATTCTATCACTCTAAATATGAAGCCCTTCGCAATTTACTGTCAAATTTGAATCTGATCTAAACAATCATAGTAATCAACATTATTGAAAGGACAAATGTATGGCAACTCCTGTTATTACTGGTCAAAGAGTTAGTCCGATTGTTTCAGGAAAAAACAAGACATTAGTAGTTCATTTGGTAGATCTATTCACTGATGATCCTGATTTTCCTGATGGTAGTGGAAAAGATTGGGTGATTGAAGGTCAAGCTGGAGCTCATTATGCAGTGAATCAAGATTCAGGTATAGTAGAAGAATTTGACGTCATTCCTACAACTAGTTATGTTGGTTCATTATCCGTCGCTGTTAGAATTAGTAATGACGGTGGTTCAACATGGAGTGATTGGTTTGGTCTTAGTGTATCAGTTGTTGAGATGCCTGTTATTTCAAATCAGACTAGTTTTCCTAAGTTGTACATTGGTTCATATCTTACCATAGCTCTTAACAATTTGATTGTTACTACTAGTAAGATATATCCTCAACAATTCACACTATTAGCTTCTACTGGTATAGGATACTCGATAATTTCATCAACCAGTACATCAGTGAAGATTTTAATTGAAGGTAGTTTGTCAACTACTTCACGATCAATACCTGTACGAGTGAATGATGGATCAATTTGGAGTGATGCTTACAATTATATCGTTAATGTTGTTGCAAAACCTGCAACTGGCAGACCTGCAGCAATGGGAGTTAGTATAACTGCACCGTCACCGTTTGAGCAGCCTTTTAGAAGAGTGTAACTAATTCATAAATTTGAAAAAGCTGATGACATAGAATATGTTATCAGCTTTTTTTTTGATCTCTTAGATGAAAATTATGATACCGAAAAAAGTACTAATTGGTAATGATCCTTGGAGTACTGATTTACTAGATTTCATTAAATCTGGTCCTCATTATTTGACCGCGCAGCAATGGCAAGAAAATATTGACATACCTTTAGAATCTACTTTCTATTACAAATGGTTAATGTCAATGTTTATAGCTGACAATGTTGTGTGGGGCGGAATATTGAAAAATGAAGATGACATTGTGAAGCAATGTGCTAGATATAGAGCTATGTATTTGATAGCTCCTAAGTGGCAAGAGGAATATAGCATATTGCAAACTGATACGAATTCTGCGCACTATTATGGATATAGACCTGTGAAAGTTCGCTGTAATGGCGCCATTGACATTTGGGATGGCATGCATAGAATAAGCTTATTGACTTTCAAGCGGTTGCCTATAGAAGTTACAATATGTGAGCGATTACCGGGATGGGCTGAACTATACAAAGAAATTGAAGATTTGTATCCTAACAAAATGCTATATCAGCCGATACCGCATCCTGACTTTAGTGACTGGGCCACAGCAATTGACGGTAACAAAGAGCAAATTATCTGCGACTTCTTCAAACAAAACAAGATTGACAGCGTATTAGATTTGGGTACTTGTCACGGTTTCACTCTTTACAAACTAAAAGATCTGATTAAGCATGGTATAGGCATTGAATCTGACAAAATTAGATTTCAAATAGCAAGTATACTGCTAAACAAAATAGGGTTTTCTTGTCATAATACAAATGCAATAGACTACATTGAGACTAGTGAAAGTGCAGATTGCACATTGTGTCTAGCAATACTGCATCATATATCGAGATTATGTCCTATAGAAGTGTTTGAAAAATTCTTGCAAACAGTAGCACAAAAGACTAAGTTTATAATCTATACATTACCAAATCCGAATGAAGATCAGTTCTCATGGATGTATGAATCTAAAAGAGACAATTTTGACGAGTACATATTGCAATTGACAGGCTTCAAAACTAGAGAAGTAATAGTTAGTTCTAGAGAAATTAGAATATTAGAAAAGAACCTATAATGTACGGCGTAACATACGATCAAGAAAATAGCACATTAAGTCTTGACAAACATGATTGTGGTTTGTTATCTAATGCTAGCGTGACATTTAAGAGTCTACTATCGATACACAAAAATGCGTCAAGACTTGTGAAAATATTATGGCCATATACGTCAGCTTGGAACAAGCCTGACAGATTGAGTCGAAATGTTTATGATCTATATTTTACGACAGTTAACAGTGATATTAAGACAGGACAAGACATTTATTTTAATGCAATGATTGGTGATTGTAATAAGTTTGATTTTAGTGTACTAAAACCAATTAGAGATACATATTTCAATTTGTCTAGTGAAGTAATAGTTAAACAAGAATCATTTATTCAAAAGTACAGTATAGATTTTGATCACACTATTGCAATTCTTTATAGAGGTACTGATAAAATTCTTGAAGTGCCAAGAGTGCATCCAAAGTATTATTTGAAACCAATCAGTCCGATTAAGGACATTTCAAATTATAGGGTACTTATACAGACAGATCAACAACAGGCATTAGACTATTTCAAACACGAGTTACCTAATTCGTTTCACATTGAAGAAATGCCGTTGACAAAAACAGATCAAGTGATGCATAATTTACAACGTGATACAAAAATGAGTAATTACGATTTGGGTGTCAATTATTTGGCTGCGATTGCTATTTTGAGTAAGTGTAAGTATGTAGTTTATGATACTAACAATGCAGGCTTATGGATATGTATTTTACGAGGTGACATTAATAACACGTGTCAAATACATGCAAGCGTTAACACAATGAATAGATTTGAGTACTAAATGTGTAAAGAGCTGTACTTAGATTTGCTGAAGCGATCGTTGCTTGACATAATATATGAAGAAGAGACGACTCATACAACTAATGGTACGTATTGGCCTAAGCGAGCGTTCACTATGATAGGCCGTAAACGACTTGACAATATACAACATTGTGTCGAAAGTGTTATAGCAAATGATGTGCAAGGTGATCTAATTGAAACCGGTGTGTGGCGTGGTGGTGCTGTAATTTTTATGCAAGGTATTTTGAAAGCATACAATATTACAGATCGAAAAGTGTTTGTAGCTGATTCTTTTCAAGGTTTGCCTGCGCCTAATACAGAAAAGTATCCAATTGACAAGAATAGTACTATGCATACCATTGACTATTTAAGAGTTGATGTTGATCAAGTAAAGCATAATTTTGAAAAGTATGCATTACTAGACACTAATGTAGTATTTCTAAAGGGTTGGTTCAAAGATACTCTTACAAATAGTATGATAGATAAAATTGCTGTATTGAGATTAGATGGTGACTTATATGAGTCAACTTGGGATTCATTAACTGCGTTATATCATAAAGTCCAGAAAAATGGGTTCGTTATTATTGATGATTATAACTGGGTAAATTGCAGAACAGCTGTTGAAGATTTTAGAAAACTACATAATATTCACGATCCGATCGTCATTATTGACGCTTGGGGAGCATACTGGAAAAAATCATGAATAGAACAGACATCATCAATTTCTACACAAGCAAAAAACAAAATTGTCGTTATCTTGAAATAGGCATTGGAAATGCATCTGCCAATTTCAACAAAATTAGTGCTGCAGTAAAAGATGCAGTTGATCCTGTAAATCCCTGTAATCATCTTATGAGTTCTGATGCATTTTTCTCAAGTAATACTAGTCAATACGATATCATTTTTATAGACGGCGATCACAAAGCAGCTCAAGTGATCAAAGACATTTCAAATTCACTAAAATGTTTGAGTACTGACGGAATTATACTTTTACATGATTGTAATCCTGAATTAGAAGTTCATCAAACAGAGAACATTACTGTGTCTCATTGGAACGGATCAGTTTGGAAAGCAATATTGTTTTATAGAATGTTTGATCCTAATTTGTCAATCTGTACTATTGATGTAGATGAAGGCATTGGAATTATAAAGCCAGGACAGCAAGAATTATTTGAATGTGCTGAAACAATGTTTGATTTTGCTTTTCTTTGTAAGTATAGAAAGCAAATACTCAATTTACTAACTGTGCAAGAGTGGCAATTGATGGAGCAACGATGATCTATACTATGTCTTATTGGCATTGGTATAAGTACTGTAGTATTGAAGTCAAAAATATTACAGCAGATGTTGAACCAAGTAAAGATGATTGGTTTGTAGTATTTCAACCTTATGATGCTGCTCGCAGAGAACTAGTATCAGCAGTCATTGACAGATTTGACTATTCAAAACGAGTATTGATTCATTACGAGGGTCGTTATCGTCAGCCTCATGGATTTAGACTAAGATATCAGCAAAAGTTTGGAAGAATCTATACTTATAATTCGACTGATGTTGATGGTGACACTGTTAAATATATGCCGATACCGATGTGGATTACTGAAGATGAATGTTGTCCAGTCAATAACCGATCAAAATTCATTGGTACTGTTATAACCAACTATTTTCGTGATGGTGAGCCAAGAAACACTATAATTCGCAAGTTCAAAGATTTGGGTATGGATGTTTATGGAAGTTCAGATAAACCAGTACCATTAGAAATTAAGAAAGATTCTAGTGATGCTTGCGACAAAAACTTACCGCGATATTCTGCTAAAGTGAAACTGCTATCAGACTATACGTTTGCTTTTGCTATAGAAAGTCAATTAGATTTGGGTCACTTGACTGAAAAACCGTTCGATTTGATAGCAGCTGGTTGTATACCTGTTTATTTAGGGCCAAAAGATGCGTCAACATTTATTCCTAAAGAGTGCTACGTTGATTACAGAGATTTCTGGTCTGAAGCTGATCTAATGAAATATCTTAAAAGCATGTCGCGACAAAAAATTCAAGAGTATCAGCAATCAATTGCAAAACATCAAAAAGTCTTAGTTGGTATGAGAACTTTTGAGTCATGCATGAGATTTCTATGTAAAGACTTAGGATTTGACTGTCAGTCACATTATCACGATCAATTATTAGAACTGTCAAATATACTTGCAACAAGGACAAAATAATGAAGTTACATTTAGGTTGCGGCAAACGATATATCCCTGGCTATACGCACATTGATGTTATAGAATACCCTCATATTGATATAGTGAATAGTGTTGATCGTCTACCAATGATTGAAGATGAATCATGTGATGTAGTTTATAGTTGTCATGTATTAGAGCACTTTCACAAAAAAGTCATTATAGATGTTCTTCATGAATGGTTAAGAGTGCTAAAAGTAAATGGTACATTGAGAATATCTGTGCCAGATATGCAAAGTCTACTTAAAGTATATGAGAAAACAGATGATATTTCATTAATACTAGGCCCTATATTTGGTAGGTGCAATTACTTGTACAATTTTCACTATACAGGATTTGACTTTAAGTCTTTGAAACATGTACTTGAATTAGCAGGTGCAAAAGATATTAGACGTTATGATTGGAGACTAACAGAGCATGCAGATGTTGATGACTACAGTCAAGCATATATTCCACAAGATAAAATAAATGGAACTCTTATTAGCTTAAATGTAGAAGCGACAAAAGTATGAGCGTGTTTTTATCTGACTTAACAGTTTTTGTCATAAGTAGCGGTCATAATCCTTGCTATGACGCATGCTTGCAGTCATTAAACTCTCAAACAGTTTCATTCAAAGTCGAGATTATCAAAAACGTTCATCCAATGTCAAGAGCTTTTCAGTGCATGATAGATTCTTGCAAGACTCGATACTATATTGAAATTGATGAAGATATGGTCATGAATGCAAACGGTATTGAAACCTTACACAAGTATGCTGTTGAATCTGCACCAATGACAGCTATGATTGCTTGTAAGTTGATTGATGTACATTTGAATTTTGAAATTTATGGTGTCAAGATTTACAAGCACGACATACTTAAGAGATATCCATACGACTTGTCCTCAATGTCGTGCGAAGTTGAACAAATGGATAGAATGAAAAATGACAAATATGAAATTACATTAATGACTAATGTAGTTGGCCAGCATGCACCATATTGGTCTAATGAAGGAATATTTGATAGATATCGTAATTTACTTGACAAATTCAAACAGTTCAAATATATCTGGATGAGTGACCTACCTGTAAAGTTATGGTCAATGTTGAAAGCTGAACCAACTGAACAGAATTTATATGCTTTACTTGGTGCATATACAAGTCTGATTACAGACGCTGTTCAAGTTGGTGAGAAAGACTTTAGAAACAGAAATACATCGTTTGAAACAATGAGAAGTTTTATGAATCCACCTGTTAGTGCAAACCTGTATCTAACATCAAAATGTAATTTCAACTGCAGATTTTGCTATCGTAATTCGCAATCAATTGAACAGTCGATTGACATGACACTAAAAAATGTCAGTGATCTGTTAATCAAACATCCATCAATTAGAGGCGTTTGTTGTGCTGGCTACGGAGAACCTTTTTTATGTGATAGTCTTTTTGACATCATATCATTTCTAAAATCAAGAAACAAAGTTGTTGGACTAATAACAAACGGATCACTAATAGTTGAAAAAATCAATAGCCTATTAGCAAACAGACCAGACTATATATCTATAAGCTTAAACGCGTCAAATGCAAAGATGCATAATGAAATAAACAAATCATTGATATTTAATACTGTCTTACAAGGAATAGGACTCTGCGTAAGTAATGGTTTACCCACGTATTGTTCCTACGTATGCACAAAAAGTAATCTACGATATATTCCTGAATTTTTGACGTTAGTGAACTCTTTAGGTGTAAAGACTGTGCACTTATTAAATCTGTTACCGCACTTAGCAAGCGATTATAATGACGAGTCGTTTTGGCAAGAAGTGTTAACATATGATGACAAGCATAAAATTGATGCATTACAAGATCTGCCCGAAGCTAATTTGATTAAGGTATTTCCGACATTAATAAACCGTAATGAAGTTCGTTGCAATTGTCAAATACCTTGGACTACAATAGGAATAAACGGCAATGGTAGTGTAACATTTTGCGGATCAGTTTATGCACCAAATAGAGCTAATGGATCACTTAAGAATTTTGAAAATGTTTGGTTAAATGATAGTGCTAGAAAACTAAGAGACAGTTTATGTGACGTTAATAAGATGACAGACACATGCAAAATGTGTTTCAGAAATTGGGATGAATATAAGCCACTAACAAAACAAATAGTAACACAGTCTAAACCAGTTCCTAAAAAGCTTAGAATTTGCAAAATAATTGACCAATTTGGTTGGGCATACTATTTTGTAGCAAAAGAACAACAACTGTATTCTTCGCATGATATCACATACAAACGATTAATCGATGTCACTGACATAGATGCAGACATAGTGTACATTCATGCACCAAATATTGATCATGCTAAAATCAACAGTCTAGTTTCAGTATTAAAACAAAAAGGCATCAAAGTTATTGGTGGTTATGGTGGAGAATCAAAACTAAAATATGACACTGACCCAGATCTTATAGTGTCAATATCTATGAGACATCTGGACTGTTTGAACAACATGTATCCTAATAAGTCTGTAGCGTTTCTACCAGAATCAATTGATACCAACTTCTTTACTGCAGCCGTGAAAGATGACAATAACTTTATAGTTGGTTGGGCCGGTTGTTTGCGTGATGTAAAGCGACCACATTTACTAAATAAACTAAAATTCAATGTTATTAAGAAAAGTGACTGGGGCAAGCAGTTTTTCTCTGATGGTAGATCATTAAATGACATGAAGTTATTTTATCACTCAATTGATGTACTAGTATTGACAAGTATTAGCGAGTGTATGCCAAGAGTAGTATTAGAGGCCATGTCTTGTGGATTGCCTGTAGTTTCAACAAGGGTTGGTTGTATAGGAATGTTGTTAGATAAAGAATGGATCGTAAGTACATTGCCTGAAGAAAATGTTATTTCAGAAATGAACAATCGATTGTCATTACTTAGTAATAGTAAGTCACTGCGACAAGAAGTAGGTAAGAGAAATAGACAGTATATTTTGAAGTTTTTTAGTTGGGCCGCTAATCAAAGTTTATGGGATAAAGCGTTTGAATTAATTATGCAAAACAAATTCAAAGACATAAAAAATCTTGGCGATGAATTCATACAGTCATTACCAAATTCAAATGAATTAACATTCGACAACTTAGAAGTACAAACTGAGCAAACTACTTTTTCAGAATTAATTCAATGTGAACTAGCAAAACCAGTAACTAAACCGCAAATACAAATTGAACATGAACCGTTGAAATTGCAACCCATATCTAACATAGCAAAAATCGAATGTGTTCCTGACATAGCAAAAGTTGAATGTGCTGATGACATAGCAAAAGTCGAATGCGCTCCTGTGATATCTAGATTAGTAAAACCATTATTCATATCTTACTACACAAAAAATACAGGCTATGAAAACGAATATAAGAAGTTGGAAGCTTCATTAAGGCGATTCAATTTAGATTATGAAATTGTCGGTATTAATTCACAAGGAAGTTGGTTCAATAACTGTTTCTATCGTACAACATTTGTCAAAGACATGCTAAATAAGCATAACCGACCTGTAGTATGGGTAGATTGTGATGCCATAATACAGCAAGATCCGCAACTTCTATCTACATTAAATGAGTTTGATTTCGCATTTCATCCAAGAATTAAATCAAATGGTAGTACTGAACTTCTTGGTGGCACTATGTATTTCAACTGTACTATCGGTGCACTAAAATTGTTAGCTAAATGGACTGAATTAGTAAATGCAGATAGAACGAAATACAGACTCGATCAATCTTATTTGCATGAGGCAGTCAGCACATTACATTCATTGAAAGTATTTCATTTGCCATCCACTTATTGCCAAATATTTGACTTAATGAAAGATGCTGGCAAACCTGTTATAGAGCATTTTCAAGCATCAAGAAAATACAAAAATGAATAGATTAGTAATCATCGGCGGCGGATCAAGCATAAAAGGATTTGACTTAGCTAAGCTCAATCATGAGTTCACATTTGGTTTGAATTTCGTTTGCCACTATTACGATCCCACAGCACTAATCTGGATTGATCGAGATTTCTACTCTAAACATCAGCAAGTAATAAACAACCTCAAATGCGTTAAAATCACAAGAGACAGTCGTGATGTGCCAGCAGACGTATTCAAGCTATTATCAGCAAAAGAATATCATGGACTAGACGGGTTGTCAAAAGGACTGTATCATCCGTATTTAGTTGGACTATTCTCATTATCGCTAGGTATAGCTTTGAAATTCAAAGAGATTTATCTGCTTGGATTTGATGGACGATTTGTTAATGATAAGAGTCACTTTCATGACATTGTACATCGCGGTACACAAGATGAAATGGTCTATATACGAGGCAATGCTAGATTTGATGTCTATAAAGATTGTCCATCTAAAATCTACAATGTTTCACTAGATTCAGCGATTCATGCTTTCCCAAAGATTTCATACGAACAATTTTGTAAGATAATTGATAACAATGAGATATACACTAGTCAAGAGGCAAAAAAATGGTTAGCGTCAAATCTTCGACAACAGACCTGACTATTATTTTTGCTATCGCTTACTAAAAACACTATTCACTCAACAAAGGACGTTTTTATGTAGCGCGCACATCTAATTGAATATAGTAGATTATAAAACTTTGAATTTAGGATTTATTAAAAAAATGGCGCGCAAGGGTCGCTGTAATTAGCCCCTACACTTTTGCTTTCATTTTGAAAAATTGATCGCGCGCAATCGGTTCGGTAGCACCGACCAATTATTTAGAAATTAGACGTATTGAAAAGAACAGGGCCGGCGAGATTCCATCTCAAGTGGATTTTTGCCGGCCCTTTCTTTGTCTAGTGAATTGCGTTCTTGTATACTGCTGGAAGATTGTCTTCGAGGCCACACTTATTACATGACATATTAAGTGTGTTTTGTAGCAGCTCATCGAATGAAGAATCAACAGTGCCGATCTTATAACAAAATCTAGATTCACCAGTAACGACATTGCCATGAACATCAATTGATGGTGAACAAATTTTACCCTTTGTTCTCAAAAGCATTACTGCCTTTTGAAAGTCTCTCAGCGTTTTGCAAAAGCTTCTGAAGTTAAAACATAGTGGCGATGTGCGACCTGCAATCTCACTCAAATTTCTTGCTCGTCCAATGGGACTAAGAAGGTTGATTTTATCAGCAAATAGTACTCGAGGATGATCGATAGGTTCTACTTTCAGTGGATAATATTTTGGATCATTATAGACTTGAATAAGGACATTTGATGCTAGAATCATTTCTCGAGTCTTAAGATCAGACCAAAATAGTCCATTACTTAGAAGAACGGCATTCCAGTCTTTCAATTCATTCAAAAACTGTTGAATCTGCGGATGATCAGTCGGTTCACCGCCGCTTACCAGTATAATACGTTGACCAGAATATACACGCTCAATGAAATCAAGTGCTTTCTTGAAAGTTTCAAGAGACATGTGTTCGCCAACAGATTTTGCATCTTCCATGCAATGACTGCAGCCCATTTGGCATTGAGTTGTAATCTTCACTAGCATTTTTTCACTCGATCACAGAAATTCAAAAACTTTCTGAGAATATCTACACTTTGTTGACGCTTATTGTTTTCGTAATAAGATAGCAATGGTTCTGATTCATTGATAGCCTTTGCAACATCAGCCAATGTCAAACCCAATGATTGACGAATAGTCTTGATTTGCTGACCGATATTACCACGAATGTCAATCTGAACTGTCATACTTGCCAATCAAAACTAGATGCGGGCGAATGATAAGTGATCTTTGGTCCTAACTTTATGACTTGACCAATATTCATTTTTGTCAAAATTAATGAATGAGTCGCAACTATGATTTGACAATGTTTTGACTGTTCAATTAACACGTCACGAAGTTTCACTTGATTCCATGGCGAAATGCCGCTCTCCGGTTCATCAAGTAAAGACAAATGATTGTTGTCTTTTGGAATCTTCTTGATCATGTCTGTACAGATCATCAAACATTCACCGTGAGACATGAACAACATGTGAGCATCAAAAACTGTTTCTACTCTTGATCTTACTCTTGGATTCATTTTTTCAGAATCAAAGTAGTAGCTTTGTAATTTCTCTTTTGCATTTGGATCTGAAAGATCTGTCTTAAATTGCAGGACATCATCACTTAATTTATTGCCTCCTAACGCCCGTAAAATAGTAGATTTGCCACTACCATTTTCACCAACTAAAAAGTTGATTCGACTGTCAAACTTGATGCATTTGCCAATAAGTGATTCTACACGAGTACACGTTGTTATTGTAATACTATCTAGATGCATAATTGTTCTCCTGCCCGGCAATTCCATACCGCAACAGCCTCACGCACCGTTTTCCTTTGAATAACGAAATGACATACGACGCAACCAACGCCCGGTTTTGAATCATATGATGGACCAAGATCAAGGTGCGACCCCGAATAAATCTCTGCCGGATTCCCGCAAAACGGACAGCACAAAATATCGCTGGACAATTGTTTCTTTGAAATCGCGTCGCTATTAACATTCAAAACTTCATCAATAGTAACCGTAAATCCAATAGTACGTTCAATCTGTCGCAATCTCTTGATCAACTTCCTGCGAGGACATTCATCAACGCATTCACCGACACATGAGATCACTGGCGTGTCTTTGAGTTCTTTCGCTAACGCAATGATCTCGTTCTTTTCGTTTTGTGACAACTTATTCAGCATCTACAGTATCCTGTGCTGTCTTTTTCTTTTGTGTCTTTTTGAATGGTGACACGTTTTTTGATTTCTGAGGAAGTGTATGTGGAACCACATTGTTACGCTTTGCACATGCTACGCACAAATCGTAACGAGTAGGATACTTAAAAAACTTCACACCTTCCTCATCTTCACGAAAAGGACCGGCTTGACATGATCCACACCAAGTGTTCTGTTTGGTTTTACCGTTTTCTTTGTAGAAATATTTTCGAACTGGCATTGCCACCTACTTTCTTAAGTTTCCTATTGTGTCAGCTGCCTTGTTGTTAGTTCGAGGCAACCATTTCACACGTACATTTTGACAAGTATTTACCATTGATTGGTTGTCATTGTAAACTGTCAGCAATGGATGCATTGATAAGCCAAGAACGACAGCTTCATATTCAGCAGCTGTATTGTTAGCAGCTTGAATTATTCGTGACTTAGCATCAATGTTATTGCCATCAACCAATATAGCTGCAATTTTTGCTTGACCATTTTTGAAACCAGCATCTGTGAATATAGCTGATCCAATTGTAGTAGCCCTTTTTTCACACTGGTTCATAAACTTGGCTACATCAAGCATCTCTTGCATTTTTTCAATACTAGTTTTGACTTGTGATCTAACATTGTTCACAATGAAATTAAGATCGACATCTTCATGCGTTTTACGATCGCCTGCTGCCTTAAACTTGACATATCCTATCTTGCTAACCCAAATGTCGTGATAGCCTTTTGTTGCGTCTACTATTTGAATATGATATTGTGATCTAACAATAACGCGGTCACCAAAGACTTCTGCCAATTTGCAAACTAGTTTTGCTGCGTCCATTATTTGTTAATCTCTGTGAATATTTCACCGATAATTGCTGACAATCCGCAGTCTCTATCAACTACTATTGATCCTTTTTTATGTAACGGTTGACGTTCATCAATGATGCCCACTGACGGCTCGTAATACTCATAATCATATTTTCGAAAGTTACCATTTGTACCACATGACAAATGACCTTTGTTTTGTGCGTGTAATATGCCGACAATACATCCATTGATGCGAATTTCTGCAGTAAACATCTTGTGTGCCCTACAGTATTATTTCAGCATATCGAATCAACGCGTTAAAAATCTCACTGTGACCTCCAGAATGACCATCTTCGACTGCCTGTGCCATAGCCTTGTCAGCTTTAGGATGACCCTTGAGACCTACAAATTCAATTGCGTCATCACGAAATTTGTCAGGATTATCGTCATAAAATCCGGCAGATATGCGCTCCCAAATGTCAGATGAATTGTACTTTCGTTGTCTTTCTTTTTCGACACATACCGGACAAAAATCTTTTGATGACTCATTCCACCGACCAAGCATTGAATGCATTTGTCAACCTTGATCTTTTGCCTTGTCAATTTTGTCCACGACAATGCTAGCACCGCACTTGCAACTGATCGTGTACACTTTGCTTTCTCGAATCATGTCATCCTCCTTATATCATCTCGCCATGGACAAGCTGAACTCCAAGTACAAACTGAATCAATCAGATATCTACAAGAATCTTTACACGTGCAGCACGGAGCTCGTTTTGTTATACCTTTGATTATAGTTAATCCTGTCTTTTGCCATAGATCTCGAGGGTCGATTGCTTTTTGTTTGCGAACTTGAAATGTAGACTGAGCATGTTCAATAGCTTTTTTAACTTGTTGTGAAGTCATACAGAAATACGTCGCACAGTACACCATCAAATCTTGACGACTAGTCCAATAGTATACTGTTTTTCGATTATCATTTATCATTATGCCTCCAGTAAATCATTCTTTGTCAACCACGCTCTACGACCAATCCACAATCCAAATGTCTTAGAATACTGAATCTGACTTTTTTCATGAGCATCTGACCCAATAGCAATTTTGATGCCCATATCCTTACATCTTCGTATGACATCTTCATCAGCATCTAGTCTATCTGGTTGACAATTAAACTCTATGGCGACGTTATGATTCCTGCACTCTTGCAGAATTGCTTCAACATTCATGACATGACCAGGTCGTTGATTTATGAGTCGACCTGTTAGATGACCTATGATGTGGACTTTACCAGTGCGAATTGCTTTGCAATACATTTCTGTGACATCTTGCTTTGTATGAACGTGAATTGATGCAATTACAATGTCAAGTTGGTCGAGAATTTCATCTGAGTAATCGAGTGAACCATCAGATTTAATGTTAACTTCACTCCCCATTAATATCTTAATGGTTGGATATTTCATCCTCAAGACTTCTATCTCGCCAATCTTCCGTTTAATATCGACTGCCAGTACTTTCGTAGAAATTACTTGTGAATGATCTGTTATTGCTATGCCCTTTAGCCCTTGCCTTATCGCAGCTTGCACCATTTCTTCAATCGTTGATTTGCCGTCAGACCATGTTGAATGAGTATGAAAATCACACTCAATATCATCGGCCTTCAATAAATTCACTGCTGGTTGATCAATGCGATACTTTCCAAACTGAGAGACATCATCACGATGTTCTGGTGGTATGAAATTGAATCCAAGGGAATTGTAGATGCTAGTCTCAGTACCATCATCAAGACGGTCACCAGTTCGTTCGTCACCGAATCGTCTGTAAAGACCGTACTGTGATAGAATTAATCCCTTTGATTTTGCAATTCTACGAAGCTCTTCATTATGATCTGCAGAACCTGTAAGATGCATAACACCAGACTCAAAAGTGTCTGCTTCAAAGATGTAGCAATCGATGCGAATACCCTTGACCCAAACTGATGCTTTTTTCTTACCAATATCTATAACTTTATCAACTATTGGTAAGGTTGCAAATCGCTGTAAAAAATCGCTATCGCTCGATACAACTGCAAAATCAATATCACCAATGGTTGACTTTGACCGTCTGAAAGAACCACAAAATTCAATCCTGTCACAAAACTCTCTCAGTTCACTATGAATTTGTACTATTAATTCCAAAGCTTCATCAAGACGAATTCTACCACGAGTTGTCTCAAGATATTCTATGCCTTGTTTGATGTTTTCGATCGTTTTGTCTTTGAAAACCTGTGCAAGTTTGCCATTCTCAATAGCAACTTTCAACTCAGCAATCATAGATATCCCGAGTGTCTCGTAGATTTTCAATGCCTTTTTCTCGCCAATTCCTTCAATTCTAAGCAACTCTTCGACTTTCTGAGAAGCGTTCAAGCACGCCTGATTATCTACGATAAATTGAACTTTGCCAGTAGAGAGGAATTCTAGTATACTGTTCGCAATCTTAGGACCAATACCTTTGGTGGTCAAAAGATCCAATTCTGAGACCGGCGTAGGTAGGTTAGAAATGAATTTAGCAGCTTTTCTATAGGCACCGATTGAAAACTTGTTATCATTCTGGTGCTGCTTTATTTCAGCAATGTCGTAGAGAATCTTTGCAACGTCTTGGTTTATCATATTAGTAGTAATCATGTCAAATTGCGTAGAAATAACAGAGAGTTAACTAATTTCTAAAAAAACAGCGAACGTTCAAAGCTTGGCTTTTGTTGTTGCTCATTAGCAGTAAGCCTAGAATATTTTCGAATATCAAGTATGAGCAGTAATTTCACTCGCTTTATCAACCGTTTAACAGTGCTTCTGGACATGCTAAATTCTCTACAGATTTCACGAACAGTTATCATGCTTCGCAAAAATAGTCTATGCGTTTATCGTTGACAATTGTCGATGCAGCATGTGACATACTATTGTGAGCTGAACATCAGTCTCATTGTCGCCAAACGATGTTTTGCCATTTTACTGCTTCTATTTAGCGACGTCGAGTCATAGAAATTTACAAATAGTAATTTTATTTTCATTTGTAAACTTTGACATGTTTTCATCGCTGAGTCTGCGTTCAAGTACAATTGTAGAATTTGTTGTAAATTTAATGTCAAATTGACGCGTATAATACGTTGTCTTTCGCTGCCAGAGTCAATAAGGAGATTAGTTAAAGACAGAGTCATAGAGATTTATAGCGTGACAAAGCGCTATAATTCGTCCTCGATTTCGGCCAGGATCAGTAGCTTTGAAACCGATTCAGATTCAATAATCGCTTCTCGAACAGGAAAAAGGGCCGGAGTGTTTCTACTACCAGCCCTTCCCTTCTCTCAACTACTTATTCGCGATCGATAGACTTGATTATTTCTTCAAGATATTTGTCATTGCCTGTTCTTTGTGCTGATTCTACTTTGTACTTAATATCTTGAATGAAACTTTCTAACCGTTCTATCGCGACTGTTGCACCAGTAGGCCAAGACATCCATGCACTTTTACCTACTTCATCTTGTACTGTCTTCATATTAGCCCTTAACTTCAGTTGTTTCAGTTGTAATTGCCGGTTTCTCAGGAGTCTTTCCCAAATACTCTGGCAACTTCATTCCTGCCATATTGAACAAGTCTTGCAATGGAGGAACTGATCCAAGCATACCTGACAAGAAATTGGCAGTCGTTGGTTTGCCATTGCCTGAACCATTACCCATACCGTCCCAAACAGTAACCTTATCGATCTTAATACCCTTAATAGCCTCAACCTGAGTCTTGACTATTTCAGGCAACTTATCGATAATCATCAACATTGCTGCTTGCTGAGTCTGCTGTGGATTGTTACCGGCAGCTGCAACAATCTCTTTCAATCCCTCAGCCTGCTTGATCAACATCTCCTTAAGTCCTCTTGCCTGAGCTTCAAGGTTAGCATATGTGGCATCTGCTTGACCTCTAGCTTCAAGTCGCAGTTTCTCAGCCTGAGCACTAGCCGCAATCTCAATCTTCTTTTTGTCAATCTCAGCTTTGACAACATCATTGGCAGTCTGTGTAGCTCTTTCTCTGTCTGCACGAGTCGCTTCAGCAATTTGTTCAGCAGCATAGGCTTCTTGCAAAGCTTTTGCTGTTGCAACCTTTTCTGATGCTATAGCTGCTCGTTCAGCTTCAGCTTTCTTCTGTCGCATATCTGATGTTGAATTTGCAATTGTCACCTGAGCTGCATTTTCACCTTCAACAGCTGTAGCATTTGCACCTGCAACTTGCACTCTCTTATCTCTATCAGCATTTGCCTGACCAATTGCTCCATCACGATCTTTCTCAGCTACATCTTTCTTAGCCTTGTTAAGTGCTTCTGCAGCAGCTTTCTGCCCAAGAGACTTGATGTAACCAGATTCATCTTGAATGTCAGTAATATTGACATTGATCAATCGCAGACCGATCTTCTCAAGTTCAACTTCAACATTCTTGTAAATGTTCTCAAGGAACTTGTCTCTATCAGCATTAATTTCTTCGATGTCCATTGTTGCTACTGACAAACGAAGTTGGCCAAAGATAATTTCCCTAGCTATACCCTGAATCTCTTTGGATTGTAAACCCAAAAGTCGTTCAGCAGCAGCCGTCATAATCTCAGGCTTTGTTGAAATACCAACTGTGAAATTTGAAGGCACATCGACTCGAATATTCTGTTTGCTCAATGCATTTTGCAATGGTACTTCAATTTGCATTGGAGTAAGACCCAAATATGCATAGTCTTGAATGATAGGCCATACAAAAGCCGCACCACCATGAATGCACTTTGAAGTACTACCCTTTGCCACTTTTCCATACACAATCAATATCTTGTCTGACGGACACTTCTTATACCTCGTAAGAACCGAGATAAAAAGCACGAACAAGATAATGACGCCAGCTGCTGCAGCAATCAACAGATACATACTAGCCCCTTTCAACGATTAAAGTATTGTTTTGGACATCTACTACTTTTACTGGTGACCCTGACGGAATTGCCGTAAGATCTTTACTCATGGCATCAAATTCTCTTACTTGACTTTGAATCATGACATTCACTTTTCCAGTACCTGACATATTAGCAGGAATTTTCAAATAAACACTAGCTGTTCGACCAATCGTATTTTTGATATCTACATTACCACTACTAACTAACTTTGTCATTCCATAGAAAAAACCAGCAACTACCACAGCAAATACACTACCGACTATAATCGATACAACTACAACCAAAACAGGATTGTTCAATGCACCTTTTGCATGAATTAGTGCTATGCCACTCCAACCAAGCATTGTGAAAAACGCAACTAGCGATCTAATACTTAGCAATTGAAAATGAGCTTGCATGTCACCATGACCACTTGACACATCGTGATGAAAGTCAATAGAATCATGCGACATACCAGCAAATGTCAAGATTGCTTGAATAAGCAATGCTGTGCTTGCTATAACTGCAATGAACCAATAGACGTGTTCAATTGCTGACATACCTACCCACCACTCGTTCATGTAGCCCTCCTTATAAATTGTTTAGCTTGTCCTCAATATAATACACGTAATCAGTGAACTGTTTTGTTCGTTTCATATCTTTTACTCTATACAATGGTATGTCTATATGCACATGTTCGACAATTTGACCAGGATTTGCACTCATGATCCAAATATCGTCACCCAATAGCTACTTCCATAAACTTCAAAATAATTTCTTCATCAGTTGCCATATTGACAACTAATCACACTAAATTACAATGAAATATCAAACTTTGTCTTATCGTTTTCTAAAGTAATTACTCTTGCCCTAAGCTCTTGTATTTCTGAAACTGTATCTTGAAGTAACTGAAGTAGAAAATGTTCATTAGCACTCAAATGATGTTCATCTGATTTCAACAAACGAATTTGATCGATACTATATAGCACTCTATGATCATTCTTAGGCACAATCACCTCCAGTAGCAATATGCACAGCGATGAATGCACTGAGACTTACTGTTCAACAACTCTTTTTTATTACCAAGACATGCGCAACAAGGTCTTTGCTTTGAGAACTTGTCAATAGGTTGTATACCAAGCAGTTCGCAGTCTTTAGCTGAAATACATCCTGTACATTCAAAATCTGGTTCACCACATACTTCCGGTTGACCAAGTCTTTCCCATGCCTTTTTTCTTAACTTTAACGGTGCATGAAATGTCGTCCACGGCAATTCAACATCAATATCTTTGAACCTCTTTTTGACATGATCATACTGATCAATAAATGACACTCTCACTCGAGTCTTAAATCGCTTCTGAGCCCTACACAATATGTCATGCGCCGTGTCAATACCCGCATCTGTAGGCACCACTGGGTCAATGCGCAACACTATTCTTTGCGGACCTAACAATTTACAAAGTTCTTCAAATCCTAGTAACGCAACGTCAACGTCAGGCACATTTGGCTCAATTACTGATCTGGCAAAACCAGTAATTGTCGTATGTACTATGATATTTGGAAATCTGGGATAGACTTCTTCGCGTTTGCCATCTTCAATGATAACTTTGATATGATCGAATAGGCTAAGAGGATCTTTCGTAATCAAAATAGCAGGATTACCGTCAATAACCCATTGGCACCATTGACAGTTAATAGCAGGATCACCACGTTCTGTAATACCTATTTGATCATTCACCAACAAACTCAACTATGCTTTTTGTAAAATTTATCTCTCATTCTCATCATTTGCTTACGTATAATAACGCCTTGCTGATATTCACTATTGTTGTCATACACATCACCATCCATGTGATCAATAGCTTCATCCCACACAACCATTCTATCATCAATTTGTTCTTGTGTCAGCTTTTTCATCAATACTCCTGCCCGTATGAGTCAAAAACATTTTCAATTCTTTCTTCAATCTTTCATCTGACGTTTCAGTATGAACATTTTCTGTTTTCTGATCTTCACTATTTATTGATGCCATCCATATCTCGCAAAAAGTATCCCAATTCAATTCACTACCAAGTCTACCACTATTCTTTTGCCACCACATCTTTGCAGTAGAAGTATACGCTTGATTATTCATCTGTACCGTCCCTCTCTAATACTTTGCACAGTAATCACTGTCGCTAGTTGATCACATTCAGCTTTAGTAAAGGCACCTCTACTAGTTTTCAGTAAGTACGATGACACGTTTGTATAATCTTGTTCAAGACTTATTCCGTGACCACAAGCCATTTGCGCTTCTTTATCGCTGTTAGTAAATAGTAATATTTTGTAAGCAATAGTACCATCATGTATAATTGTAGGATCATCGCCACTGAACAATGAATAGAACTTGTTTCCTTCTTTCAATCCTTGCAAAACTACTAATGAATACTTTTTTGCAAGTGCTTTCAAACCACCAGTAAGCACGAATCGTTTGGCTTCTGCCACTGACTTACAGATTCCGATATCACACAAGTTTTTTGTCAAGTAATTTTCTGTCATACTCTTTTGAATTCGAAGTGACGTTTGAAATGACTCAAATCAGTAACAGTTCGTAGAAATTTCAAATAGTCTTTTGCTTCAGCTAAGTCAACCCTTGTTGAACCTTGATATGAAATATATCGAATCTCAACTGCACCTTTAGAGGCTGAAGCGCCGCATGCAAACAAAGGCGCTCGATCTTCTTCATAAAGTTTCACTAACCGTTGCAACCTTTTCAATTCTGCAGTAATTGCGTCTGAAACTTCTAACGCAGTCATATCATCAATTGGCTTCTCTATTCTTTGTTTCAATTCATACACTTCTTTAACAGGCTTTATATCAGATGCTGGTAACAGCTTATTTGATTGCTGCAGTAAAGGAGCGACATCTACATTTTGAACACCGCGTTCAGTGAGAAACATTGCCAGTTGACTCTTTGCACATTCCTGCATTGTCTTTATTTCTTCGGATGCCTGTTGTACGATGAAAGCTGAATTTGATTCAAAGTGCTCTTCAATGACTTTAGCATTGTGAAGTAACTGTTCAAGCGTTTTCTTTCCAGCTTTTCCATCATTGAGAGCTTCGTAAATATCTTTTCTTAAGTCCTTTATCCTATTACTAAGCGATTCATGAACTTCACCCATTCTGTCAACCATTCGATCTTGAACAGATTCAGGCTTTTTCACGGCTTCAACTACCAAGTTACCTTCACGATCACGATATCGTTCTAATGTGACAGTTACAGAACTTGTATCAGTAAGTATTCGAACAAACTGATCATAAGACATTGCCATTCGACACAATGTCTTTTTGTCAGGATCTTCAATCTCTAAACACAAATAGTGATGCTGCGCTTGCAAACAATCATTCAAATATGTGCCTGATGAAGACACTGAAGAAAGTCTAGCGTGAGACATATTTATCCTTTAGTGATCGAACAGTTACTGACTTAACATTAAACATCGGGTCTTCAGGTCTAAAACCACCACACCATGACAACAGAGCAAGTCGAATATACTCTGCAATTTCTGCAATTGTTGCTTCAGGCGCATCTACACTGACTTGAAATTTGCGCTTAGTCTGCTTCAAAATATTCTGTTGCATGTATTTTCCTATTGGGACTTCCTCAATATTCCCAAACAACATAAAGATGCATTTCGCCTAATATCTCTCAATTCCCTAGTTCGATACTCGGTCCAGAATCTACTTTCAAGATTTCTGAATGAAATTCTATACTTTTTCACAATTGATAACAGACTTTGATATACATTCGTTTCCATCTCTGGATCTATGTGTTTTAGCTCAGATTCAAATGCCTCGACAGTTGAATAATTCCAAGCTTTATGATTAAATTCAATCCACGTTTTTCTCGTTTTTCTATTGTAGTAGTATCCGTCTCTGTTCAATACGGGAGATATCTCGCAAAGATCCGAAGACGCTTCATCAAGCTCATCAAGAGAATGATAAACCCATGTGGGAACAGAAAGAACTTTCAAATAGTTTTTCACGGTAAAGATTTAATCTTCTCTTAATTTATTGAAATTGTCACTGCACGTTGCCATGTTTGCTTCGAAATATTCTGTTGGATATCTTTCATTGTGCTTTGTACACCAATCATAAACTGAGTTTTGTTGCGCCTGTGTTGCCTTTAATTTATCTCCAGTAAAATATGAATTCTGACCGAATCCTCCAACCTTGATCCAACCAAGATCTTCAAGTATGCATTCTGATCTGTTGTTTATGTATCCTGTGTCATCTTCCCAGTCAACATTGCTCAATGTGATTCTTACAATTCTCTCAGCCATATAAATATGACCTGCATATTCGCATCCGTAAAACTGTCCTTCTGGACTAAACCAACCAAACTTTGACGTCAATTGAGAATCTATTATTGGTCGCTCTAATTCTATTCGCTTTTCTTGTGTTTCTTTGTCTTCATTTCGCTCTGAGACTACAATGTCTTCTTCATCATACTTCTTTCGAAAAGCTATAGGCAAATCTTCAGTAGTATAACGGAACAAATGACCATCTTCTTGAAGATTCCGGCAAGCATTTACTGCTTGTTGCGGCGTCTTCTCGACGTCCATCCAGACTGGCGGCGCAGCTATTTTCTCAAACAATACGCAATGCATCTCTCGATCAGGACATTTGAGACAAAATATCCTGTCTTTATCTTTATCTTTACAATAGAATCTTGCCCTACTGTCGCTAACCTCTTGATCAGCATTTAGATTTCTTCTTTGATCAAAATTGACAGTTGAGAAATTGTCTTTGTAATATGAAATGTCATGAAATCCATAAGACGTCACATAAGAATATGGCACAAACCATTTCTGACCAATTCTTACATAATGGCCATACATTTCGTCAAGTCTTTGCATGTACTTGACATCTGCTTTTTTAGTCAGTCCTATACCTACATTTGAATCACCAGTAAACTCTGTTGTGCCTGAAAGCACTGCTACAATTGTATTGAAATCTATGCCAACAAGAGACTTGTTCAAAAATCTAACGGCATTTTCCCATTCATTCTCAACAACCAGACTTCTAGCATGATCAGTCATGAACTCACCAGTGATAGTGAAACAAACGCTCTGTATTTTTGTTTTTGTACTCATAATGTGATCATTGAAAAAAAAAGACAATTGCACTTTGTGTGTACGCCTACGGGAATTCAATCCCGGGTACTCCCTGCTAAGGGCTATACTGCTATTCGTACAACGAGGACAATCCGTACCCTCCTTCGAGTACCGGCTCTAAGCCTCGATTCCGAAAGTGCAATCGTCAAAGTTGTGGTCACTTTGTCCTCTTCAAAACAAGCTTGACATGTGTGCGATCTTGTAAGTCCACATTGAAATCTTTCATCACTTGTTGACGAATGAACGGTAGCGTATAGTGTTCAATGTAAGTGGGTTCCCAGTTTTCGGGAATAAGATTGAACAGATTTTCTAATGACAATGGTAAGTAATTCTCTCGAAATTCACGATCCCAACTATCAACGTACCGATATGTCAATAGAAAATGTACCAGTGACCAATTTTCATTGAGATTTCCCCAGTGCGCTTCCCACTGTGCAAGCAAATCTTTATCATAACGCATTCTTATCTTTGCAACACTTAATGAATCACTTGGTCGACTTGTAGTCATTGACACGCACATATCGCGAATTGCTATGTAGTCATAGTCATTTGAAAAAACTGCAGCCCAAAATTCTTTGACTGTGTCTGGTCCATACTCATACACTTCATGAATAAGACTCATAAGACTCAAACAAATTTTCTTGTCAGCAGCTCGATATTCATGGACCACTTTTTGAAGCGCAACGACGTCAGAAACGAACCCGATCTGATCTATACCTCTACATGAAAGTCTTGCTGCAGCAATCATCTCTTTAGAATTATCAAACCCAACATATTGATTGTCGGGCAATATGCCATGAGCTAGCTTGATCATCGCACCATCTGCACAACCATAATCAACAAACACTGAAGCATCTTCAGTTTTGTCAAGAAAAAACAACTTGTCAATTAGCGCTTTTTGCATCTCAGAATTGTAATGCGCAAGATTGACGACTGCTGCAGATTTTACCGTACTTATATCTTTGTAGTTCATATTCTCTGAAAACTGATATTTCTAGTCGTAAGCACTTCGTTTGCCAGCCTTTGCAACTCGACTAGTACTTCTGTATGTGAGCGACCAACGCAGTCACCGATCATTGCAACATGGTCAACAAACGACTCGTAAAGATCATCTTCTTTACCATGAGCAATCTCAAAGTCACCCGTGTTAGCATAGTGCGCTATTTCAGACACAGTTTTGCGAATGCCTTCAATCGACATTGAGTCAACTATGCTATTAGCTTTTCGTATGCGATCAATAGCATTCAAAATGCCCTTCATGTCATTGGCTCTTGCAAAGTTCTCAAGCGTCTGTAACTCACTCGTAAGTTGACTTGTCTTGATATCATTCATCACTTGCTCCCAATTTTAAGATATGACGTTCCAACTATGACACATCACCAAACTTATCCTGTCACAACAATTCCATTAGGTTGAGGCTCAACCCCTGCAAGAATGCGATGTGCTTTCAATACATCTAACTGATTCTCTCCATCTAGAATTGTATGAATGGCCCATGACTCTCTTCCGGCAGGCGATCTCTTGAAAGTCTGTGAAAAAGTCGCTGCAGCGTCTAAGTACCGTTCCTTGTCTGCCATAAACTCCTCCTTTGTATCACTCCATCATTTTCCAAAAGTCAGCTTCAGGTATCACGCTAATACCCATCGCACTCGCTTTTGAAAGTTTGTTACTATTTGGTCGACATGCGAGTAAGTAATTCAACTCTTTACCCACTCGCTTAATCTCTCCACCATTCGCTTGAACCAGCTCATACCATTCTTCTCGCTTGTATGCTTTCTGCGTTGCCGGATTAATCTTTGTCAATGGACCAGTCACTTGGAATGACTTACCTTGCAGTTTCGTAGATTGTAATGTAACGGCCACTGGCTTTTTGATCTTGATACCACAACCCATCAACTTCTCAATCAATGGTCGTCGTTGTTCCAATCCTTCAACAACATCCTTTGCTCTTGAAGGACCAATACCAGAAATCTTAGCCAAATCAGTCTCTGTAACTTCTTCCATCAATGCGTACAAATCATACTCGTCAGTGATCAATTCAGCCATTGTCTCACCGAGAGCAGGAATTGCAAGTGCACATAGAAGAGTAACGACATCCATTTCTTTGCATTTTTCAAACCCTTCAACGATTTTCTTCGCTGATTTGTCTCCTGACCTATCAAGACTAGCAACTTTTTGCATTGACAAAGTGTAGAAATCTGCAGGATCCTTCACCAAGTCTTTTTCATACAACTGTCGAATTGTACTTTCTCCTATATCAGTCAAACTCATTCGCTTCTTCAAAACATCGACCCAGTGACGAAGCTTTCTGAACTCTTTACCAACGCAATTGTCACTTTCACATACCAAATATGCACCATCAGGATCTTTCACCAACGGTCCTTTACATGAAGGACAAACTGTCGGAGCTGTGATTTTCTTTCCGGCAGACTTGATGACTTGCACGACCTTTGGAATGATCTCTCCTGCTTTGATCACCAAAACAGTATCACCAATGCCAACACCAAGTCGATTGATTTCATCGATGTTACACAATAGAGCGGCTTTCACCATCGAACCATCAATATTCACAGGATCCAAAACTGCATTTGGTGAAACAACACCGGTTCTACCAACTTCCCAAATACAGTCAAGCAAAGTAGTAGCTACTCCTCGAGGATCAAACTTGAAAGCCACTTGACCTTTGGGATCACCATTGGAATGAATACCGAGCTCTTTTGACGTAGTGATGTTGTTGAGCTTAATCACCAAACCATCAATGTTATACTTCAACTTTGCTCGATCTGAATCCATATACTGTTGACGAACATTGATGACTTCGGCCGGAGTAACCAACTTGTAATTGGTCGTTACCAATCCCAACGTGTTAGACAAGTAATCAAGCTTTTCAGTTTCAAACGAAAACGAAACATCAGGTGAAACTATGTCATAGAGAATCACGCAAACGTATTCAATGTACTTGCCATCAAATCGTTTGAGAATTCCATTTGCAGCATTTCGAGGATTTGAGAATGACACTCCGGGCAGACTGTTGAGTTTTTCGAAGTCAGCATTGAGGATGATTGCTTCACCACGAAGACTTGCAGTAATCTTCTCCGGTATTGTCTGTTTGACAAACTTCATCAACTTTGCATTAACAGTAACATCATCACCAACTTTACCATCTCCTCGCGTTATACCTTGCACAAGTTGGCCATTGACATAGTTCAATGCTAACGATGCACCGTCAAACTTGTCTTCAAGAACCAATGTCTTTCCTTGAATTCCGCTTGACTGAATCCACTTGTTGAATTCAGGAATGGTCATTGCATTTGCAAGCGATGCCATTGAGATCGAATGTTCGGCTTTTTGCCAACCATTCTCAGAATCCGGCGGTGCGCCGGTCTTCTTCAACTCAGGATTTTCAGGATCAAGCTGCTTCAACAGTTCAAGAATTGCATCATAGACTTGATCTGAAATTCGAGGTTCTTTGTTGTAGTACAGATACCGATGAAGCCTAATTTCTGAAGCAAGTCGTTCAACTTCAGCTTTGACATTTTTCTTCATGTTTCTCCTTGGTTAGTCCTTATAGTATAGTCATATTGTAAGGCGTAGATTTACTAGAAACAACAAGAGAAAAGCTGTAGAAATCAATAATCTACAGCTTTTTCTATAGGCCGATCTACTTTTTCTTTGACTTTTTAATGCCATAGAAAGCTATGATTAGCGTAGAGACTGCACCAATTAGACCTACTAAAGCTTCGATAATCTTGATGACAATGTCAAGATTGTTTCGATGAGAATCAGATTGAGCTTGCAAGTTCTCCATTATAGTAGTCATCTTACTTATTGAAGCTTGTACATTGGCCATATCTTTGTCATATTCATGAACTGTAATATACTGATTTACAGTCGGCAATGGCGGTAACGGTGGTAATACATTAAACAATTGCGCCGGCGGAGTCAATTCAACATGTTTGAACCCAAACTGTTCTGACGCAAGTGTTTTTGATCTAGCACTTCTAGCCAGTAATGAATCTAATGGCGTCAATTGCGCGCTGACAATAGAGCTACATACTAGTATAGACAGTAACATCTTCATGCATTGTCCTCCTCTAGTATTTTTTTAGCAAGAAGCTTACCGTTTTCATTAATGTTATGAGGGCAATCAGTCCATGAACACCATTTACAATTATCACTTACTACTTTCTCAAAACAATCTGCTTCTATTGCATCGAACATCTTGTCAACTTTTTTCATCACAGCGTAATAATCTTCATCTGTAACTTTCACATCAACTATTCTATTCTCTTTCTTTGACGGATGCACAAACCTCACGCAATCTTCAATCATATCAAATTGCTTAGCAAGAGCCCAACTGTAAAGTATCGCCTGCAATCTATACTTCTCTGCACTGTGTTTGCCTGTTTTCCAATCCAAAATGTAGATCTTACCATTTACTTCAATAAGTAAATCCATGTACCCGTGAACATTAATCAAAAACCTACTATTACTATACGGTTGCTTAAATTCAAGCTCTGACCCTATAGACTCATGCATCCAATCGTTCTCTTTTGCCATAGCGACCCAGTTTTTTATCAGCGTAAAACCTGAGCCTCTTGCATATTTCAATTCTATTTTTTCAGCCTTTTGCACTTTGACTTCAATATCAAAAAATTTCTCCCAATTTTTGAACAGATCATATACCCTAAACGTTTTTTGTTCGTAAAATGACTCTAGCAATTTATGAAATGCTTGACCAAGCACTAATGGAGCACTTGGCACTTTAAGAGTCGGGCGTTTAAGCACTTTATCTTGCTTAAACGCCCAAGGACACGTGCAAAAGTAATTTATTGTGGATGCTGATAAGTTGAAATCAAGCGTTTTCAACATTCTTCCTTACTGAATCAGACAACCACTTAGTAGCCTTTTCATGCTTAACAGCTGTTTCACTTGCACGATAATTTGTGTCCTTCTTCAAATTCTCAAGAACAGCTTCTATTTCTTCGTCACTCTTATTCAGCGTCTTAGCTCTATTAACAACGAAAGCCTCAACTTCTTCCTTAGATGCCGTAAAATTATTGACCATACTAACATGATCAAGAAATATCTTTACTTCAAGAGTCTTTTCAACTCGAGGTCTCTTTTGAGCATAAAATACGTCCTTACCATTCTTATTCTTCTTCAAAAAATCTGCTTCAGTTGTATCCATCCGATACATAAGCTGATGCCATTCATTAGCAAGTTCCCACTCAATCATAGCAGTCGGTATCGGCTCAATCTTAGCCTTCAACACACATTGGGTTAAAATGTCAGATTCATAATTCTCTTCATCAATTTTAGCATGATCTACAATAAGTTTGTCACGAACAGCTTGTCGAAATCCATCCACCGTCTTATCATCATCACTTGCAAGTTGCTCAATAGTCTTAATCTGTTTTGAACCGATTTTTGTAATCTTCACAGTAAATTCAGCGTTCTTACCTTGCAACTCTTTTGCATGATAATCATCAGGAAACTTGGTTATGACCTTACCTTCTTCATTCAACTTAAACTTGACCATCTGTTCTTCAAAACCGCTAATGAACTTAGTCTCGCCAACAACAAATCTAAAATTCTTGGCTGTTCCACCAGAAAATGATTTGCCATCTACTTGACCTGAAAAATCTATGATCAAAGTATCACCGTTTTTGATCACATAATTTGAATCAGTAATGTTATCAAACAAAGCCTTTGAATTTTGTATTGTCTTAATCTGATCATCAACCATTTGTTCTGATACAACCGTGACATTTTTCACTACACTAACTTCATTAATGTCAAATCGTTCAACTGCCGGCTTCAAATACACTGTAGCCTGAATTGTCAATGGCACATTATCCTCAAATGGACCAACGACTTCAAAATCAGATGCTTCAACAACTTCAAGCTTCAATTGTTCAAGAGCTCTTTTGTACAGCACATCAAATACTTCTGAATAAGCAGTGTATTTGTTGAAGTGAGGTTGTTTCTCAGCTACTTCACGAGGCACACTACCTTTTCTGAAACCATTAGCTGAAATAGTCGGCTTGAGCTTATCATAGACGACATCAATCAGCTTTTTGACTTCTTCAGGACTCTCAACTAATCTAATCTTGTGCGGCGTTGCCTGTCTTTTCAACTTAGCTTCCATTTTAATCTCCTTCACAAAGAAATTTGAATTTAGCTGCTTTGTCTGTAGTGTCAGTCTTTTTTATTGTTGCAGGCTTTACAATGACTCGCTTACCTTGTAGTTTATCAGCTGTTGAACTATGTCCTTGGCTACGCAATCTATTTGCAATAGTTACCAATTCTGGAATGATCACTCTTCTTTTCGACATTTGCGTAATCTCAACAAGTTATTCTTGTATCTATACTTTATCGGTATCACACCTAATTTTACTAGCTCTTTTGCAACACCATCAATATAACCGTTTGCAATTACTACACCGACAATTTTGTTCCATTGTTTCAAAATCAGTTTGAGTTTGAAGTCAAGCAAGTACTTGTCAATCTGCGAAACGACGCTGAATCTTGCGTGACTTTTCTTTGTTTCAATAACGTATACTGTCAAACCGTCTTTTGCAACAATATCTACTTTGCCGTACTTTGTTGGATGCTCTATATTGTAAATGTAAAAATCATCTGATGCACCAAATAGTTGTTTCAAACAGTCAGGATCTTTACAAATCAACTTTACTAAGTCACTCTCAAGCGCTACTTGCTGATCATCTTTATTTGGTGCATCAACATTATCGTCTTTGTAACTGAAATTCTTGACAGTTAAGCCATTTTCAACAGCAGCTGATAATTGTTGTAAATGATTCCAGCGGTCATCAGCTCTCAGTGTCTCAAAGTTTCTTTCATCTGCTATAAATTCATCACGTAAAAGATCCAAGAACATTTTAGCATCTTGGCTGTTACCAAGAAGTGTCGCATTGTACAAACTATAGTAAAAGACTTCAACGTCACCTGTTGACATTAAGCATCTGTCACTGTTTCTAGTATACGCGGAAATGACTTAATGACGTAGTTTGCCACTTCATCTTCATCAATTTCTTCTTTTCGTTCTTCAACCATAAACAAAATAATCGCAGCAGCGACTATGTCACACACTACCGCCTTATCAAATAACTGTCCTTTATCACTCATCAGACGGTGCCTCTCCTGTAATTTGTTTCATTATCTCGTCATGCTCATTATATTCTTCATCATATTCAATACTCATTACATCAAACTTTCTCTTCAGGAACAACGTTGGTCCTCGACCATCTCGATACTTAACAATTGTCATCTTCAACCATTGTTGTTCATCTGATATTATTCCCAACATGACATCCGAATTCTGACCAAGTCTATCAGAACTAGCCGAATCCATGGCATCCATATCTTTACCTTGCAGATGCCTCTTGTGACCTTCACGATTAATCTGGTTAGCATTTATGACAGGCACATTCAATTTTCTACCCATCAATTTCAAGTCCCACGATATTGCACCTACAGGATCATCGTCATCTACATTTGGCTTCATCAAATAAATTGGATCTACCAATATCAAATGTATCTTCTTGCCACTTGATTTCTCAAAACTATTAATTCTTGATTCAATGAAGTTAGCTTTGCACATTGATGGTGCATCTAAAATCATGAATACATTTTCACGCTTGCTTCTTTCTTCTTTAACCTTCTGTTCAATATATAGCAGCTCTTCATCAGTTAATAAATCGGCATTTTTCATTTTGAAGTATGGAACGCCGGTCATCTTCGAATATAGACGCCGTTTTTGCTGCATTATCGGCATCTCAATCGTCACATACAATACATTAAATCCGGCTTCCCAAGCAGAATATCCAAAATTCAATAGTACGATTGACTTTCCTTGACCTGTACGACCCATCACTGTGATTAAATCTCCGCCCATCCATCCACCGGTAGCAAGTGTTAGTGGAGGAATACCAGTTTCAACACCTCTATATTTTTCCGGATTGTCATGTCTGTCTTTTATTTCAGCAATATCATCATCAACACTCATGAACGCATCTTCTTCAATAATACGATCACGAGTACTTTGATCATTAATTTTGTCTAATGTTAATTCTAGTTTTCGAATCAACGGTGCAGCACTTACATCTCTAGTACCTTCTTTAATTGACTTCAAGTCTGATAATACGCCCTGTGTAGCATCAAATATTTGTCGTATATGAAATAGATTTTTGATTTCGTCAACAATTGGTTCTAATTCTTGTTGTTCAAATTTCCTGTTTAGTATCTTTTCAAATAGTGCTTTTGCATCAGCAATTGACTGTTCTTTTTTGTACTTCTTGATTATTTTCTGCTTAACAAGATCTATAGTGAGGGCAGATGCATACGAATGGTAGTGCATCATTATAGTTGAAAATAGCCAACTTCTAAAGTCAGTTGTAAAGCATTCCGGTGAGACGCAGCTGTCAATTAGTTTCTCTATGTTGCGAACAGCAGCCTGCGCATCAATAGTGTCATGATTAATGAGACTTTTGAGTAGTTTGTTTTCGCTAGCTATTGCAGTGAATAATTTGTCAGACACGATGGCCTTTTTTTCCAGTTCGACTAAGTTGTTCTAAAAGCACTTTTGATTTTTCTTGTCGAATATCTGATCCAACAAGTCGTATCTCGATCAAATTTGACTTCAATAATGCTACTAGTGATTCATTGAAAATTGTTGACGATGAAGTTATGTCGTGCATTGATGTAAGTATTGTCACCTTTTTTTGATTACATCTGGTGACGAACAATTTGTCTAGAAATTGAGTTGATTGGCTAGTTTGTACATGATAGTCACGACCAATATCATCTACTACTAGAAAATCTACATTTGTGACAATGTATTGGTATTTCAATTTCAAGTTGTAATCTTTCCAACCTGAAGTTATGAAATCTACCAAGTCAGTCATTGATATGAAATAAGCAGTGAACTTTTGTCTTATAGCTTCAATTGAAATAACTATTGCAGCAGTTGTCTTTGCCAGACCATGTGTACCAGAGAAGAACAATCCAGTGCCATTCTCTCTAGCTTTTTCAAGGTTATTGTAATACAGCGTGTAGTTCTGTATAGACTCATCATTAGCAACGTCATTGCTCCAAGTGTCAATGACATGATTGAAATTGAACGAATGATAATTTGCAGGAATGTTGGCTAGTAGCAGATGTCGTTTGAGTTCATTATTTTCTTCTTTTATGACATGTCGAAGACCGTCAAATTCTGACAATTCAAACATTCGAAAATAATGATCTAAGAAATTTCGCTTTTGATTCATAGTCTATACTATACTTTTTCATGCTCAAGTTTTAGCCATTCATAGTCTGAAAATAATTCATCTTCTCTATTCTCAGTCCGTAGAATGTCAGCACCCATGCGCCACAATCTCACTAACTCATCAACACTGTTATTTGTTAGCATTTTTTGATAAATAGCATTATCGAGGACATTACCTGTAGCTAGTTTGATAGAGAACTTTTGAGTGCCTGATTGCTTTTGTTTTTCTGTTTCTTGTAAAATAGCCTCTTTGTTGACACGAGGTTTGTCTTGCAATTCCATTGAGATACCTTCAGCCATCTTGAAGACATATCTGAATCCTCGTTGTCCAGCTATTTTAGGGTTATCATTATACTTGTGACAAGCTTCATTTAGAATGGCTTCATCAAAATTCGACATGTCGAGTAAAAACTGTGCAATAGTGCCAACAGTAAACCGCTTGTCTCTCTCCATACAATGTCGCTGTATTAGTTTGATTGTCTTAAGTAGTGATTCTATTAGAATGCTGCTAGGTTTAGAAAGTACAAGCTGAATTTTCTGCTTGATAAATTCATCAGATACTTGTTTTTGTTCTTCTTGCTTTTGTTCATCTGTGAAAACAGTTACTCTAATATTTCTAAGATGATCTTTAGCTGAAAATTCAGAATTGTCTTGTCTAATCTTTCTACCATTCAAAACATATGTTATAGCATTTTCATGTTCTTTTTCAATTACAATACCGTAATTGACTAATTCTTTCCAAACACTGTCAGCAGAAGTGATGTTGATGCCTATAGTTTTTCGTAATGTTTTAGCATTACGAATACTCACATCGTCACTTACTGTGCGAGCAAGATAGATCATTTTAAGTAGGACTTTGAACGCATCACTGCTTAATTCATTGATATACTTTTCTAAGATGACTGTTTCGATATCAAAATACGTCATTATGAGTACTTATTGGCAAAAATTGTCGATAACTTTACACAAACTTGTGGTCAAATAAGCAGTATACGTAGCAGTGATTAAGGAAGGATTATCTGAAGTTAAAAGCTATCAATCAGTTGGAACTGTCTCTCTTGCTCACAAATTGCTCGACGCTTCTTGTAATGTCCAATCAAGTACCGTAAATTATCCTTAAAGTCTATCACGATAGCCTCTGTTTTGCCATCTGACAATCTCAATGTCCGACCTATTCTCTGTATCACTCTTGTCGGTGATTTACCACCACCTGCTAATATCAGTGAATCAAGCGCGGGTATATTCAAACCCTCATCGGCTAAGGACGTCCCTAAAATCACGTCTAGCTGCTTATTTCTAACTTGGTCAATATACTTCTTTCTCAGCATTTTGTCAACATGACTGTATATGAACTCGCACGATATACCGTCAATCGCTCGTATCATTTTTAATAACAAATGACCATGATTTTTTGTAGTAACTGTTATCAAGATGGATTTGTTAAGACCATGAAGTCGCTTAACGCAATCTACTATCAACTGATTTCTATATGTATTGTTGACAATATACAGTTTGTAAATCGTCTTGTACTTTTTCCTACTAAACTTATATGCTGCATTTTTTGACCCCTGCAAATAATAAATCTTCGGTCTCACTAAATACTCGTGCTCAATCAAGTATGATGCAGAAACTTGTGCCACAATGCTTCCAGCATAAGCTTGCAGTACCATGTCACGACCAGTGCCGGTTTCAGGGGTAGCAGAGAGACCTCCTCTGAAATAACTGCTTTTACAGACTTTCATTGTTTCGACATACGAATTTGCCGACAAGTGGTGGCACTCGTCAACCATAATGCATTGAACAGTTTGCAAAAATCTCTTAATGCTATCATTTCTCAAATAGCTTTTCTTGACGATAGTGTCATTTTCCATCTGCTCTTTTTCAACTTCATCAAATGGCACGTATTCTTTACCTAACACTGCATGAATTGTCTGAACCATACAAACATTGATTTTTTTGATATCACATTCACCACCGCCAATTTTACCTATAGGGATCTGTAATAATTGAGTCAAGTCATCATAAGCTTGCTCAAATAAATCACCAGTATGCACTACAAATATTGACGGCATATTCAATTTAGCAAGAATAGCACCGGCAATAACTGTTTTACCGCCGCCAGTTGCTACTTGAATTACAAATCGCTGATGATCAATAGCGGCTTCAACGATGTCAGTTTGGTAAGGTCTAAGTTTAGCGTGTAGTTTTAATGGTTTGTTTGTAGCAGGTTTTAGTCTATTGTCAATGACATCGTAATCAATCTTGTGAGTTTCAAGAACATCAGCTGCTTTTGAAAATAGTCCAGTGGGAAAAGATTGTTTTTGTCTGTTGTATAGAACATGATCAATTGTGACAAAGTTGAATCCATTGAACTCGCTTGTCTTGTATGTCATCGCAGCATATAGGTCATAGATTATGGTATTGTCAATGTTACCAACTATTTTGCTGTTTATGTTGTTGACTTCAATTTTGATCATAATAACAATAAGTCATGCAAAAAAGCTATGATTTTTCACATAAAAAAGCCAGCATTTCGCTGGCTAATTCTAATCAAATTATTCAATTTTATCTAATTAACGGTCTATTCTTTATGAAGTAAAAATCTACACCAATATGAGTTATATCTGCTGATGTCAACTGATTCGCAGCATCATTGTTCGAATATGTCCACACATACAACACTAACTCATTCTTCATTGCAAATCCTGTAGAAGCAACAGCTATTCCAAACACTGCTACTTGCTTATAATTTGCAACTACTAACGGCATCATCATTATTGACTTCAATGACGTTGCCTCATTACCGCCACGCTCAACTGCATTCAAACCTGCATTGTATCTAGCAGTTATCACATCATCTATCTTCAAAACTGACTGTGAACTTGTCGCATACTCTAACAAACTTGCAACACTATGACATACATCAACTGATGCAAACTTTCCAAGACTAGCAACACCAGTTATTGAATCACCCTTCGTCAAATGCTCAACATCTAACGGTGTCGGCAAATTCGATATCAACGGTCTAATATACGTCTTACTATCAATATTAACTGTAACATTTGCTGTACCATCAGTATGAGCGTAACCTAACAGTGTCTTTAGCGTTGCATCAAGTTCAATAGCTTCAACCATACCCTGGTAAGGTAAGTGCTTATATGAAATCTTAACTTGAGCTCCATCATGAGGTTCAGCAATATAATCCATATCAATCCACAATTGCTGACCATCAACAATTATTGCACTATCAAGAACTGTAATCCAATTGTCTACAGGAACAACGCTATTTGTAACATACGCATTCACTCTAGCAGTAGGTATACTCTTATACGTCATCTGGAAATCTGCCGGATTAGATGACGGCGGTGAATAAATTGCGCCACTACTATTCACTAACACAAACTGATCAATGTCACCACTTGAACTCTGTCGATAAACAGGTGCCCAACCAGCAATAATAAGATCCAATGCTAACGGTACATACACTATTGACGATATCTTAGCAAACGAATATGGCGCATGAATTCCGCCCGACGGATGTCTAAACACTTGCCCTGAAATCATTGAAGGATTCTGCGCTGTAAATGGCTCAGACGCTATTTCTGTAGTACCAGTAGATGTAGTATACACACCACGAACCATCCACACCTTATTTGTAGCAAATGGTAAATATATTCGTCTAGATGTGTTGCTTGTATTTGTAACGAACATCGTACGAGTACTACCATTAACTGATGTAGTTGATGACACTATCGGCGTTACACTTATTTGTTTATTTCGCATTGCTGTCTGATAATTTGCAGCATAACTATTAACAGTTCCAGTATGATTGTAATTCAACTGCTTTGAATGTCTCATTGAATATAGTGACGTGTCAGACATGTTAGTGCCTGATCGAACTATACCACTATGAGGATTGTAAGCAATTTGTGCTATAGGAAAAGTTGCTGCATTCACGTAATTCACAGATAGTACTTCGTCTGGTACAAACGTCAAACCGTAATTACTTGGATACTGTACATCGTAAACAATCCAAATCTCTTGATTAGTTAATGAAACATTAGTACCTAATGTAAATGTAGCAGTAGCTGTTCCAGTGTTTAACCATGATCCAACAACATCTACTAGTCCTACAGTATTCATATATACATACGGTTTTGTACCTGGACCAGCATCATCAGTTCCAAGAATAATTGTTCCAGCAGGAGAACCTGCAGGTGCTTTAACTACAATAGTATTACCATTAGCCCAATTGCCAAGACCGGTTGCTCGATAATAGTCTTGAGAAGAATCTGTATCGACAGTATTAAGTCTAACAACATTTGACACGACTGTTGTTTGCAAATCACTAATAGTAGTTCTAGTTTTGTCAGCTGCGCAAGCTATTGAATAACCTGTTATTGCTGCATCGCTAAATGCGTCATACTTAATAGTAATTGGTCGTCGAACATTGTTTTGACCAGTCAATAGTTCTTGTACAGATGACTTCAAAATTTCTTCATAAGTAATCTGTTTTCCAAACACAAGTTTGTGCCGCAAGTCAATTACATCTTGTTGCGCCACTGAATCATTGAATAATCCGTCAGGTCTATCAGATATTCCGCCAATTACAACATCTGATGCTTGCTGACCATTCAAATCTTCATCAATGAAAGGTGATATTGACCGTCTAAATACTAGTGCTACAGGAATGGCATAAATGTAACCATCAACACTCTTAAGTTGTGATCTTGATGCAATGTCTCCGTTACCTGCTCTCCACAGCCCGTAATCACCTGTAGATGCACCCATGTTTGAGAAATTAAATGGGTTTACAGGCAGTAACGCACCACCTTGAGCAAAGGTGATTGCATCAAATATATTTGAATTTTGAGCACTTGGAGCAGCTACATTTTCTTGAATACGAAGTCTATACTGAATCTGTACTCGCTTAGTAGTTTCAGGATAAACAGCTGCTATGATTGGATCAATAATGTCATCAGCTAATGTGCTAGTGACATTTTGAACATTGCCTTCTTTGTAAATATGTGTAGCATCTGGTTTGTAATCTGTCGATCCGCCAGATATCATCGTCTTCCATACTTCAAGGAATATGAAATCGTATCGATGATTACCGGCACCAAGTGAAGCTGCACTCAAGTTAATATCAGATGTACCAGAAGATAATACATTTACTTGCCAGCCATTTACGAATGCAAAGTCTTGGGGCATTTGAAATTTGTTTGACCAAGTGGCATTGAATGCAAATGATGAAGTATTTAAGAAGCCGCTTTGGGCTTGATTTGAAATGTATTTCTGAAACTTGTCTGATATGACGTCAAATAATAGATTGAGTTCTGAATCAAGGACAGGTTTACCATCTTGAAATATTAGAGTATCGTACCCGTGAAATTCAGGCTGTAGTGTTCTAGATACTCCGGTGCCGTAGTCAAGTGTTGACATTATTTGCTCCTGCTGTCATCTAAATATGATTTGACTCTTTCTTTTTCAGCCTCTAATTCATTATGTTCATCTTGGTCAAATGCAATCCAACCTTTGTCATGTGTTAGCAATCTGTATTGACCGTTATTGAATTGCGTCGTTCCGATAGGAATATCTCTTGCTCGAATTCTATAGTGTGATCCTGGATGATCTTTCAAATGTCTTCGTTGTTCATCAATTGATAGGCTGTTCCACCATTCACTGGTAGCTCTATTAAGTGCCATTTTAGCAAATTCTTTACTGATAGTATTTGAGTGTTTATGTTTTTGAATTGCTCTTTCTTGACGTAATGCCTTTTCTTTAGATGGATGTCGACCAAGTAATTTAGAGCCGTCACTAGTATATAGACAGACCTTTTGTTCTTTGCCTGGTCGACTGTCTTTGTCTTTTTTCTTACAAGGTCTGATTACTGATTCTATATCTTTCATTTTTTACCAAGTAGTGTTTTGATTCTATCAAGCATTGATTTCTTTTTAGGTTCCATCTTCTTTTTTGCAGCGTCTTCACGAATTTTTTTAAGGAATGGATCATTAGATTTTACAGGTTCTTTTACTGGTTCAGGCTTTGTAATTTCATCTATTTCTCTTCGAACAGCGTCCTTATCAGATATATCAGGTTCTGATTTCGTTTCAGGACCTTTGCTTGTATCAGCTAATAGTTGGTCAATGTCAGTCTCTTCAGGCTGTTCAGGCTGCTCAGCTACATCAATATCAGACGGTGTGCGTTCTTTTTGTCGTTTGATGTCAGTTTGATCACTACGAGTTTTTTCAAGTTGTTTTTGGCGTTCTTCACGTCGTTTTTGTAATTCTTCTCTCTGAGCTCGTATTTTATCTATATTAGCATCAAGTTCTTTTGATCGTCCTTCGAGTCTTTCGCGTTGTGCATTAAGTTTTTCACGAACACCAGCCATTTGCTTCTGAAATTCAATATATACTGGATCATCTGTCGCTTTGAATCTCTGTACTGTCGGTAACTCAGGCTTTTTTTCTTTCTCAATGAATTTTTGTTCACCTCTAGTTACGCTAGTAATTTTTGCATCGTCATTTTTATCAATGAATCCAGTCTGTAGTCTTGTAGGTGCACCACCAATAGATGGGTCTTCAAAATATCCGTCACCATACATCAATAGATCTGTAGCATCTGATACACCGATATTTTCAGCATCACTCTTGTTTTGCAATCTAAAAGTCATCTTAGCACCAATATTTGCCTGAATCTTTCCAGGTATATTTTGCTTTGCAGGTGACTGCGTTGCAATAACCATGTGAGCACCGACAGATCTAGCAACTGTTAGCATGTGATCAACTAAATTGAATAATCTTGCAGCATTCGGATTAACTTCCTTATTAAACAAATCTTTAGCTTCGTCTACTATCGTCACAATTCGATGCATTTTTTTACGCTGCTCAGCCGGTATTAGATCAAACGCTTTCTTTTCACTATCATTCATTTGTTCAGGCTGTTTAGCAATAAACGAATTCCAATCTTCAATATTCCTAAAGCTCATACCTGTCAAACCACTAGTGTTCTTAAAGAAATTGTTTCTTCGATTGACTTCATCACTTAGTGCTTGCAATGACTCTTCTGCTTCTTTTGCATTAGCAGCTATAGGTCTATCTAAATATTCACTATCCTTATATTGCGCAAACTCTGCGCCTTGTTTAGCAGCATCAATCAAAATCATCTTGGCTTCATCAGGTGACTTACCCATCTGAATTGAATTTATGATGCTCTGATTAAACACAGACTTACCTGATTTAGTGGCACCAGAAACTATCAAGTGAGGAGTTTTACTAAAATCGTAAGTTATTGTATTGTTGTTCTCGTCTTTACCAAACGCAATTGGCAATTTAGTAGGATCTTTTGAAGCTTTCACAAACGCATCATTTGTAATCAACTCTTTAAACGATACAGGATCTCTATCTCTTAAATCTGTGCCTTTAGGTACATGAACATCAATAGTATCTGTATCTCTATTTTCAGTAATAGTAACATTCTCTTTCTTACCAATAAAATGACTCATGACGGTCTTACTTTCAGACGACAATAGCTTATGCATTGCCTTAGCTTTGTCTTTATCTAAAAGCTGTTTCAGACTCAATTTGTACGTTACTACATTAGGACTATTGACAACATCTGAAACTTGCGCATCACCTACATCCATTGCCTTTAATGCACGATCTAAAGACTCTTGATATTGCTGAATATTTTTCAATTTCTGTGGATCTGGAGGTGCAGGATCGCTCAAATTACTTGCATCTCTATATATTTGACTTTCATTTTTCTTGACAGTTTCAATTGTGGTCTTATATTGATTATCAGTTTTGTCACCAATAGCTTTCAATCTCTGTTCATTCTCAACTTGTAACTTCTGCTGTAATTCATCAGCTTTTATTTCTTCTTTTTGTTCTTTTGGAACGTTAGCATTTGTAACAACTTTAGATTTTTCAGGCAATTTCTTTTTCTTACGCAATTCAAGATTCTTACGATTTTCTAAATATTTTCGATATTTAGCAGCCTCTGACAATGATTTTTTCTTAGGTTTAAGCTGCTTTTTCTTATCTTCAAACTCTTTCTTTAATTGCGTCAGATGCTTCTTAGGCAACTTAGCTTTTTGCTTTTTTGTATCAACTTTCTTAGTCTTAGAACCCTTCCATTGCTTATATAACTGTTTGTACAAGCCCTTTTGACGTTCATCGCCACTCTTTAATGACTTAATCTTTATTGTACGTGTCTTATCACGTTTAGAACTCGGATTCGACACACGCTTTTCACCCATCTCTTTATCAAAAGACTTCAAAGACTGCTTCTTTGCAGTCTTGAACATGCTGCTTGCTTGCAACTGCAAAAATTCATTCTGTATCAAAGCAAGAAATTTCATGTCAACCCTTCATTCATTTTTATTTCTCACCTTAAGTCAACTAGGCATGTTAGCTCACTTAAAATGTCAATCTCCAACAGATTGTCAGCGTAGATGTACTTGGTTTGTTCCAGACAGGGAACGTATGATAGTTCACCATATCTCCGCCGCCCGGCGTTGTTGATCCAGTCCCGCCAAATAATGACATTTCAACAAGCGCACCAACAGCTTCTGTATCATTATACACTGTCTCAAAATCAACTATATTGGTACGAGTCAGTGACTCAACACCAAGCGTATCTACATAATACACTCGATTGAATATCTTTCTAAACAACTCATTAACAAGCGCTATTTGCACTGCAGTTGCAACAGGCGGATTCTGCAAATCCCAACCGGGATCGCCAGTACCAACTGCTAATGTCTTCAACCCAGGCACATAAGTTCCCAGACCGGCATTATCTGACATCAACTGTGCCATCAAATAAGATGCTTGATCTACAATTACATTCTGTTCTACACGTGTCTCAATAGTACCATCTTTATGCTTCATTGTCATGAAGATGTCACCACGCTTAATCCATCGATAATTAGTCTCTTGCATATTTCCTCCAAATTTGTTAGAATTTTCTCTTCTCAATGGTTCCATCTTTATGCTTCATTATACCAATAGCTGCATCAGACTTAACTCGAGGCACTTGCTCTTTCATTGCCGGTGCTGCCTTTTTAGCCTGCTTAATCTGCATTAAAATCCTCCAAAGAATCGTTCAATCCAGAAGAACAACATATCTGTAGACTCATTAGTAATAGAATCTAAATCATTTGTTGTAAACGGATGAGCATTTGTTTCGTGACAAAAACCATATTCATTATCTACAGTTGTAACACTCTCAAGATACGGTATTGCAAATCTCATCATCACTTGCTCAATAGGCAACTCAAATTGCTCTCTAGCCAATATACCAAAATTAACTTTCTCTTTTATGTCTAACTCAACTCGCTCGTGATTAAAATCACTAGCATTAAAAAATAATGTCTCTTCAGGTTTCTTAACTATTTCGTTAAGTCCACCCCAATGCACATCTGAGAACATTCTTGTCTCGCATATATGTGCATGTAATCCTTCAGGAATATCATATGCAATTATTGCGTCACTAGGAACATTAACCTGATTCAGCAGCGCTTTCTTAGTTAAATCAAAAGCACCAGCAGTAACTGTATAAGTATTCGTATATAATCTAAGTTCTCTGTATATGACGTATTTATTAAATTTGTAGATAATTTTGACAGTCTCTGTCACTAATGGGTTCCTACTTAAACATATCTTACCAGTAAACCCGTTAACTGATATCACAGATATCGGTGGGCCAGCAGGCGTAACTACAAGCTGGATGTCTGTTGGATCAGTAGTTATCTTTGTCTCAGCTATGTTCAATATCGGTTTATAATATGCATAACAACAATTGTTTGTACCATCAAACTGAGCTGTCACGTTCTCTGTTATTATCTCTGCTTTCTTGTATTTAGCTGCGCAATCTGTGCGAACATCTTCAGTGCCACGATAAGCAAAATCCCACCTAACAATCTCATCTTGTATGTCCTTAGTCCTAATAATCTCAGAGAATACATACCTTAACAAGAAATAAGTATGTGCCGGCTTAACCAATTTCAATACTGCAGTTACATTTGCATTAAACTCGTCCCAATTTCTAATAGGTATCGTCCCAATATTAACATCAAACGAAAACATGAATTGCCATGCTATATTATTCAAATACTCTCGAATAGAAACAGATTGCACACCAAGAAATACTGACAAACCCTCAATCAAGCTCTCCTTGGTTGATCCCTTGAAAAACATCTGCATCAACACTAACAACACTTCTCGATATCTATCATGCGAAAAATCTGCCCTTGGCTCAAACTTCAACAAATATCCCAAATTCTGATACAACAATTCTGATCGTGTCTGCTGATAATAATTGTCACGAGAATAATCTTCTGTCACTTGCATTGATCTGGCAATTTCAAGAGCCAATGACTTGAAATAACCATAAAACACTGTTGACTCTGAATCCTTATTATACGTACTCTCTAAATTACCCAAAATCCTATTCACAATATCAATATGATACTGATACCATCTATCCCTATACTCTCTTGGCGGCGTAGCTATATCTTTACAAGTGAAAAAGTAATTCTCAGTCGTCATTACATTGTTACTATAATCTCTAGCATCAACTGACACATTAACCATGTACTTATCTTCAAACGTCTCTGACGGTGTAATTGCAAGTAGATAACCGCGACTTCTCGGTATAAAGTACACATTCTTGTTATCTTCAAATCTAGCCACAAACATTGTAAACGTCGGATTCACTTGCACATGATACAAATTAATGAACTCTAAACTTGAAATCTGATCATAATCCTTATCAATAACAACCGCAGTAAATCCCGGTATCGCATCTAAAAATACACTAACTTTCTTAACCGTTGAATACTGATCATGCGTCAAATTTGCTGTGGCAACTACTATACCACCAACTGTCACATACAAATTGTTATCAAGCACATCTAAAAACACATCCGGCAATAAACCAGAATAAGTAACAGCTATCACATCTGTAGTAAGCACAGTGTAAGTAGTATTTGCAATCTTAACACTAACAGTTCGCAAATCGACACCAGACACGTCATCATCCAAGAAAATCATCACATTTGTATCTCTAGACACATCCTCAGCTTTATGCTTCGGCCAAAACCCTCTAATATACGGCGCAGTCGTATCTGTCGGAAATATACCAACTACAACAGGGATTAACGCGTTACCAGCATTATCATTAGCATAAATAACAACATTATCTAGATCTTGAAAATTTGGAATACTTGCAATTGGTCCAACTTGAACTTGCAAAGTATTATATGGTAACACACCCGTATATGAAAAGAATGCTGAATTCTTACTTGTAGAATACTCAATATCGTCAACAACTATTCTAACAGTATCAACATCAATACCAGACAATGCATCAGCAAAATTCACAGTCAAATGTGTCTGTACTGTAAATACAAGATTTGCAGGATCTATAGACGTTACAGCCGGTTTCTCTAAATCTAATCGCAATGAATTTGAAGCAGTCTTCACAGCTTCAACGTTACCAGCATTGTCAACTGTAAAATACTTGATGTTGTAAATACCACTTGCAGCAAACGGTATTTTTTCTGTGACAGTATATGATGAACTTGTAGTAGGATCAGGCGGTATTATTGGATCTACTGCAAATTCATAATATGTTCGATAAACACTGGAATGTACAGCGTCAATTGTCAATTGCAGTAATGCGTCATTTGTCCAATTTGTCGTTATACTATCTGTAGTGATTGGTATTGTAGTATCGAGCTTAAAAATATGCTGCTTTACAGATTCAACATTACCAACGTTATCGACACTATAAAAGTGTAATACGTGAATACCTTCAGACGGTATCAACAATGATGACAAATATGTCGAATAAGCAATTACATTATCCCATTTGTAATATGTACGATAGACTCCTGAATCCGGATCAACTGCATCTAAATCTATACTTGGCGATGTCACATACCAATTATTATTACCATCTGGTGGCAATGCGTCAACTGTAGTTTCAGGAGCAGTCTTGTCAATCTGTACTGGCAACGATTCTTCAATAATTTCGTAATTTCCAGCATTGTCAACACCGCGATACTTTACAATGTATTGACCAGTACTAGAAAGCGTCAATACGACCGAAGATGCAGGACCTAATATTGTCGGATCTGTTCCATCAGTGCTATATAATATCCTGTTAGTACCTGACGATGACTGATGATATGGATCAGGTAACGGTACTTCATAATCATTAGAAGTAATCGTAACTGTGACATTATTTACCGTCCAACCACTAATAGCATCATCAGTTGAAATCGGCGGATTAGTATCCAACTTTAATGTATTGCGACTAGACAATTGTGGTATAGAAGTGTTTGTAGTCTGTCGACCACGCTTGTCAACTACTATAGTCGTTATGTCTTTCGGGCCTTGTATGTCATACGACGGTATAGGCGGAACTATATCGTCAGGATAGATAAACGGATCAGTCTTGTCAGAAAAGTCAACTTCAATATCAGGATCATCAATGTCACCAATAATTATTTGCTTAGCGTTAGATCCTAATGCTGTATCAAACAATGTACAATACGTATAGTCTACTTCAACATTGTCACTAATTAATGGCACTGCATTGGCTGTAATCGTTATTTGATTTCCTGACACAGAAACGACAGCATATGTTTCTAACTGTGTTTTATTTTGCACTCTAGTAGCAGCAGTTAGTGTCTCATATGTCGTATTGATCTGTAATGTTTGATATACGCAAGTGAATGGTCCCGGACCAGACACACTTATTAATGTAGAATGCTCATTAAACACAAACACATTAGGACTTGAAACTTCAGCTTTTATTGATGGTCGTAATGGAATATCAGATGGATCGAGTCTATACCACCCATTATCACCATTTGGTGAGAAATCTGTATAATCAGTATTCTTTACAATACTTACATTAACTACAGGAGCTCGATTCAAAATTGCAACAGTCGCACCAAGATCTTTTACATCTTCAGTGTTACCGGCAGCATCAACGGCAAACCACTTAATAGTACTAACGCCATTTTCAAGAAGGTCAATTGTTGTACCTTCAGGTGATAATGTTGTAGGCTGACCATTTATTGCATAATAGACATGACTGATGCCGCAATAGATATAACTGACTTTGATAACGTCAGTATCTACAAACGCTTCGTTAGTATAGATCTTGTTGTCAGAAATGTAACTTACAGTTAATGTAGTAGCTGTTGTTTCGTTGTATACGTTAGAAACACTAAACAAGAACTTATGAGCGATCGTAAGTTCGTTTTTAGTGTCATCTTTAGTCGATATTATTTCATCTGTTATTGTATATTGCCTATCATCTACGGGCTTCAAGAATATACGTAATGGATCTGATACTACTATTTCTGGTTTTGCTCGATTTAATGACTGTATACCGATGCCTGCATTAGTTATATCAATCCAATGATTTGCGAGAGCATTACGATAAGTATCAGCTACTCGAATTTGAGTCGCCGATATTCTAACTGCGTAGTAATATCTACCAGTCAATAACGGATCAGGCAATTGCACCGTTGTTTGAAACTGTAGTACATTACCCGTATTAAGATTATGTGACACTGATGTCGTTAAAAAATTAGTCAGAGCGTCAGCTGTAAACACTTTGACAGTTGAATCTACGTTCATTACATTCAAATACGTCATCATTGACGACCAATCAGTATATGTCGTCAAATTTTGTCGCAATGAATCTGTCAACATCGGATAAAAATCATTATTTTCAATTACATGGGCCCACGACAAGATTATATTGAGATCATTGTATGCATTAATTGCAGTAGCATCAGTCGCAGTACTTGGCTCAATAAAATCATAATCAAACAGACGTTCTTGTGGTGTTTCTACGTTTCCAGAAACATCAACAGAGAAATATATCAGTCGAATTACTTTTGAAGTATAAGGTAATTGTATCGGTCCATCTTCAGGATGATACTCTAAAGTAGGATCTTCATCGAACTGATAGATTATCTTACTTACACCTGAAGTAATATCTACAGCTGAAAACGAAATATCAGGTGTAGTAGTATAATATCCACTACCATGATCTGGAACTACTGTCAAAGTAGTAACTGGAGCAGTGGAATCTAACTGATAAACTTTCTCTACAGTTGCTGTCTCAGTGTCAGTACTTGCAGTAGCAGCTACTTCCCAAATACCATCACCAGGAAGCACAAAATGACCAGTATAATTTACATACAAATACGTTTCTGTAAATGTATGAGGATACATGTCAACACTAAGACCAAATACAGTCTCTGTTGCATCATATGTTCCTGGACTTACAAACTTAATTTCTGATGTGGATAATCCTGAACCACTAGTTGGCGATGTAACTGTAACATAACCAGTACCCGCTAAGCCATCAGAACCAGTCTCTGTAGCTATCGGTACATCACCACCAATTGTATTATTGATCTGATCAATAATGTCTTGTATTGACGTCTTTGTGGAATCTACACCGCGAATGTTAATGACAATTGGTGTATTAGACTGATCAATCTCAAGAGCAATAAATGAACCACCGGACAAATCAATCAGTCCAGTGATTTGAACAGTACTTGTATACGTTGCTGTTGTGGGTTTGTTTCTAGGCGCAATCTTGTACTGTAATTGAGTTACTAAGTCAGGTTTAGTAGTTAGTAATCCGATTTGTGGTGATGATTTATACCAACCGTTTTCACCATTAATCGGAAAACTTTCAGTCATCAATACTTGTAAAGCACCAGTCGAAATTTCAACTCTAAACGGTATTGACTCTTTAACAGTCTCAACGTTTCCAGCATTATCCACAGAGAAGAACTTTACAACATATAAACCTGACGTCTTGATCTCAAATGATGTTGCAGGCGTCAAATCTCTAGTTGGAGTAGTGCCATTTGTAGTATAGTATGTTGACTGTTGACCAGAAGCAGAATCAGTTATAGTGAAGTTAATAGTTACAGGTACATGAACGACGTCTAACGGAACTGTAATAGCAGTCGTCGGTGCGTCGTTATCGTACTTGAAGACTATAGTTTGAATATCTTCTTTGTTACTAGCAGTATCTGTAGCATAGACCTGCAAATAGTGAATACCTTCACCAGGTATTGTAAGAGCTACAGAGTATTCTTGGAATGTAGTGCCGTCCCAAGAGTAATAGATTTTGTCAACGCCAGAAACAATATCATTAGCAGTTATTGTTATGACCGGTAGTGATTGATACCAACCATTTTCACCATCGGGTTGGATATTGACATGAATTGTAGATACCGGAGCAATACCGTCAATCTTGACAGATTCAGTCTGTACAGCATTTGCTTCACTAGTAGATATACTAATTGAGTAGTATTTTACAGTTGTCGTGCCTTCAGTCTCAATAATGAACGGTGTAGTATATAGTCGTCTAGACGGATTTATGAGAATTAATGGATCTGATCCATCTAATGTATAGTACGAATGACTGGGTTCATTAGTCTCTAGTATGACAGCAAAAAAGCTAGTACACCAACTAGTGGATATATTACTATTTGTTACAGGTATTGCCAAGATCTACCTCACATTAAATTGTGTGAATTACTAATGATTGCAAATTCAAGTAATCTAAGTCAGTGACCACGATATCTTTTGATCCTGTCTCGCCTGAAACATTGTATGCAGCAGTTATTACATAATTGTCAGGATTAGATCCGTCAGCAGTTGAAACGTATAATGAACCGTCACTGTCGATGAACCCTCTACTTAAACCATTTACAACATCATCACGCGAATTTACTAATTGTAATGCCACATCATTTGCACTAATTCTCCAGAACTTAGATACGTCACTAGCACTTCCAGCAGTACTATATCTTAGCACATTACTTGCAGTTCTATATGATGTTGTTATGCCTGTCTGATAAACCGTCCATACAGTGTTAGATTGGATAATTTCATTAGCAATATGAGTACCGTCTGACACTGCCATTTTTGTCAATGGCATTATCACGTAGTCAACACCGTTATTGTTGTCAGCTATTGCAATAATGTCACTCTGATTGATACGGTCACCCATATTTTTCTGATCAAACAATGTATATAATTCAGATGTTAACGTGTCAATAACTACAGGACTTTCAGCATTCAATCTAAGCTTAACTGTGAATTCAATGTCGACGTTTATTTCATTAGCTGATTTGACTAATACATCAGCAGTGATGTGCCTACGAACATCTACTTTATCTTGTATTATCTTGACTAGTGAATTCACATTGTATGAAACAGTGATTGATTCTCCATATTTATACGACACAATAACGGTTTGACCATCAGTAATAGTTGACAACAATGATCTAGCAATACTAATATAGCCGAATTGCGTCGTCGGCATCTGTAGCACGTAATCATTGTTAATATCATACACTATAGTACCAGTAAGATCAATAACTACAATAGTGTATCTGTCAATTCCCTTTTTACCTAATGATTTATATTCTTGACCAACTAAACTAACGTTCTCGCTGTAATCAAATAAATCGCCAACTGGCAATCCGGTAGTTGCATCAAATAACAATTGAACACTGCGCTGAGCATCTACTGAATTACCTGTAAGCAATATGTTGTCAACTTTATTAAACAGATACTGCGTGCCTTCTTGTAATATCTGGCCTGTACTAGTAGTAACAGAATTTATAGACTCAACAGGCTGATTACTAAAAATTGCAGGATCAGCCTTCTTATACTTGTATGTAACCCTAATTATATCTGTTAGTGCAATACCAATCAAAAAGTTAATAGCATTAGTGTCGTTGACGTCTATAGATGTTCCGTTAGATTCAATTATGAATGACTCAACTACGTTTCCATTAACTAGTTGCGCTGTTGTTTCATTACCGACAGCACTAGCTATGACAACTTCACCGACAACAGGTTCTACATACGAATAATCAGCTGATATAATATCGCCAGAAACTAATCCTGGTGGAAATGACAAGAATGAGAATGATATTTTACCTCGCTGATTAACTCCAACTGTTTTATAATATACTCGATAATCAACATCTCTTACTAATGGTGTCTTTGTCGAAGGTTGAATTGTTAACGAACCACTCGCAGGAGTAACTATATCAATTGCAATGCCATTTTGCGCATTGCTCAGTGTAGTTGCCAACTTAAGAGTTGTATTCGTCAACCTAATAGCGTAATAATCTACACCTGTAACTAACGGACTAGGCAATGTGCCACCGACAGCAACTGCAATTCTAGCAGTATCACCTGTATGATAAACATGACCAACTGGAACTGTTACAACATTAGTTGACGGGTCAATTGAACAACCACTAACACGATACAGATAAATCGTATCAGTCAAAATTGCAACATTTTTACCGAGTAAATTCGAATCCAAATAAGCATCAATTTCACCACCAACAGCAGACGCTACGACGATCTCATTAACTACTGGTACTTTATACTCATAATCTGCAGTTACACTATCACCTAAAAATATCTGCATATCAAATACAATCTCTCCAGTAGATAAATCTAACGTATAATCAGTCTTCGGTATCTTTATCGCATTCTTGTAAAGCGTGAAATTACCAGTCAAGTCAAAAGAATCTGACTTTGTCACGTTAATTATCTCTTGTACTAAATACGCAGGATATGCAGCTGATACATCAGCATTTGTTATGTCGACTCTCATATTTGTAGCACTTGATGCACTATCTGCTGTAGTAGTAACAATGTCAACATCTTCTCTGTAATTGCCCTTGTACAGAAATCCAAATGACTCTGTTTCACTAACAGTCACACTACCCTTGAAATATATGTCAACCTTACCAAACGCATGTTGCTTTCTTACAGAGTCATAGTCGCGCTGCATTAATACGTGCCCAGCATCAACAACTAATACATCATCAACATATTGTGTTTCAATCGCTGTTCTCAAATATCCGTCCCTAGTACCTACATCTAATCCTGTAAATGCTAACATCGCTCTACTAGCTAAACTTCTATTTGACTCAATATCTGTTCCGCCCTCTGTCGGCCTAACATTTGTCACCTGTAATTGTGTAAACGTTGAATTGTTAATAGTGTTAGAACCAACATTAGTGATTTCACCTGTAGTAACTGCCTGAACTGAAACATTGATTTCGTATCTTTGAGTTGCTTCATTGAAATACTGATTTATTGACCCGATCAACATTTGTGCCTGTGTTAATGTCTGAAAGTTAATTGCAGGTTTAGCTGATGTTGATGTCGTTGAAACAATCGTTCCCTGAGGAATTGTTATAGTTGCTAATGGCTTTACTTGTGTATAGAATACAACAGTTCCTACAGAAGCTAAAGCTGCGTTTCTAAATACCATGAAGTTGTTTGCCAATTTATCGAACGCAAAATCTATTACAGCTTGAGTCTCACTGTCACTAGTGAACTGCCATGCAGCTTTTAATTGCTGCTTATATGTTGATTGCGAAACTGCGATTGATGTCCCTGTATTATTCGGGTCGTCAATTTCTAATAATGTAATGAACGATGACGATCTCGATAGAAAGTCAACATATGTATAGAGAAATCCAAATTCTGACGCATGAGGATCAATGTGAATGTCTCGAGTCATTGTCCCGGGCTTAACGTCAATTTTAGGATAACGATCTAATACCTTTGTGATCATTGATATCGTTACGTCACTAGCAGTTCGCACTGGAAACTCGACCAACTTTGTTGACAAAATCAACGGCGTATCATAAATTTCAATTGAATACAGACTTTCTTCTTCTGAATTGTTAACAGCAGTTATCACGTAATACTGAGTTTTAGTATCTAACAACTCAATATGAGTATAAGCAAACATTAGTACTTGCGTGACTGTTTCTGTAGTAGTAGTTATTCTGTTGCCACCAATATTCTGTACAGTTGTAACAGTGTTAGTAACAACATCTTTTATTTCACTATAAGTTGTCATTAGTTCGTCATTCAATTTCACATAACTACTAACACCACCACCTGAAGTAGTAGAATTATAGATATTGTAACCTTTGACATCAGGTTCAGGATTAGCAATCCATCGAACTATAATGGAATTACTTGAAGCCTCAGTTGTCAATCCGGTAGGTTGCGACGGTCTTGCCATATTGTTCCTTCCCTTAACTCATCAACGGCTTGTTAAAATACAATGTCGTATTCATTGCAATAGCAGTTGCAGCTTGTGACACAATTGATGCACTTATCTCGTAAAAATTGTAATCATAGTCACTTTGCTGCACGACTATATTGTCAAAATAACTGAAAAACTCTTCATCAGTAACTTCTTGATATTGAGATTGCTGTAGCTGCAAATCCTTTATCTTACTACCACCATCAATTATCTCACTCTTAAATTTCGGATCATAATACTCTTGTACTTTAGCTGTACCAATATATGAAACTAATGATGTTCCCCACCATGAATGAGCCTTGTTCGAGCCCTTTATGGCAATAGTGAATTTCAATACATCTTGCATTAACTTCTGTTCATCTTGTACTGTAATCAATTCACCAAGCTTATCATAGTCAAAATCATTCAATTGACCTGTGCGCTTGCACTTCTTGCATTTGTTAACATCAACCTGATAACTCACTGAAATTATATCTGTCGGATTCACGCTTCTATAATTATACGTCACTGTCACTGCATCTGTCGTCTTTGGCTTCAGTCCCAACACTATCAAGCCTGTATTCGGATCAAAATTCAATGGTGACACTCTTTGACCATTGACTTTAACAATGATCTGTGTTACCATCGTAGTAGACGGGTCAGTGCTTAATTTTGATCTTGGCGGAATTATCGGTTTATTCTGTGTGTAAAACCTATCTTCAAGACCCGTAAATTGATATGAATCATCTTCATTTTGAACTAAAATATCGTTTGTTTGCTTTTCTCTATCAAATACTAATGTACTGCTTTTCAATGTAGTATCATTAACGATTGTCCAACCGTCAGGTGCTAAATAGTAATATGAAACTAGTACGTCATGTCCTAAAGCCGGTGTCTCTTTAACAACTATAGCTCCAGTGTTTGCATTAAATGAAGTTACTTTAGCTTTATAGCTATACGTTACAGTGACAGTCGCACCGAAAACCGGTGCTTCTTTTAGCATTATTTTGCCGTATTTAGGTTCAATAGAGTCAATGTCAACAATGACAGAATCGACAATAACTGTTACATCATTTGCAGTCAATTGAACTGCAAAGATGTTATAGCTAGACATTAATGGTCTATGTTGTGTGACTAGTAATTTGTCTGTGCCGGTGAACTGCGCTGATGCATCTTCATCATGAACTATAACTTGTACTGTAGCGTCTGTAGTTCTTGATGCTATTTGTTTTTTATTTGCACCGTTGTAAACAGGTACTCGAGATACAACAAAGTTAGAATTAGTTCCGAGAATTTGACTAGTTACATCTTGTTCGTATAGTACTTCAGATTTGTTATTCTTGTCCCATAGAACATTATTAACTCTAACTGAAGCGTCATTCATATTAGCAACAAATGAATTCAAATATACAGTCTTGAAGTCAATGTCGACTGCGTGATCTTCCTCAACTATTCTATGATCACAATAGCGCAGTAATTTAGAATCGTATGACATTATATTACTTCTTGTTCAACTGTTAAGAATGTATGCTTGGTATCAAACAGTGAATTAATGGTTTCAATATCAGTCCTGAATTCACCCTTTGATATACGTAATAAATGCACTTGTTCTTGTAATTGTTCTATCTCATCCATCAGCTTTCTTATTTTGTGTTCGTAGTAATCTTTAACTTTTATGTTTTGATAAAACGGCTGCTTAACTCTTTGCACTAACAATGCAGCGTCAGCATCATCAACTTGATTTTGTACTTTTCTGTGAAACGTGTTATCGAAAGTTTTAGATTTAGCATTAACTCTAGTAGCTTGATTCAATAATTCTAATCTTGTCTTTTGAAGCTTATTTGCTTCTAAAACCATGTGGTTTATTTGAGCGTCGACCTTATTGAGTTCGCCCTGTAAGAAAGTTCGTAAATTGTCTAAATCTTGTTTTGAAAATATGCCCAAAAAATCAAATGCCACCTTGTACCTCCATAGTTATCGCACTATCAAATCACTTAAAAAATAACTTCAAGAATTGATAGGTAGCTTGAATTTCTGCAGCATTTGCTGAACCAATTAGCAGCACTAGCCCTGCAGTATATCCTTCAGGTCCAGAATCAGGCCCACCTTCAGCAGATTGAATCAACTGCTTTACCCTCTGCGTTCCGCCAGCAGCTGGATCTATTGTCAATATGTGAAAACCGGCATCACTAGAAAAGATTGCTAAAAATGTATCTAATATCGCTTGTATTGTATCAATCAACTTTTCTAACGCTTCAATCTTTTTTGTCAACAAATCAATAAACTGTGTTGTTGAATCTGACCCTTTTTGTATTGCACCCAACTCCTTACTAACCCAAGCTTCTAATGTATCAATAAATCCCTCAACGGGCTTTATAAACGACTTCATCGCTACTAAACTTGTCCAATTAGGATACATCCCTATACTTTGCTCACCCAGCGCTTGATATCCTGCGCACACTCCTGTAGTATCAATACAATAACTTGCATCATTTCGCTTCATCAAATCAATTGCTCTAACTTCACCACCCATCGACCCATCTTGACATCTATTCTCATCAAAAAACGTTACATTCGGTATACACCTGTTATCTAACTTTGTATTGCCTTTATTCAAACAAACTGTTCCACCATGATATATACACTTGACATTAGAATAATCTACACATATTGCTTTATTAGCACCATTATTACAAGCCACTTCATTAAACTCAGTTTTCTGCTTTGCACAACGTGAAGTGTAACTACCAACATAATATTCAATAACTATGCTATCACCCTGCTTATACCCTGCACCCGATATATCATTCATTGTCAGTACTGTATCACTACCTCTATACGTTACTAGCAAATCCCAACCAGCAACTAATCTTGTATCATTCAAAATACTAAAATACTCTTGCTTATCTGGCGCACTAACACTACCAGAATTATCATAACTACCTGAATCATCCCAGTTTATCATTGCACCATTAGCAAAAAACAACTTGTCATCAATACTTAATTTGTTTGTAGAAATTCTTCTAGCAGCTTCTGATGGATTTCTAACAATCAAATTACTAATGTCAACATGAACTGAATTTATGACTTGAATAAACGTATTAACTTGCTGCTCATTAGCATCAGCAACTATGCTATTTTCACTAAATCTTGACGTTGACTGTATCACAATACCTGTTCTATTGATCAACTTAACTGTCGGCTGTGATAGTGTCTTGATAACTTTTGTAACTGCTTTTGTCTTTATACATCTAAAATTCGAACAACGATTCAAGAATTCTTCACCAACCGGTGCAGTTTCAATTACAATCTTTGCCGCTGTCACTTCATTAGACAACTTACTATATACATCACCGAGCTTTGACCTAACTGTATAATAGTAGTTCTTACCAGATTGCGCACTGTAATGACTATCCTCATACTCATAGCCCATAGCCTTAGCAGTGTCTTGACTATTAGCGTCTTTCCAGCCAACAGCAAAATTACTGATTCTAAACTGATAATCATCTCTTGCAGATACAGAATTAGGCAACGGCTCAATTTTCTCGTTAGTCGTTATGTCAATTACATCACCAATTTCAGATATAATTTGATTGTTACTATCACGATGAACTTGAGTCGCGACAGCCATTCTTGACGGTGCCTCTAATCTATAAACTTCAAATCCATCAATCAAATCTACAAACTTTTGCTTGTTAAAAATACCAGCGACATTAAACGTCAAAAACTCTGGCAATTCCCATCGCAAAATGACATTATCTCCAGATAATGCCTGAAGTGCTTGAGGTTCTTGCACATTTGGCGTCCAATCAATTGCCGTAAATATCTTACGTAATGCCATTATACCCTTAATAATTTCGCCAATATTACCAGAATCTATAGCTATTACAAATGCGCCACAAGTGCCAGTGTCAGAAAATTGAGGTCGCTGACTATCATAAATATCATCAAATGAATTTACTACTCGTTGTTTGAAATTAGCCGACCCTCCACCAACACTGGCTAAAAACTTAGCAAACTCACTAGTATTGTTGCCTGGATCATAATAATTCGTACTTGGAAATACGGGTAACATGTACACGCCAGATGACAATAAGTCATCAACATACATCTTGATTACGTCAAATATCTTTTGTAGTATGACTTTTAGCGCACTTTGTGTATCTACCAATAGCACCTTCACTAAATTCAAAATTGTCTTAATCAGATTCAACATTGTCTTCAAAGGGTCAATTACATCATCAATAGCAGTTGCAGTAGACACTAGTGCATCTGGCATCATCTCACTCAAATTGAATGATTGCCATTCGCCTTTTGGTTGTATACCCTTACCTTTAAGTAGCACTTCTACATTTGGATTAGAAGTGTCATTATTGTGAATGTTTATTTTGCCAGTAATAAAGTCTTTTGGCGCACTTTGTGGAGAAAATATCACTGTAAACTGTGTGGATGAACCCGGTGAAATGTTAGCAGATGACCCAGATGCTAATGAGAATGACACTAGATTTTCAGTCACTGAAATATTAGTTATTGATAGCGTCTCAGACCCTCTATTAAAAACTTCAAGTACTTTCTGTGTAGTCTCTCTAACATTAGTTCTATCAAACTCAAGTCTAGAAACTGTTTCAATAACCGGTTTGTCAACACCAGTGCCTGTTATAGCGTAATCAATTTGAGGTTGTGTTATGTCGTCATTGATAATCTTGATACTTTCAGTATATGACTGAACTGCTGTCGGCTTAAATGAAACTGTAACGTCATACGTGCTATTTGGTAACACAGAAAATACTGTAGGACTGACATTGAAATATGAAGAATTTAGCTGTAATTCAACTGTTAGATCTACAATGCCCGTATTTTGTATAGGTAGTGTCTTATCAGTTTGTAAGTCGATTGCTGCATCACCAAAATCAAATGATACTGGTAAAGATATACGAGGATAGTCACCTTGACCAGTAACAGCTATGTCTAAATCAGGCGCATTGCTATGAATCGTTACATTATCACTAACTAATACATTGTCAGTCGGACTGAAGATTATGCCTAAATTGTAAGTTTCATTTGGGTCAATACTAAATTGACTTGTTTCAACTGAGAATGGTGAAGATACTGTAACACCTGTCACGTGTAATTTTACAGTACCAATATTCTTCAGAACTACTCTTTGTATCACTGACGAATTTATTTTTGCAATGAATTCTACTAATACACTATCTTGTAATATAGACGCTATATTTGCTAGTCCCGTGCCATCAACATTTATTAACAAAATGGGATTGACATCATCATTTGATTGTACTGTGATAGATCCTGATTGATATCCAAGTTGTCGCGGAGAAAATCCAATACTAACGGCTTTGCTTTCATTTTTCAGTATCACAAGCGAACTTGTAGATAACTTACGATCATAACTGACTCTTAACGATTTGCCATTAGATGCAGCATTAACAGTTATTAGTCCTGTATCTGTATTTGCTGAAAACTGAGTAGGATTTGTAGGATCTCCTAAAGTATATTGATCACCTGACACGTTGTCATAAACTGTTATTGAATCTAGTAACAAATTTTGATTTGCAGTACTAACGACATATTTTGAATTTACGTAAGACACGACTAGATTTTCTTGCGTTGGTGCCTTAAAATGAAATGCATCATTTGTTGATGACAAATCTATCATCAAATCTGATTCACGACTTGCATTAGTTATCATTACGTCTTGAAAACCTGTTTCTCCAATTGCTATGCCGCCAAAAGCTACACTAGTACTTGATAATTGTATTGTAGGTGAAAATACTTCACCTTCATATCTAACAACTAAAGAAGTTGCAGTTTGACCCACTGTAGTACTAAACTTTATGTCACTAGCAACAGCTCCAATACTAGTAGCTAGTAATGTAACAATTAGAGCAACAGACTCTCCCGGAACCAGTGTCACAGGCAATGTATCAACAGTTATGCTATAAGATGCTACACCTAGCAAGTCAGTGACAGAATAGCTATTAATAGTTGACGATAGTGAACTACGATTAATGACAGTCAATTCGATAATGTTTGAAACGTTTTTTGATATGAAATTGTTTTGTATTTTTTCAGGTATGACCCTAAATGAATGATCAAGTGAGGCTGATCCTAATAAGTCAACTGTGACTATTGGATTGAAAACGTCATTTGAATTTATCGTTAGCGTTTCACTTACATTTCCGGGCGCATCAAGTGAAAACATCACGTTAACAATATATGAACTATTACCTGCGACAACAAAGTTATTATTAGATACGGTAAAAGCGTTAACATTACCAATAGTAACCAATAAATCTGCATCTTTTGTGTTTTGAATAGTGAATGACAATACTTTTTCTTCACCAACTAACGTAGTACCAAAATCTAAAGTAGCAGCATCAACTACAATATTCGGTGACTGTGCATCGCCCGTAATAGCAATAGTATGCGGATTGCTGTATGCATTACTATATATAGTAATGACATCAGTAAAGTTGATTTCTGATGCAGATTGTATAGTGACAGTGAAAGATAGCGTGTCACCGTGATTAACTATCTGCGGAAAAGTAACAGAAGAAGTAAATGTAGTTCCCACTACTGTTGGAAAAACTACACTACTTATTGTAAGATCAACTACACCAATATTCTGTATAGTGATAGTTACATCACGATCAACATTTAGTGAATATATACCGAGATTAATTGATGTCGGTAACACTATTATTGCAGGTATCACTAGTCCGGTGCCTGAATAATTCACTATTAGTAGACCAGAATTACTTGATAGTCTTACAGAACCTGAAACTAAAGCTGAAGTTACTGGTAAAAACGTAACTGTAAATATTTGAGATTGTAGTGGTAAAATCTTGACACTGCCAATATCAATTGAGACTTCACTGTCATCAATAGTTACGGTGCTTACAATTACATTTACATCAGTCTCATTATTTGTCACACTGAATGTAGCACTAGCAGACATGTTTATAGGTATTGATCCGAAACTAACTGACGGTACTGATACTGTGCAAGAAGGTATAACACTGTCGCCATCAGTATTGAAAGAATATGAGCCTGTAAGGTCATTAGTTACTAGATTTATCGTACCGCTTTTGACACCTGAAGTTGTGGGTACAAATTGTATTTCAATATCTGCAGATTCACCTGCAAGAATTTCAATTGTAGACTGTTTAACTGCGAAATTTGAATCAGTGCTAGAAACTTCAACGATCAATTTTGAACCATTAGTAGCAATATTGCTAATTGATCTCGTCAGTGTCAGTGAGTCGTTGACACTTAATCTACCAAAATTCAAATCAGATGTGTTAATAACAACAACTGGTTCCAACACATTTGCTGTTACATTTGCTATTTCATCAGGACCGGCAGTGTTAGATATCGCTATTGTGCCAGTTGCAGTTATTTGGCTATTAGCGGTGTATTTGATTGTTATATTTTTAGCACTGTTTGCGTCTATGAAAAATGACAACGGTGCAATTTCATAATCTACACTAGAGCTTACAATGTCAGTTATAGTGACTACAGTTACAGCAGTGTTATAAATTGTTACTTGCTTAGTGGCAACATCACCTTTTGACAATGATCCGAAATTTAATGCAGTAGATGATAAGCTAATCATTTTGTAGTATCCGTCTCTTTTAGTTTGTCTAATTCATCTTTGCTAATTTGTATCACACCAAGTCGCTTTAGATTTTCCAATTTATGTACTAATTCTTTTTTCTCATGTTCTAGAGATTCTTTTAGTCCAACAAGTAACGGTTCCAAGACATTTTGAAAACCGATTCGATTTGTTCGATCCCATTTAATATCTGACATATTAAGACCCTAACATTGTTTGAATTTCAACAATTTTAGCATTGTTATCAATAATAGTATTTTGGGTATTGATGATGTTGATTTTTTTACTGCCTACTGCATAATACGATCCCGTTTTCTTATTTAGTCGATTAATAACTTGAGTCCATCTGTCTAGATATAATGTCGGACTCAGTTCAACTTCAATTACTGGGATTCTGCCTGCTATTTGTGCTTGGCGTGTACCGATATATGCTATTCTGTTAGCTATTTGTAACAATCTTTGATTCATTGTGACGTCATCAGTGACGTTATATGTGACTAGTAAGTCTTTATATTCATAGCCTCGCAATAAATTTCTGTCAACGTGCCATACACTAATGTCCAAAATTCTTTGCAATGATGAACTTGCAACAGTTTGTAATTCAGTTGCTGTATCTGACACTAGATTGTCTGTATAAAAACCTAGTCTAGTTGCACAGTCACTGCTTGTTATTTGAATCGTTGCAGTGCTTGTGAATTTTATGTATCCAGAATCTACTGTAGTAGATACGCCTGAAAAACTCAATATACTTGCAACTTGAATTGCAGTTATGAAATAGTTATTTGCAAAAGGACCAGTGCCCGGAGCCTCAATTGATCCTAATTGTAAAAGAAGTTGAGCTGTTCCACCGGTCACATTAACAATCGATCCTGTACCTGATGTACCAGAATATAAATTGTATGTTCCACCCTGATATGTGCATATAAAATTAGAATACGCGAATTGATTTTCCATAGAATCAGCAATGAGTAATCTAATCAAACTTTGAATTATTGCAGCTGTCTCTAAACCACTCATTGTCGTCCATGGAAAAGTGATCGTCTTAGTAGATTCACCATTTAACGCTACATCTAATGTCATGCCTGAAGCAATACTTGTCATTGGTATTGCACCTGAAATTGATGAACCATTACTGCATGAAATATTTATTGTTTGTACACTTCCAGCACCGATGAGTATTGAGAATGAATCACCGTTGAATAACATGTATTTTTCTGTATATCTTGACCATATTTCATTTTTAATTGATGTAGAATATTGAGCAGTAATCGCTGTTATTACGTCAGAAGCATTTGGATAACTAATGAATGACAAATTCATATCAACTGCACTACCGCTAACCCAATAAACTGTCGTTTGTAATTTTGCTGCATCTATAGTTACTTTAACATCAGTCACGGGATGAACTATTAAGTCCGGAGTTGTGAATGTCGCCATATCGGTTTGTAAACTAAACCCAATTTTTTCTTGCAACTTATAATTGACGTTATTTCTATAGGTCGGCGTCATATTCTTAGTAGGCAAGAATTTTGCATCGTCATATCTAAATTCAACTGCCGGTCTATCATAAATACGATCATCATTTACACCAGACGTTAATACTACTACTTGAGTTGTCTGACCTTCACCAAAAATATTCTTTGAAATCATGCCTATTTCTTGTCGCAAATGCATAATAGTTTTATCAGGTAACATTGACAAAACATCATTAATATCAGTACTAAGACTATTATACTCAGCTAACATATCTAAGTACACAGGATCTGCAGTCCCATATGCAGCACTACGAATAGACAATTGAAACCCAATCATTTGTAATGATGTTCTCTTAAAAACCAATTCTGAATCTGCAACACTAGCCCAGTTACTCAATCTAACGTCATTGTCAATATTTATCTGACTCATTAGCGCTGTTACAGCTGCAGCTTCTAATGATGACATTGATAATTCTATTGACAAGGCCATGGATTCAGTAAATGTATTTGTATTATCATAATACGGTGGTTGATTATTTAGATAAGCATACGGTACAAACTGAGGTATCGCTGCCATACTAAAGAAATCAACACCGGCAAATGATATAGCGTTACTTATGAACACTTTATTCGCAGATGGATCAGAAAAGTTTGCGAATCCCATAAAAGTTGATATACTGGTCGACTTATTATTGCCAGTACCAAACATTGGTCTAAAATTGTTTTTAGCAGTTATAATGAATCTAGACAATGGCGCTTGTTTATATTGAACAACATACTCGTTAGATGCAGTTGTATTAGCATTCAATAAATCTTGCAAAGTAGAAGATAATTCAGACTCAGAATAATCACCATCAGGTATAAAAACTGATACAGGAGTAGAACCTTCAAGTATATCAAATGAATTCACTTGTGAATTTATACGAATTTTGTTTCCATACAAATTCGGTTGACTTAAACTTGCACGATCATACATCGACGTAGTTTGTAAAACCAACTGAATATTTGAAATTAATGCATTGTTGACTGATAATAAAGAATAACAATCATATGTCGGATTTGATAAATTTGAACACAGTAGACACGTATTTTGATTCAAATAATTGTATAGATCTTGCAATGTATTATATGATGTTTCATTATTTCTACTATCAGTAGGTTCATCCATACCTATTGTAAATCTAAAATCTCTATTAGTATCACTAGCAGGCAGTATTTCTATAGATGATGTATTGCCGAATGTACCAGAATAAATAACAAACTTTTCACTATCAGAATAATACAAGCATTCAGCAGTCAAATATCCGTCTGAACCAATACCTCTTAATTGACTTTGAATCAATAACGAAATCTTTGCTCCATTATTTGATTGCGCAGGCTGTAATCCTCCTGAAAATGTCTGGCGCCAATCTGCACTAAAATCATCAATTGCATAACCCAATGAACTATGTACTGGTATTCTAACATCAAATCCTAATGTCAATTCATTCTCTGTACCATCAATCTTAACCTTAAACTTATTGTTTGCATACTTACCAACAACTTTAACTTGATTACTTGTAAACTTCATCAAATTAGCTAAATCTGTAGGAATAGCAGATGTGATTACTTCTACTGTAGAGCTTGTACCGCCAGTGCCTGATGCTATAGTAAAGGTTTGTATGTTTTGATTGTAAATGCACTGTGCATTAGTGAATCCGGCAGTAGCCAATCCTTCAGTAAGTTTTGCTGACAATACAAACGAATCAATAACTAATGGTTGTTGACCAGGATCAATTTCTAAAAACAGATCTTCAAATATCTTGACATCAGCTGTTATACTGTCAATTTTGACAGTTAATTTGTTGTTGCCAGAATGTATAGAATACGATGCAGGAACATTAGCTTCAGATGTAGTTGATCCCTTACGATCTCTTGTCCAGATTTCAAAATCTGTTCCTGCAGCTTTTGAAAGAACATACGCTCTAGCAGATGTAATTGGCACATCAACAAAAACTATGTCATTCTTTTGAGCAGTTAATCGACCGTCATTTATTGTGAGTGTAGTGTTGAGTTCAGTTGTAGTTACCCAAAACGCGTCTTCTTCTACCGGTACAATTATTGTTTTGCCTGTCAATATTCGTCGTTCTTCTTCTAGTGCATAAATCTCAAGATGTTTTTCGTCTACAAATTTCTTAGATGAAATGTCAAACAATTGCAAATTACTAACAACATTTTGATCAGAAGCAATGCTGTCTTGTAGTTGCTTATTGCTCTTGTTTAAGTCGTCAATTTTGTTTTGCAGTAATCCTCTATCACGTTCTGACAGTGTTGCCATTATTACTCCTATACTATTTTCCCAGAATCGACACCCGTGCTCGGGATCGGCGGAAGCGCTGGAGGCACTGTACCAACTGCAGCTCCCATTATTGTAGTAGAAACTGTTGATGCTTGAATTGCAGATGCAATTCCCATTCCTATAGCCTGCGCTAACTGAGTTGAATTTTGACCTAAAATTGACGATGCCTGCATTTGAACTATTATGTTCGCTCCCATTGTAGGTCCTAATACGCCCATAATCATTCCAGTACCAGTGCCTATACCGACTATAGTTGACGAGCCAACAATCATTGCTGTCGACATATGAGTTGCAACTGCGTTACCTATAGCTGTTGCTAGAGTCTGAGCTTTCTCTCCTAATAATGACATAGCTGACATTTGAGCAAATATCAAATTACCAACAGCTGATCCTTGTGTTATTGATCCTGATAAAGTTCCAGTTGATGATCCAACTCCAATTCCAAGACCAGTTGATGTACCAGTATAAGTAGCCGATTGCAATATCGTCAAAATTACGCCATTACCTATAGCCTGTGCTAATGACGAATCACTTTCACCTGTAAAACCAGCAGCAGCTAATTCTGTCTGTATCAATCCAGCTAATGCAGGTCCGGCAATTGGCATGATATCCTCTAATCGTTCTTCAACTTAACACTTCTTGGCTTTTTAGCATTTTCAGAAGAATAATATGTCGATGGTCGTAAATCGACATTATTATCAGTTAGCAATTTTTTTACAACAATCTTTAATATGCCATATTGTCTACAAATCTGCTTAATAGACATTCCTTGTTTATAATTATCAATTATCTCGATTCTATTAACAGAATCTAACATTGACTGTCTATGTTCTTCATGACGTTGCTTTGTGTAATGCGCTATACTTCTAACTTTTACATTGTTTTCGCGCAATATGCGCTTAACTTTTTTCTTATGTACACCGTACTCTTGACCATACTTATGACAAATTTGTGATATTGATAGACCACTTAGATAGTCTGAAACAATATTTTGTTCAATGGTAATATTTCTATCTTCAATTTGCTTTGACAATTTATCACTTTGCAGTGTTATTCCCCAATTTCTTATAGCTTCTAACAATATCTTTGTGTTAGATCTAAATTTATACTTTCTAACAATATTTCGAAAACTCAACCCTAATTCGCAATCTTTAATTATACTGTCTTTACATTGTTGTAAAATAAATTGATAAAATTCATTAGACCCATGTTCAGGCACCCATAAATTATATGCGTGACTTATCACTCGATAAGGTACATCATATTTTTGTGCAAGCTCTGACAAATTAAGACCATCAAGAATATGAAACTTAAGAAATTCAATTTTGTTAGTATTATCTATAAACTTCTTAACTGATTTTTCATTCTCATAATCAAGCTGATACAACTCTAAATCTATGTTAAGCTTTTTCTGTACTTCAAATGCACCTATTTCAACTAACTTATTTTTATCTATTATAGTCACATCTATGTTCGAATGCTGCTGCCTGAATAACTGCATTCTTTTCTTGTTTTCATCAGAAAAATATCCTTTAACTTCAACATATCTATCATAGTCTACTAAATAGAAATCAGGACAATATGTAAATTCCATTTCATTTTCATGCTTGCAATGAAATTGCTTAACATTTTCATGTACATTGAATTTAATATCTTGCTGCTCCAACCATAATCCAAACATAAATTCCCAACTGCCTTGATACGTCTTATTATGATAACGATACCATCGACATCTACCAGAACCTATGGGTGAAGACTTTCCAAAATTGTGATGATTTTTACCCACTCCAATGCCTAATGCTATTTGTTCCTGTCTTGCAGCTTCACAGCTTTTCAATCTAACGTTAGCTCGACCAAGAATGTTATTAATTTTTGCACGAGACAAACTGTATTTTCTTGCAAGCGATCTAACATTTTCGCCTTGCTTTTTATAATCTTCTATAATATTCGCGCCAATTGATTCAAACAATGACTTATTTTTTTCTGTTAAAAACGATCCACGAATTGTAATATGATTATATTGTAAAACGTTTTTTATAAATTTTCGCGAAAAATTATATTTTTTAGCTAAATCTCTAATTGTACTTTTTTCAATTTCATACTCATCAATCAATGTCTTACATTGCTGAGTCTTTGAAAACTCTTCAACTTCTTTTATCATATAAATTTCTCCTTTAAGTATAAAGGAGTGCCAGTTATAAATAAATGATCAAATTGTTGATTTCACAGTTGCAGAACCTACTAGCGCTGCTCCCGTAATATAGTCATAGTGTGACGCGACGCCCGGACTTCCCGTTACCAACCCACCTTGTGCCGGGGTATTCCCTAATGATACCATCGGAGCTTTCACATTTACTTCAGTTGCACTAATCACATCTACCTTTGTCATACCATTAATGGTGATACTTTGCGTACCAGAATTTACTTCAACTTTTCCTAACGAAGATTTGATAGTGATGTTTCCACTAGTAATCGTAACTTCAAAATTTCCAGACTTAAGCGTAATAGTCTTATTACCGCTTGAGAGAGTTTCTTTACTATCTCCCAAACTAATTGTCTGAGTAATATTTCCAGAAGTAACATCTACCTTAAAATCACCTGACGTTAATGCCGCTTCTCTATTACCACTAGTTATAGTCTCTTTAATATCACCACTTGTCAAATCAGTAGTCTTACTACCCAGCATTAATGTCTCTGTACTATCACCTGCAATCAACTTAACTTCTTTATTTCCTAATGTTAACTCTTCTGTTTTATTTCCCTCAGTAATTTTCAATACATTATCACCCTTAGATATCTCAACTGTATTACTCTCACCATACTTACTCTGTCTTGACTTTGTCACAATCTCTTGATAATCACCACCAATATTCACCATTCTATCATTAACATAATTCTCGACTTTCGCTCCATGCACATCTTCCTGACTCTTACCCTTCACAACCAAACTATATGATCCATCAACTGTTGTAGTCTTGTCTGCATGAACTGTCTCAGACGCTTTGCCAAAATACTCCTCAACTACTGCATTGCCATCTAAATTCGGCGCATTCACAGTTATATGCAATGACCTATTCAACACCCATTCACAACTTCTTTGCGATGACTCGTCTGCTCCAAAAGTCATCAACACTTTACCAGTAGTATTAAGCTCAATTGACTTGCTATTCACATTCTCTTTACCAATTGACAACTTAATACTACCATCAGCAGCAAGCTCTAATGATCTATTTGCTCCCAACGGATGCAATCTTGACGAGCCTGCTAAGTGAACAAATGTATGACCCTCTTTATCGACATCAAATTTTGTACCACTTGCAAACTTCAATTGATAAGCTGATGCAAGATTCAAATACTCATTCGGTCTACAAACTATATCATCAACTGCTGCAACTCCCTCACCTGTAAATATCTGTGGTCTCAATACCTTACCATACTTCTCTATCACGCTTCTTTCATTACCAACTAATGTACCAAATAATTGTGCAACTAACAATCTACCTTTTGACGTATCATCAGCAAAATCTCGATAATCATAGGACTCAATTACGTCTAATACAGCATTTGCCTTTTCTCTAACTTCAGTTCTAAGCTCAGTAAACGCTTGACCATTTTCATCTATAGACGGCCCGTCAGTAACTATGTATAATGGCTGACCATTATCCATTATCACTGGTTCAATTGTAGGTGCAAATTGTCGCGTGATAATACCATTCAATATTCTAGCGGCATTAGTATAGACATGATTATTGATTGAGTTACTATATATTGTACGATCTGTGCTTGACAGTATTATCTCATTAAGTTTTGAATCAGATATTACTATTCCATTGTCAAGAAAAACTTCAGACCCGTGAGTTGATTCAAGACCAACATCGCCTGGATATTGCTTTCTTTTCTTTACTCTTCGTACATTCCAGCCAATTTTGTCATGTATGCTTTCTAACTGTTTGATGTCATCAGTTGTTTTGCCATTATTGTAGATGTAATTCAGTGATCGATAATATTCACTATCAATGTAGGCCAATATTATCGGTACACCGCTAGTATTTGTTAGTTTTATGAATCCGCAAATTACTACCGATCCCTCTTCAGGCATTCCGCCAATGAATGCTCTACCAGTAAACAACGGGTTAGTTATTGGTACACTTCTCGACAACACGGGATTAGAAGTGAACTGTATATCAACTACATTTCGTTCATTATCGACACGTATGATTTTACCAATTTGTAGAAATTTGTAGAAGTCTACATATTGACCAAATGAGGGATCATCACCCTTTTGTACAAATGACTTTTGAGGTGCCATAATTTTATTTAAGCTCCGACTTAACCAATATCACTGCTTTGAATGCCTGGTTGATTCAATGCCAGATTTGCTTCAGTTGACGGCTGCATTGCTGCTGCTATACTTGAGGCTGATCTATTACCTAAACCACTCAATACAGCTACATTTTCAACTTGATTAAGCGTCAATGGTTGTTGAAAACTTAACACGCTTTTTTGACTACCGGTAGATGTTTTCAATTTCATTGATGAAGCTAATTCAACGCCTGACGGAGTAGTTGAATTGATTGCTTTTATCTGAAAATCTTCTGTCAACATCAAGTCTCTACCATACGGAAATCCATCACCGTTTAATTCATAACCGTCTTTATCAGTAACTTGCTGATATATTCTGGGATCTGAATTTGCTTGATCACTACTGTTATAAATGAATCTAAATGAACCCTGATATTTCAAAATGTCATCAAGCGTCTTATATCTGTAAACCGGTCGCTGAGCTGTAAATGTCGCAGACTGTGTAGGGTCGCAAAGCTTTGACACGTTGTTCATAGGATTGTCTAGGTCTGTCGGTACATCTTTACCGGTAATGTTTTCTTGAGTTGAAACCGTACCGTCAGTTTGAGTGTACATGCGTTTAAGTACTTCACCTAATGCGTCCCTCTTTTTCTGTCTAACAGCTGTTAATGTCAATCTTGTTGTAAATGATTCACCAAAAGTGAAATCATGATCAATACCAGTTACATAATAAAATGCATCACGGCCTGGGCAATATATCGGATAACCAAGTTTAAGTTCTGGTCTGCCAATAATTGTCATTGACCCATTAAATATCAAACTATTTCGTCTAGTAAGCTCTCTTTTTGCATAATTGAACGCTTCTTCATTACTTATCAAAAAATTAGTCGTTATCATTTGCTGACGTAAACCGTACTTTTCTAATTTACCAAATGATATTGCGAATCCATAATAAGGGTTTGCGTCGCTTCCTTCATATTGCCAACCATTTACAGGTGTACCCTTAACGTCAATTCTAGTCCATACTTGACTTTCATCTTCAATCACATTTACGTTCTCTATATCTAAGTCATCTACGATATATACGGGATTTGCCCGAGTGTCCATATTGTAAAATTGCGGTTTCAAAACTACAGTGCCGTCAACGTCTTGAAAAAATTCATAATGAATCTGTTCTTTAGCATTATTAGCTACGTCTAATCTGTTTTGCAAGTTTGATTCAAATGCCGGTGCTGTTCCTGTATTAAAAGCAGCTGATCCTTCTGGATATAGCTTTGACACATCTATCCATGGTAACTTAACAGTTTTTTCTGTAAATGACGGCCCAAATTCACTTTGTGCAACCTCTTTAACAACTACATCTCTAGAACCATAAATATATGCATACGCATCTAGATCAAGACTAACATCTTTCACATTTACTGAATTCACTGTTCCAGGTCCTTTGAACCCGTAAATATACAGAGCTGATGACAGTGCTTCAAACTTCTTATTCCATGTTTTTACTAATTGCTCATTATACGCTCTAAAACTATCTAATGTAACTGTTTTGTCTATAATTGCATCTTCCGTAGCTTTACTTCTATCAGCGATATTTTTCAAGTCAAAAAAGTTCTCATTAATTGACAATGATAGCAAATTTGCAATTACACCGGGAGTACTTATACCAACAAACATTGACGCAAACGCAGTCATTTGAGAATTTAATCCCGTCTGAGCAGCTGCATCATGCCATATTATAGAAGCATATGCTGATGGCTGCACATTCACACTAGTAACTTGTAACCATCGCATCATATCTTGACAAGTAATTGTAGTACTAATAATGTCACCAGCAGCTTCTGATTCTGATAAATTAGTTATCATGCCCCAGAATACAGGACAATATTGAGGTTCGCCATCTACTAGAAATCGACCCTTCATGTATATTTCTATCTCTAACATTGTCGACAATATGTCTCTAACACTGCCATAAACACCTTCAAACATATGCTTTGGAGCTCGGACACTAATTGTTGCTTCGCCAGGAACTCGATCAATTCCTTTTGACACTGAAATACTACTAACAAAGTTCATGAAATCTACAGGCACGTCAACTACTTGACCCGTAGTATCTATTCGCTTTAACGTAATTGTACGTATACCGTCAATATAAACGACAGCATCAGGTGCAACAGCATCAACTGCAGGTTGTCTATATTGATTCTTGTTCATTGCATGTTTCTCACATCTATTGTATTACTTACAGTAAACTGAAAATTGAATGTGAAATTGAATGGTTTTTGATCTGTCTCTTCAAACCTAAATGAATCAAACGATCCTCTATAAATTATGTCGTCATAAGCAATAATGACACGACCGACAGACTTTATCACGCTATTGCCACCGTTGACCTGTGACATATTACCGGGTCTAGTAAAGTAATTTCTGCCATTGTTTCTATAAACTTCAATTAGACTTCTAAAATTGCGATAACCTAATGAATCTTTTCTAGCTGCAACGGTTAATCCTTTAGTACCATAAAACATTGCTGACGTGCCAGAGCAAGTCATTACGTCAAGTTCGTCATAAGCAAAATTATGCAAGTATGCACCGTCATCTCTTGACGTTGATCGCTTGCGACTCTGAGTAACACGTTTAGTAAATGATTTGTTGAACTCATTAGGGTTTATAGCCAACATCAATACTGGTGGTGGTTCATCGATGTCCAGTTCAAAGTACATCGGTTTCGAAGCTGTATTTGATCCTAATATGTTGACCATACTATCCCTGTACTGCTTGTGGACCGACAATATCTAGTGTCACTCGATCATTTCTTATTGCACCAGGTTGCGTAACAGTCGTGACGTTTCTAAATGATTTCATTCTACCAGGATATACTTCTTGCGTGATTTTGAATGAAAATTCATATTCAAGATCAAACTGTTTTTCGCCAGATTCAGTTATTGATAATGATTCAAAGTAACCTCGATATACTGCACTATCATAGTTCATTACTACAGAACCTTGAGCAACTAGCATTCCTGTTTTTTCATCAAATAGTGTTCCGTTGTTTCTGTATATGTTGATGAATTTTTCAAGTTCAAGGAATGCTTGAGTATCTCGTCTGGCATAGTTTGTTAAGCCTGTTGGTCCGTAAAAATTCGCTGTTCGTCCAGATGACGACATTGAATCTAGTTCTTCACCCCAGTGTTCTTCAACAAATCCGCCTATTGTACGTTTGCGATTGATAAGTTGTTTGTAATCTGTGCTCAAGTTTTGAGGGTTTATGCTCATTGTCAAGTCAGGAAGTTTGTACTTATCTGGAATGTCTTGTATTTGCCAAATTATTGGTTTTCTGTTTATGACATTGTTGTTACCGACCTGAGCAGGAAATGCTTGACCTGTGAACTCTTCAGTAGTTCTACGAATTCTATTATCGAGTTCGCTTAATGTGTTTACAGTACGCTGTAAACTGACAATTGCGTCATTTAGAGCCATTAGTAGCCTACAGGTCTTTCGCTATAGAGTACTTTGCGAATGATTTGTTCTATTTCTTGTTTGTCACGCTGATTGACTTGTATTGTCACAGTGTTATTGTAATTTGAACCGTTGCCACCACCAGTACTAGTAGGCGTTGTCTTTATTGAATTCATTAATGACATCAAATTGGCTGCACCTGCCTTTTTTGTTGAATCACTATCAAATACAAATTCTTTACCATGAACCATGCCTGCAATGTCATTAGATGACCCTGATCCTGTGTAACCTCCACGCTTGAATCTATCACCGCCAATAAACATTGACTTCATAGACGTCTTATCAGCATCTGATAAATTAGCAGATTCACCACTTATTACATGTTCTAAATCTTTTCTTATTGCTTCACGATCAAGATCTCTGTGGCGCATTCTAACTGCACCAATTCCACCAAATATATTCTCTGCAACTAATCTAGAGTCGCCTGTCATTTTATCAATATCACTTTGTATTTTCTCAGATATCGAATTAAACATTTGAGATGAAAGCTTTTTCTCTTTTGCAGAAGCCCCTGTAGCAAACTTGTAAACATCACCCATTCCAACAGCTTTTGCACCTTTAAACGACAAACCTGAATATTGTTTCTCAAGTTCACCCAATGTGGCTTCACCTGACTGCAACTTTCCAATTCCAGCATCAGCTCCTTCTAACTCAGCAGTTGCAGCACTGTATTGTCGCTGCCAATCAGGAGTTCTTTCAGCTTCAGGCGTATGTTCAAGCTCTTTTACTCGTGCTGATAATTGTTCTCTAGCTTTCATTGCAATTCGTAAATCTTTACTAAACTGTTCTTTTGTTTGTTTTGTTGATTTATAATCTTTACCCAACCAATTCTCAATTAACACATACAACTTTTCTATTGTCAAATAAATGTCTCTAAGCCAACGCTGTATTTGCTGTTCAATTATATCTTGAATAGGCTTTGTACCCTGCGCTATTATATTGGCTTGCTTTTTTCCTTCTTTATCAAGTCTTTTAACTTCTTCGTCTGATATCTGTTTACCAAGACTATCTAAACTCTTACCATTTTCTGCTAAATCTTCAACCATTTTCCATTGATCAGCTGACAATCCGAATGATTTTCCCATCTCCATAAATTCTTTTCGATACTTAATCAATGCACCATATAATTCTTTCGGATCCTCAATATTTATCTTCAAATTCTTTTGCTTAACGACAGCTTTAACAGCTGCAGAAATTTGCTCAGCCGGCTTCAATGCTTCAAATGCTCTAATGCTTTTCTCAAATGCAGATGCATCAGATTCAAAAATAGTCTCATTCAACATCTTAAATCTTTTTTGCTGATCTGTTAGTGACTTCAAATGCTCTTCATCACCAGCGCTTAAAGACTTTCCTTGCTTTGCTAGCTTAGCCTGTCTAGCTGTCAAAGCCTCAACTTCTTTATCTCTTTCTTCTCGATTAGCTTTTAGTGCATCATGTTCTTTACCAAGAATGCTCATTGCATCAGTCTGATCCATAACTAACATTTTTTGTTGATCTGTCATAGTGCTTGACAAACTAACTAAACTTGATGCTAATTTAGTAGCTTCTTTTTGACCAAACTTTGAACCCTTAACTAGATTTGCCATGGCCGTCGAAACATCAGTAACATTTGTTCCATATAACATTAATCCCTGCGCTGCATTCATAACACTTGAAAAGAATCTAGACGTTGTCATTTCTGATTTAGCTGCATCATGTCTTAACATTGTAAATGTTCGGCCCAACTCAGAAACTCCAACATTCATATCAGTGACCCACTCACCAGAAATAGCTGCCATCTCACCAAATGACTTACCTGACAGCATCGACATGTGCTCAACTTCAACAAATGTCTCACCGCCTCGCTTCATAACATCATTAAGCTTTATGCCCGCATTAGTCAAAGCTCCAACATTTTGTAAAGCCTCATCATACTTCATTCCAACACGATCAAACATTGACGACAATGTCTTAATGTACCCATCTGTGGACTTGGCCCCTGCTAAATTTCCATTTTCAATTTTATCCCATGCATCACTTCCAGCAGCCCCAAATAAAAACAATTGCTTTCGACTTTCTGACACTTCCTTATTAAACTTCAATATCATCATTATTATACCAGCAATACCACCAAGAGCAAGTAATGGTGCTGCCAATTTACCAACAACTCCCAATAACTGAGCGCCTTGCTCTCCTGCAACTGCCTTAACTGCACCTGGCGATGCCTTTTCTGCTATTTTTTCAGTAATAGTCGGCTTCTTCTTAAATCCTAACTCATCTCGTAAATGCTTTCGCTCTTCTCTAAAAATCTTTCCTCGTTCAAGCCAACCAACATGCTGTGTCTTCAGTGCTATTGATTGCAGTCTTGCTTCTTTCAATCTATCTTTCAATTCTTCTTTTCTTACCTTCTTTGTCTTCATAAACAATTCATGATGCTTCTTCTCAAACTTAGTCTGCTTCTCATCATAAGAAACATACTTCTTAGCTTGTTTTAACGCTTCTTCATCTGTCATATCCTTATTCATCTTCTTAATTTCAGTAGCCAATGCAGAAACCATCTCTGCTCGTTCTTGCTGCATCTTTTTCAACTGTTTAGTTCTATCTATCTCTTCTTCTTGCAACTTTGCAAGCGTCTCTTGACGTTGCTCTTGTTCTATATCAAACTTTTCTCTCTCTTGCTCTAAATTCAATAAATCAGATTCTATCTTATTCTGATCTTCTTTCAATTTGTTAGCTTGCTCAAGAGGCTCATTAGCTGCCTCCATCATATTCTTTTGAATTTCAGCAATTTTCTCGCCAGCCTGCTGCTGCTCTGCAATGTGCGACTCTATCTTTTTTCGAGCTTCATCTGTATCTTTACCTGACAATTTGTTAATATTCTCTTGTGCTTTAGCAATCTTACCATGCTGTGATTCTAAATCTTTACCATACTTGGATTGCAACTTACCAATTTTATCGATTGCATCAGCATGATCTTTATCTAGACTAGCAAATTGTTTTCTAGTATTAACTATTTTCTCATCAATACTCTTGAGTCTTTCGCTACTCTTCAGTCTATCTTTATCAGCAGAATCTATTTGCTTACTAACTTTAGCAATCGACTGCTCGAGTTCTTTCCAACCCATATCAATAGGCTCTTTACGAAGCTTATCACCTATCTGTTTGCCCAAAGCCTTTACTTTAGCTTCGTCAATATCACCAAACTCGAGATCAACTACTATTTTAGAATTTCGAGCCATACTATTCCTTTTCTACTACACCCTTAGCATCCACATCGCCTGACTCTCTTTTCTCGACTGACAACTTAATAACCTTATCCAACACGCAATACTCGTTAAACAAATAATCTACTAACTCATCACCAAACGAAGAAACAATCTCCAACTTCTGCTTCAACATTCCCTTAGGATCTAACTTAACTTCATTAACTGAAACAATTGCCCTTGCAACAGTCTCAACTTTCAATGACTGAACACTTGCCTCTGTATCACTATACCTATTACTATTCTCAAATATCTCAATAACTTCTTTAGCCATCAACGGTGCCAGCACTATCTTAACATCTGCTACTGTAACAAGTCGCTCTTGATACTTATATGTCTCTAATGACTTTAATGCATCAAACGCCTTTGTCTCATTTTCATTAGCCATTTTCATTCTCCTTTACATCTGTTTTAATATTCATTGCTTCTCTCTTTGCTTCAGCATCTTTAACACCTATCACATTTGTCTGTGCTGTCATCTCGATATTCTTGAAGAAATTGTCTATTGAAGTCAACAATCTAGCATATTCTACATATAACTCATCAATCAATTCCTGGTGCCAACTTGAAATAATCTGTCTTTTCTCATTCACACTCATCTTATCTAAGGACATTTTATTGACATGAGTTATTGCTCTACAAAGAGTCTCTAACTTATGCTGGTAAATGAATGCTTGTCCCCACAAATTCATACAATCAATAAATGTATCTGTCTCATCTTTAGCACCCAATGTCCTAATAGTTACTATAAAATTCTCAACTGGCACATCTTTTGACCTATGTCGTATCTCAGAAATAGCATTCATGGCCAACAACGGATCTTCAAACTTCTTTGTCATAATGACTCCTTAATTTATCGTGATTTTTGAATCTGATCAATCATTTCTTGCTGTTCATTCTCAAATTTATTTGTCTTTTTGCCTGCAGATAATACTCGTTCTCTAGCAGACAGTATTTTGTCACGACCATCTATTGGTTTTTCCATTGATGGTGTTTTTGTTAGTGACTCTATAGCTGCAACTACATCTGACTTTGTCTGTGCTTCTTCTTGTAGATATTCTTCAATCCATTTGATTGTTTCTTCTTCAGATTCGCTCGTTATTTCTTTGAAAATTTGATCTCTGTTCTTAAGCATCGAAAATGACGTTATTGATACAATTTCAGAATAGTCAATATTGTTAACTATCCATGGACCTTTTTCTTCTTGCACATCAACTATATCATCACCAATATTAGATACTTGACTAAAGCCTACAATTATGCTTTGCGGTGCTGCTCTTGGTACATCAATCACTATCGCATTTGTCATTTTATTTTCATGTAATATTTTTGCGCGTCTAGTATTTTCCTTTTTGATTCGTAACTGTTTAGTAAATTGATATTCTTCCCATTCTCTAACTATTTTATCATGCTCGTCTTCAGTAAACGCTTTTGCTACAGACTGACCAACGCGCTTTTGATAGTCTAACATTGACTCACCGGGCTTTCTTGTAAGCGCATCAAATAGTTCATCTGCCGAGTTTTCAATCATTAATTTCTCCTTTGAATCTGTTTGAATCTTTGCAACCTCTTCACGTTGCTCTTTCATCATCTGTTCTTCTTGCTGTAGTTTCTTTTTGCCTTGAATTTGTTGCATTGCTTTGGGATTGACGAATGTACAGATCGAATCTGTCATGTATTCGACTTTAGCCCAATCCAATGTATTTCGTTCAATTAAATCGTTTTGTTGGTTTAGATAGATCCAAATTTGTTGAATGTAGGATATGCCTTTAGATTCTAATTCTGAATTTCCAGTAATGGTAACACTATTAAGAGAAGATTTAGTAGTCTTTATTACAGTCCAACGCAACTTTGATTCATCAGTTTTTATGAATTCATTGATTAGTTTAGTGGCTTCCCGTACACGACTGGCAAGTGTTAAGTACACTTCAAATATTTTGATTATGATTTGTTTGGGCCAATTGCGTACAAGCTTCTTGACATCATCAGTTATTTTACAGCCATTGATAGAATATATTGCGCATTGTACAGTGTCAGCAGCAGCTAATAGATTATATTCGTTAGGTAGATTTTCATATGTCTCGATAACTTGACTTTCTTCTGCAACTCCTAAAGTCCGAATGACAACTACTAGGTCATTGAACTTTATAGTCTCTTTTAGAAAGCCTTCAAAGACTAGATCTTTAATATCACTGAATTTGTGGCTATCAGATAATTGATTCATTGTTAAATCACTTTGTCATGATCTAACAACATCCTTGAAAAGCTTACGCTTTCCAAATGGGCTAACCACGAGCCCTTAATTGGTATGGCACACTCGCCAAGATAACTCTTCATAATATTCACAGCTGCATTACCATCCCTTGTAAATACTAAAGAGTCATTCAATCTAACCGTACGATCTGACAGCTTTAGTTCTACGTCAAATCGCTCATCTGTCAAACAATTTGTCCTACTAGTCCATGCCTCATTCTGTCTGACAAACGATATACCCTCGCTAAGTGTCTAATACTCAACGAAAGTCTTAAATCTACTCAGCGTGCCCCGACTCTGAGTTGATTTATTCAATCCCCTATCCTTCGCTAACTTTGAATCTTTCACTAACTTCTTAGTCTTTATGTCACCATATACAACCTTAGACACTTCATTTTCTACACAATAATCTACAATCTTCTTGCTTACTTTATGCTGAAAGTCTTTGTTCTTATTTGCTAGCTTTTTCTTACAACGCTTGTAAATCGCTGCTAGTCTTTTATATCGTCTCGAATATTTCTTTTTCTTATCACAAAGTGATTGTATGACTTCTATTCTTTTTTCAAGTTTTTTATGAAACTGATCGTTTGGTATTTCTATAATTTCTTTTTTATTTGGATTGTAGATTGTAGCTATGTTAGTTACGCCGGGATCAATTGAAATGAGTCTTTCCTGTACAAATGTTCTAACTTTTTTAAGTTCGCTATAAGTGAAAATAGCGAAATAGTCATTCGCTTCTCTCTTAATTTGTAAAATCTTGATAGTACCTATAATTGTTTTACAATAATCTGGCAAAGTAATTTCTAAAGTTTTTGCATTTTTACATCGACAATCTTGAATGTGTAATACTAACTTATTATTATGTAAATTAAAATTATTACTGCGATATAGTATTGTAGTAAAATATTTCCATGATTTGAATCTATATGGGAATCTAGCTGTTTTGTCTTTTTTCTTTAGTGCAAAATAGCTTTTTATACTATTTGTGAGCATTTTGCAAGTTTCATAGGCTGGTCTATAATGTATAGTTAAACTGTTCTCGTGTCTAAATTTGTTGCATTCTTTACTAAGCTCTACAATTGTACCGGTATTTTTCACGTGCTCAAGCAAATGATTGTATAGTAATCTATGTTCATTAGATAGTGTGTTTAACACTAACTTCTGATACCATGACAAATTAAGTTTAGCTTTTAACGACTTCATAATTATATTATAATGATTCGACGAAAGTTATTTTACGTTATTGTACTAGTATAGCAGTACTGCAGAATTTACGAGGAGGAAAAAAAGGGTGCTCTCCCGTTATTAACGGTCAATGAGCACCCTGAGGGAGATATCTAAATAGTTATTACGTCAGCTTGATCAACTTACTAATCGTTGTTACGTCTCTATCCTGAAGTGATTCACCATAATAACCACGACCAACTGCAGGATCGTATACATCAGTGATATTCACTGAACAATCTTGCATAATTGTTGATCCACCGATCTCAAACGTGATGTTGTAATCTTGCATCCAGCAGCCTTCATAGTATGTCTGGATAAGATTTCCGTTTGAAACACCGGCAGTCTTGTTGGTACCTTGTTGGTATGACAAATCTTTCTTGATGAAATCAGGAACAACAATCTGTTCCTTGATATCAAACGGCCAACGATGATGCTTAAGTGATCGAATAGCACCGGAAGCACCGGCATTGTAACCAAGTACTTGCATGATATTGACCAAGTACATAACGGCAATGCTAAGTGATCCAGTAAGATCTGTCACACCGACTGACTGTTCAGCAACTCTGTCACCATGACCGATACCACGAACAAATTCTGTCGGTCTTGACTGTGACGGATTCCATGACTGTAGCAAACCAATCTGATTTGCAGTAGGATCAGCTCCGCCTGGATGTGCTGCAAAAATCTTGACCTTTTGACTGTTCAGCAGACTAGTATTCGGAGTTGAGCCGTACTGATAAATGTAGCTATTAGATGCCATTCGTCACCTCCCGTGTGATATCTTTGACTAGTTTATCCTCATTATTAAATGATCTTATCAAATCATCATCAAAAACA